AAGAAAGATGTAGTATGTTATGAATGATTGGAAAAAGTTTACAGATGTTAATGGTGATTTTCAGTTAGCTAATTTTTTATATAAAGGTATCAATGACCTTATGAAGCATTCTCTTGATATGGGAACACTTCTATCAAATGATCCCCATAAACTTAGAGCTTATAAAGAGCAAACTAAAAAGTTGTTTAAAAACAAATGGTTTGAAATAGCTCAGGCTTTAGAATTCTTTGACATCATAGAAAAATGTATCTGCTACAATGAAGTTCAGGAAACTTATTGTGAAGTATGCAAGGGTGCAAGATATAAATTATCTTCATATTTAAACTCTGATGAAATTAGAGAAATTGGAATTTTCTTTAACGCGGCACAGAACGCAGACCTCGCAGGAAAACTGCAAAAAGGTTTAATGAAAGCCTTGGATGAATTGTCCTAGATGTGACAAGAAAACTGAAACAGTTAGTGAATATTATGATTTCAAAAGTGACTGTTTAGTTCGTGATGATTATTGTTCGTATTGCAAAAGTGCTACCATACAAAGGTTCTATTCAGATAGTTCCTATAGTACCGAATGGATTGATTTAAATGTCTAATATAGAAAAAGCAAATAAAACTGATTTCATGAAACAGTTCGAGTCTTTACGCCCAGATCTTTTCTTCCCTGAAACATGGACTGATGATGAGAAAGAAAGAGCGGTTGAATTAGTTCGCCCACAAAAAACTAGGACTTCAATGTTCTCTTCTATTCCTATGAACTGCGAAGCAACGAAGTGTACATTCGCAGATACATGTCCGTTACTCAAAGAAAATCTTGCGCCAAAAGGTAATCCATGTCCTATTGAAATGTCAATAGTTGCACAGTTCACAGCGGAGTATATGGAACAACTGGATGTGCAATCTGATAACTTAGTTGAAGTATCCATGATAAGAGACCTAGTAGATCAAGAAGTGCAGTACATTCGTAAAACTAAATTACTTGCAAAAGAACATTTCATTCAAGAAAACATTATTGGCATTGACCATCAGGGTCAACCAATCATTAAGAAAGAACTTCACTTAGCCGTAGAACTAGAAGATCGTTTACACAAGCGCAGAAAAGATTTACGCAATCAACTATTAGCAACGAGAGAAGCTAAAGCAAAGATTGGGCAGACTCAACTTGATACAGCTCAAGCAATTTCAGACATTATTCATAAAGTTCAGCATATTGAAATCGAAAGAGAAAAGCTTATTAAGAAGAAGCTTGGCACTTACGATAAAGATGACTACATCATAGTAGAAGAAGATAAGGAAGAGATTTAAAAATGGCTAGGATAAGAGACAGCGCTCTGGCTAGGTCTAATCTAGTAAAAGCTCTTATGGATAATCTAGATCCCAAAGCTAGAGTGGGTCAAAAAATAACTCAAGATTCCTTTTTTCAACAAGCACCAATTACTGAAAGCCAGATGAATAAAGTATTTGGGACAGAAGATGAGTTCTTAGAAAGATATGGAAGATTCCAAAAAGATTACGAAGCGGCAATAAGTAATAAATTGAATCACGCTAAGGGTTCAACAGTAAATGTTGAATTGATGAAAAGGCAAGGTAAAACAGATTTATCAGTTTTAAATAGAGAAACTAGAGATAAACTATATAAATCATATATGAATGATGTCATGAGAATGGGTGATCTCATTAAAGAGGTAGGCTTACCAGCATATGATATGCCAAATGCAAACTTATACAAAGACTTATTTCAATTTTCAGTTGACAACGAACAAGGTATTGTCCATCCAGCTCAAATATTATTAAACAGAATGTCGGTTAACTTTGATCCTAATAAAAGGGGATTGGATTCACTAAATATTGGCAGCGGTGAACAAATGTCACATCGTTCATTATCGAACCTTTTTCATTCATCAAAAGGACGTAGCCCTGAAAAAATATTTGGGCAAACGCCGACTCAAGGTCAAACTTTAAAAATAGCTACTATAGATATTGAAACAACAGGAGTAGACATATTTTCTGATACAAGATCTATGACTATCGCTGAGTCGATATTGGACGACACTGGGCAAATAAGCAAGCCTACAACTCTTGAAGATTTTAACGTTTCTTTTCAATCTAATAAATTATCTGGAGTAAATGTAACTACATTTGATACGAAGACTCAAAATCAGGCAGTAACATCCCTGACCGAACATCTAGCAAATGTTGAAGTTGGTACCACTTCAAAGCAAATGGGCGAAGGTGGCTCTACATATCTAGATGAAGTAGAAAGGTTTTTCAATAAGCTTCTTGAGGCAGACAGAGTTGCTGGTCACAACCTTAACTTCGACATAGATCACATGATAAGCACTGCGATGAAGCAAGATGGTTTTGGATCTCATTTAGGGGCACAAAGAGCAATAGATCAATTCACCCAAAGGGCCATGGATGATAAGGAGTATTTTGTGGATACCCTTGAATCTACTAGGGCATATATTAAGAATCAGGCTGAACAAGCCACTAATCTTGGAAGCTATTTGGACGGGGAGGCACGATCTAATGCCTATGTTAAAAATCTCTTTGCGCAAGAAACGCTAAGTAAAGTACACATTGGCGGTAGCGCATCATACGGATCAGTCACAAACTTAGCTCTCAATACTAACCTTTTTGAGTTAATAGAAAAAGATGGACAGGCAGAAGAATTATTTGGTTTAATCCAAAAAGGTTCACACGTAGCTGAAACTGACGTACACCTTCAGACGTACATAGGTAATTATGTGCAGTCAGGTAGATTAAAAATACGACCTATAGCTGATCAACAATCTATAGGTAAGACTGCACAGGAAATAGCTGATGAAGCATTGGGGAAAACTGACTTTGGTAATTTTGCTAGATCAAAAATAGCTCAGTCTAGTGCAGTTAATGCAACGACAAATATTGCTAACGTGCAACACATGTCTGAAACAGTTTTCAAACATGTGAGAGATACGCCAAAAGGTTTGCAAGAAGTATCTTTATCATTATCTAGAGAACAGATAAATCAAATGTCTGGATTAGGTCTTGTCGGCAATCAAACCAAACAAGGAACATTGGCATATCACAAGGCAACAAGTAATTCAGTTGAAGGATTCTATTTTGCAACATCACATGGTAAAAAAGAACTTCTTGATCAAACAGAATCTGAAAAAATAATTACTAAGATACTTGATGATGCTAGAAATGATACAGATTTTGCTTTAGGAGGATCTAGGAATCTTCCTAATATTACTGTAGGCAGTCTAACTGGTCCTAGGAATAGGGCTCTAGAATCCATTCTCGACACTGGAATTTCCTACGGACGTGCTTCGAAGATAGATGAATTAGCACGGATATCTACAGCAGTACTACCGACACATGGTGCAAGGCAAGCTGCTAGTGTTGCTGGTAGAAATTCCGCTACAATACAAGATGTTACAGATACCTTGGGAACTACATATAGGGAATTGGGAAGTGGTTTATCTCAGAGTGATCAAATGAGAGTTGCTCGAGGCAGAGCTCCAGCTCAGTCAGTTTTCCAACAAGGATTAAATAATTATGATCTTGGAAAAGCTGAACAGATAGCTAAAGCGTTTTCTGACATTGGGGATCCTTACGCAGGCGTAATGGACATGAATGACAGAGTCTATTCTACAATTATGTCTAGCGCCACGAGTAGCACGGCGCATGCGGCGAATAGGGCTGGACCTGCAGTCGGCTATTTAGCAGAAGATATATCACATTCAGCTAAACCTAATCTTATATCTGAACTCGGAATGACCTTCTTTAAATCACAAAGAGATACAAAAGTTATTAATGCAATAGCAACAGACACAGTTAACAAAGTACGTCTTCCTCCAGAAATAGCACGCGAAGCCCTAAGAATGATAAATCCTGACGATACAATAAAAAATGTAGGAATATCCATTTTCAAAAATGCTAAAGCTGGAGGCGCAGACCAAGTTAACGCAGTTTGGCTAGTTGAAAAACAAATGAAGAAGGAATCAGAATCAAAACAACTTGCTAGAAATATATTAGAGATTATGCAGGATAGGGATAGGGTAATATCATTAATGGGAGGGGATGAAGCTAAGGTAGATGCTTCAGTACTATCCGCAGTTAGTGATGTGCAAGCTGCAGCAAAAGTTGGGCCGATGGGACCAACCGGATTGCCACAAATTGATGAGGTACAAGTTGAAAATTTGAATAGATCTATTAGAGATAGAGGAATTGTCGTAGCTCATGCAGACGAAACGGCTTCCGCAGAAATTATATCTAATATCCGACAATTAGGTATTCCAACTGACAATGATGTGTTTCTAAATGTTAGAACAGCTTCAGAGCAGCGGACGGGTCATACGGCAGACAATTTTGTTGTTGGTCAATACTTTGATCGCGAAGCAGCAGAAGCTGCTGGATTATCAGGTCAGGTGAAAGAAGCTGAAGAACTTGTAGATCTTGGCAATGGAAGAAAGATATCTAAGTCAGTACATAATGCTAATCAACTTACAGAGATGATAGAAGCAGATCCGTCTAGTGCTACAACAATTGGAAAAAATATTCGTCGTGGTAAATCTGGCCTTGAGGTTAATAAAGTAGCAGAATTCTATGCATCTCATAAAGTTAAAATGGGATACGGAGCATTAGGTTTAGGAATAGCAGCTACTGGTTACTATGCTTATAAAAAGGGTAGAGAAAAACAGCTTTATGAAGAAACCTTACAACAACAGCCTACTGAAAGAAATATAACCACTGATGACATGAGGGTTTCAAGTAGAGTATTCAGCCAAGTCTCTTCTGTTAGAAAAGATCCATTAGTCACTGCTGGAGTTGTTGGAAATCTAGATCGAGCAAAAATTGGGCATACTCAAATGGGCCCAAATAAATATAATCATCTTTTTGGAGGATAGCTAAATGTCAATTTTAAGCTCATTAGGGAGAGTAGCAGGAGGAGCAGGAGGAGCAGCTGGGAGAAGTTTGTCTCGTCTTGGTACGAATAGAGGATCCTTGATGGCAATTGGAGCTATTGCAGGAACTGCTGGTCTTGCAAGTAAAGTTGGCCCAGCAGCAAGAGATGCTGCATTGGAAGTTGGTCTTGGAGATGAAAATGCAGACAGATACTTTATGGGAAGTAAATTTTCTGCCAGGTCATTAGTTGGTGCCGGAATAGGCGGTCCTTTAGGAACAGCTATCCAAATGACTAGCCCTAAAGACTTTACTAAAACTAATTCAATTTTACCTGGCGCACCAGGAGCAGCAGCCGGAGGGGCCATTATGGGCGGAACGCTCGGGGCTGCTGCAGGAGGAATGTTGGGCGCAAGAAAAGGAATTAAAAGCGGAGTAGCGGGAGCTCTAATAGGAGCCGTAGTTGGCGGAGGAATGGGTACACTCAGTGCTGACGGTATAGGTGGGCAAACGGTTGCTGGAGTTGGACTTGGAGGAGTAACAGGAGGCATAGGAGGGGCTTTATTAGGAGCGAAATCTGGCGGTAGTACATTTGGAAAAGTTGCTAAGGGAATAGTAGGTGGAGTTATGGGCGCAGGGATGGGAGCTACTATCGGTGGCGCTGCACCTATAACCGCAGCTGGAATTTCAACTAAATCTTATATGAACGACAACGCAGAGTTCTTTGCCAGTTCACCTTACTCTGGTAGAGGTACACAGCAAATAATGAATGACACGGGTGCGTCAGGTAATATAGTTCTAGGAATGCATAACTCCAGAAAGGGCTATTAATAATGGCAGTTATGAGAGAACAAGTAATGCAAGAAGCCATGGATACAGCTGGTGTCCAGGCACCTTTAGCAATGCGTATGACAGAAAATCTACCAGGTATAGCAACTTCCATAGGATTTAGCTCTGCAAGAGGATCTAACACCATAATGCGTGGTGGTTATATGGACTACAAACACGCAAAAGGGTCACGCATGGCCAATAAATTCAGGGTCATGGATCAAGATGGAGTTCTTTCGGCAAGAAATAAAGCTAATTTTGTTGGTGGAGGAAGGATAGCAGGTGGTCGTGGGATCCTTGGAAGGCGAGCAGAAAGACTTGCTACACAATCTGCCTCTACTGGCGCAGTAGGAGGCCTACTGGGGGCAAACCCAACTCAAAAAGCTGGATTCTTCCGTGGAGCTAGAGTTAACACCTTGACTGCAAGACCAAGAGCTATGGGCCGTCTTCATTCAATAAGTACGATGGGCCAAGGTGGAATGTATTCTCCATTTGGCGCATCAGGTTTCTTAGGTAATACTAAAATGGGTAGAAAATTTGCTCAAAGCTCAGGATCAACTGCCGCCGCTGGAGAATCAGCATTTGGTCCAGGTTTACTTTCTTTTGTAAGTGCAGGTAGAAAAGCAGACCTATTGGAAAGAAGAGCTGCTGGATCAGGAGGACGTGCAGCCAGGGCACGAAAAAAATTAGATATATTAGATAGGAATATACGTAGTTTAGCTGCAATGAATAATCCAGGATTGATGGCTGAAAAAACACTTCCAGGAGTTCTTAGACATGATCTGACTACGCAACTTCGAGTACCAGCTGGTCAAAGAGTTGTTATGAATGGAAGAACGTATACTGGTGGTCAATTTTTGCCAGGTGGCGGAGCTATGTTGGAACCAAATGTTAAAACTGGAAGACTTCATGTCAGAAAAGGCAAATCTTTTGCTGGTACCAGTAAGGCAGGCCCCAAAATGTATTATGGAAAAGGAGCAGGCCCAGCTGGTAGAGCTGCAAGAAAAGGCGCAGGAATGATGGTGCCTTTCTCTAATCAATTTAGAGATGTTAATGTTCAATTCGGACAAAATATAAGCATTCTAGACGACGGTCTGAAAAGTGGGTCTAGAGGTAACTTAATAGCATCATCCATGTCTGGCGAGGCAACTAGATATGCAGCTGGTTATTTCAGAGGAGCTCAGGGGTATGCTCGTAAAGGTGGACTAGAAGGAAAAGCTTTGAGTGGCGCAGAAAAAGCAGTTGCCCAAATGGCAGAATCTTTAGGGCAAAAGCAAATTGCGGGCAAAGTTGGCTTAGAGGCAGCACATCATGTTCTAGAACAAGGCGCTTTTAAAACACTTGGCAGTAAAGGAGTCATGGAAGCACTAGGTACAAAATCTGGTGCAAAGGTACTTGGAGCTAGAGCAGCAGCAATGGCTATACCCGGATTGAATGTTATAGCTACAGCAGCCTTAGTCTATGACTTGGGTAAGATGGCAGGAGAAGTTGTCAAGAGCGGAATTAACTTAGCTAAAGACGCTGGAAAATCTTTACAAGGAGATATTTATAAACCATCATTTGGAATGGGGTATAAGGATACAGAAGCAGCAGCAACTTCAAGATCACGAGGAGTTATGGCTATTCAAAACTCTAGATTAAATGCAAGAAGTATGCTAGGATCAGAGGGCGCAATGATGGCTGCCCACTATGGATGATTTATGACTGTATCAAGTAAGACAAAACAATTTAGAGAATCTTTAGAAGCTCTTTCAAGAGAAGATCTTCTTGAAATAATCAAAGCACAAGATCCTGAATTAATAAAACAAATTAATAGAATTGAATGGGTCTTTGAAAATAAGCTAAATCATTTGTCATGGAATGATGGAACGCCTGTATTGAATAGGCAATTAAATAATCAAGAATTATCACTTCTTATAGATGAACCATTCGAATTAGATAAAGAATTATTATCTGCGGGAATTAGTTCAGAACATCAAAGGCAATTGCACGTCGCAAAAGATGCGGTTGTTTGGGCGAAACAATTTTTGCAAGCAGATCTGAGAGTATACCAAATTCTCATTTTGCGAGATCCATCTTTAAGAAAAGTTCTTAGAGCTGGTCGTCGTCTGGGTAAAACATTCAGTCTCGCAATACAACTATTGCATTATAGTTATACCCACAAAGATGGAAGATCATTGGTTATCGCGCCAATGAAAACTCAGGTAGAACTTATCTATCAAGAAATATTAAGAATATCAGCAAAAAATGAAGTAGTAACTAATTCTATTACCAGAAAAGTTACTAGCCCGCAGTTTATGATTCAGTTTTCTAATGGATCAACTATTAGATTCTTCACTTCTGGTATGAAGTCAGGCGGAAAGAGTGATGTTGCTCGTGGTCAGGAAGCACACTTAATTGTCCTTGACGAAATGGACTATATGCATGCGGACGACCTCGATGCACTATATGCTATGCTTCAGAAAACCGCAGAAGACCAACCAGACAAAGTAATGATCGGTGCATCTACTCCAACTGGTCGTAGAGAAAGATTTTGGGAATGGTGCAATAGTGCAAGATTTAAAGAGTTCTGGTTTCCATCATACTGTAATCCATTTTTCAGTAAAGAACAAGAAGAAGAATTTAGAGAACAATATTCTTCTAGTGGATATCGACATGAAATAGAAGCTGACTGGGGAGAAGACTCAGAAGGAGTATATCCAAGAAAGTTTATAGACAGGGCATTCGTATCTCCACCATGGAAGTATCATGCTGAGATTATGTCTGCTCGATCATTCCATGTAATTGGTGTTGACTGGGATAAGTATGGAGCAGGTACTAATATAGTCGTTTTAGAGGTCTGCGCTGACAACTATGAGGACCCAAGATTTAGGGGTAAAGTAAGACTGTACTATCGAGAAGAAATTAGTAAGTCTGAATACACGCTCACGCGCGCGGTAGATAGAATCATCGAACTTAATCAAATTTTTAATCCCAAACATATATATGTTGACCGTGGATATGGAGAAGTCCAAGTAGAACTATTAAGAAAATACGGCGTCGAAAATCCATCTTCAAAAATGAAAGAAAGAGTTAAGGGCATTGGATTTGGGGAGTCCATAGAAGTTCGAGATCCTTATACTAAATTAATGATTAAGAAAGAAATGAAACCTTATATGGTCGATAATCTTCGTCAGTATTTAGAGCGCGAAGATATACTATTTTCAGAAGATGATGAAGAAATGTATCTTCAATTAATTTCATATGTAGTTGTTAGAATGACCAGTAGTGGTAGACCAGTCTTTGAAGCTGGTGGATCAGCTGTAGACCACGCCCATGACGCCCTAATGCTGTCGCTGTTGGCTGTCACCCAAAACTATGGGGAATTTGCTAGAACCAATTATGCAGACAAGACTCAATCATTTTCCAATGAGTTTTTTATGACTAAACCTGGTACTAAAGATGATGAAGAAGAGAAGAATCCCAGTAGTTTTATTACTGGAAGAGTTCAAGCTTTATCCACTGGGATGAGTCGCAAGAAGAATTCCAGTAGTCGAATCTCTAGAAAGATGTTTTAAGGATTATTATGTCTATAAACAATATCCAAAATTACTCAACTGACTCCAAAGAAATATATGCAGATTATAAATTTGGCGACACTTTTTACAGAGACAAAACTGCTACAAATGAAAGGCCACCAGGTTTAGCAGCAATTCTTCCGAACGCTTCAGACTATAACTTTAGAACTGATTATTTTATTCCGTTAAGTTCTGTTAAGCAGCAGATATTAAATTCTGAAAATATGTTAGTCGGCACTAAAAATAATATAGAAAATAATTTATTAAGAAAAATATATATTAATCCATATCTTGATCCAGATCTTGAAGAATCCCACTTTAGAATTTGGAACGAAGCATCGCCCCTAATGGATATCCCAGATAAAAAAGAAGAAACTGTTTTTCGCACAACTGAATTCATAGAAGATGACCAGATGAGCATCATGCCGATTATTAATAACCCAGACACAGCAACAAAAGATAATCCACCAGGATATATATGTTTCGACGAATATTTATTTGCCGAAAGACACGCATCTACAGCAGGAAGAAGATTAGTTAATGAATATGATCAAGCCGTAACTCAAGCAACATTCTCATATTTTTATCAATTAAGAAAATTATTAAACTTATTTTTAAATGAAATTAGTTATATTAAAAATTCACTACTACTTGATTTTGGGGATGAATATGAAAATCCAACACAGCAGCAAATCGCGTTACAATATGACACATGGGGGAAAATCGCAGTACACTATTCGCAACGGATTGCAAAAACAATCGTTTCAAAGCCAGCAGAAATACCCGATGCCGAACTGGATAAGATATCTAAAAAACAAGCCGCTCAATTCCAAGCTTTTTTTGCGATTAGATTAAACGCAGTCGACGCTGAAATTAATGATCAAATAGCCTCACTAAAAAGAGATTTAGTAGATAATTGTGAAATATTTTATAATAGATTTATTAGTCCGTCATTAAGAATATCTAAGGATATATCCAATCCGTTAGAATTTGATTTTTTAACAACCAGATTTTCTAAAGATAATCCAATGTTATCCGGAGAGTTAGTAGTCGCTACAAATCTGATAAAAGGAAACTTTGCCTCTATCCATGCGGACTGTATGCAGAGATTTGAAATGATGTCTGCACGCGTAGATTCCATGATGTCTTTAATTCACGAAAAAAGAAAGTACGCAAACTATATTTCTCAATTAGGAAACAAATCTGTCCAAAAAAGACAAGTTTTAAAAACAGTAGAAAATGATATTTATTCTGCATTATTTAGAAATATTTATACTAATACCAATAGAAATAATACATTCCTATCTAGTCATTCGCGACTTGATGGATTATTAGATAATGATCATCCTCAGTATTTATTAAAAGATAAAGGAAATATTACTGGAGATATATTCGTAGAAGAAGGAATTACTATAGATGGAGTTGACCTAAGTGAGCACGCGCACACGGGATCAGATGGTTCTCATCGAATTAAGTCTACAGATATCGATTATGATAATATTAGAATTCAAAATACAACTGACGCAATATATGCCATCAAGCCTTTATCTGTAACAGTTGATGGATTTGTGTCTGATATAATTCCTGGCGGAATTCCAGTATTTGATACAATTATTTCTATTGAAGTAGATGACATTACATTGAATACTCATGAATATGAAATTTTATATACGGAAGTAATTTAATATGACATGGTTTAAATATTTTAAACAAGGAGAATCCACAGCTTATTCTTATCCGCTCGTCAAAAGAACTATTAACAAGTTCACGCCTAATGATAAAATATTAAAAGATACATGGCTATTCATAGATGTAACTGATCTGGAAATAGAAAAATATTATAATAGTTCTTTAGATCTTTTAAACGACCATTCTTCATATCTAGTAGTTTATGAAACTATTGGGTCAGACTCTGAATTTACTCCAGTAAATAATATCATTAATAATAATACGTTGTATTTTCAAGCTGCAGAAGATCATGCCGCAGATATAGAAACAATAAGTCAATATAGTATATATTACAAAACTGGAAACTTACGATACATTAAATTATTTAACTCTGAAGATTACCAAGTTACTTCAGCAGAACAAGCTGAATTTAATTCAGCATTCTCTCAAGTAGATGTAACTGATTATGATGTAGTCGCTGGCTCGGAATCATCCTATAACTTTTCATTCATAAATTCAAACCTCGATTGGGATAACGGGCTTGCCTCAAATCCAGGCGCAAAATTGTACTTTACTTTTACGGGACCAAGTATTCAGATATATGGAAATAAAGGACCAGATTACGGTAAATTTAAATTTAAATTAACCGGTTTACAAAATACACAATTTCCCAATATGGAATTAGAGCTTGACTGGACAACTGTAGATTGTTATAATTCAGCGTCGCAACAAAATGTTCTTTTATATGAAAATAATGATTTAAATTATCGAGATTATAATTTAGAACTTCAAACAATTGCCGATAAAAATATTATATCCTCTGGGAATAACGTTAAAATATCTTCTTATTCTTTTAGTTATAATTTATACTTAACTATTGGCAAAGAAGAAATTAGTGATCAAGCAGTTTTTGTATCTATAGGTGGAATCAGATAACATGGCTATTATAAAAAAGAAAATAGAAAATTTAAAGCCTGGAAAAGAATATGTTCTTACCGTCAGGGCTAAAAACTCTGATTTAAATGTTCTTTCTGATTATTCCGATACCATTAGATTTCAAGTTCCAACCGACACAACAACACCTTCTGCATTAACTAGTCTTCAACTTTTTGCTGGCTTAGAAAATGTTATGTTTGTTTTTGATTATAGCCAAGACTTAGATATAAGTAGATATGAATATGAATTATATCAAAATTCTGATATGTCTGATGAAACTGGTCCATTAACTGGCTTCGCTGACGCCAATGTTTTCACTGTCAGAGTAAGTAATCTTCAATTAGAGGAAGAATATGATCCAGATGAGGGGCTTTTGCCTTTTTGGGGTAGAGCAAGAACTATCGACACAACCGGGAATGTAGGACCATGGACTTCATTAGTTCAAACTGATCCACACACTCCTTTAATTGATAACCAATATATTGGATCTTTAACCGTTTCAAAATTAACTGCTGGAACAATTGGATCACATACCATTAATCTTCTTGGAGCAAATTCAATTATCCAGTCCACTACTTATAGTGACACTTTTGGATTACAAGGGTGGCAGATTAAAGGAGATGGTAGTTTTAGTTTAGGTGGACCAGATGGTATTACGTATGACAATGACAGTATAACAATTGGATCTGATGTTCAGGTCCAAGCAAACTTAGCTGCAGATAGTATCAGTGTGGGTTCAGGCGGAAACCTGTTAAATATTAATGACTCCATAAATGCTGGTGCAGGTGGAATGACACTGGGCTCTGGAGGATTCAACTATTGGTACACCAACGGACAGTTCAGAACTGGAAATGCGACTAATTTTGTTTCATGGAATGGTACAGCTCTATCTATAAGAGGAACCTTGCAGTTTGCAGATGGAACAACTCCTGGGACATTTGATAACGGAGATCCGATTACTGGTGGAACAATTGCAGGACTAACTATAGCCCCTACAAAGATATACTTTGGAACAGGAACTTTTAATAATGCGAACACAGCATTCTATGTTGACAACGCTGGTCAATTTTCCTTAAAAGATCAATTGAGTTGGAATGGAAATACTCTAACTATTGGCGGTACTGCAGCAACAAGTTTAATTACTGGGGCACAAGTAAACTCTAACGTAACCTCGATTAGTGGTGGAGTTATTACTACTGGAACAATCAATCTAGGTACTGTAAATGTTCAAACTGGATCGAGTGGAGCAAGACTGCAAATAAATTCAACAGGAATAAAAGCATTTAATGCCGCAGGAACGAATACTGTTTCAATAGGTTCAGATGGGGTAGCATCTTTTACTGGAGTAATATCTGCATCATCTGGATCAATAGGTGGCTGGAGCATAGGAACAGGAACAGATTCACTAGCAGCTTTTCCTGGTAGTATTTTTGTGCAAAGTGGAGGAAATTTGGCACTTATGTCTCCAAGTGGAATAGCTTGGTTTAGTGGTGGAGTTGTTACACCAACTATCAGTGGCTTTACCACTGGCGTGACAACTAATGGCGGAGCTTTAAATACTATGATTCTAAGAAATATCAAGTATAGTATGCCTGGTCAGGCTAATAACGGAAGGCCAACTGATGGCGCTATTGGAGATATATATCTTTCTTAGGACTTTATTATGACTATACAAATTAAAACAGGACCTGGAGCCAACGATTGGACAACTGTAACTAATCTACAAATTAAAACAGGAGCTGGAGCTAATGATTGGGCAAGTGTTAATAAAGGAGAGATTAAAACTGGTGCGGGACCAAATGATTGGTCAACTTTTTATTCAAGAATAACAAATAACACTCCTCCAGCGTTTAGCTTTGTAAGTGCAACTCCGACTTCTGTTACTGTTAGAGTCATAGCATCAGGTTCTGATAACAAAGAAGTTTATGCGTATAGAACAAGTAACCCAGGAAACTTTCAGAGTAGCCCAGTTGATCCAACAACCAGCGCAATAAATCAAACATTTACTTTTTCTGATCTAAGTCCAGGAACGTCCTATAACTTTTCTAGTTACATCGCATTCTATGACGCAGAGGGAACTTTCATAGGATTTAGTGCGGTATCAACACTCAATGCCTCAACAGCATCCTATTCAAAAACAACTCCAACAACACCAATAAATACAGGAACAATCAGTTCCACAAAACTGTCATTTTCATCAAGCTCTAGCTCCAACTATTCAACTAACGGAGTTGCAGCATATATTCGATTTGAAATATGGACAGAAAACGGAAGTGCACCGGTACAAGTACTTAATAGTAGTATTCTTCCCCTAGATAATACAACTGCTTCTAGAACAGTCCAATTTACTGGCTTGACGCCGAACACTCCATACTATTGTCGTGCAAGAACTTACTATGGATCGCCAGTAGACTCTTCTAGTACTTATAGTTCTTTTTCTAGTGCAACAAGCACGTATCCACTTCATATTGCAACCATACCGTTTAGGATTGATCTATATACTTGGGATACCAATTTAGCCATACTTACTGATATTAATGCGTATAATAACGGTAATGCAAAAATTCAGTGGGAATGGCAATATAGATCACGTGGTACTTTATCTTGGTTGGGAACTACTACATTCTTTGGAACTGAAGTTGTTACCGGAACTAGTACAAGTTATTATGGACAAAATTTCTCCGTAGTTCAAACAAGAGAATACCGATTTAGAGCAAGAGTATATTATTCTGACCTTGGGATATATGGGCCATGGAGTAATAATGGACAGTACACTGAAGCAATAAGAGGAAAAACATGGACTACTAAAACTACTGGCTGGATATCAGCCAGTAGTACAACATCGAGTTCTAACGCCTCAGGATATTCTTCTTCCATGGGTTCAGATGGGAATCAAGGTTCTATATGGTTTTCTTATCCATATCGTAATGTATCTGGAACTGCTACGGAGTTTAAAGTAATAACAGCCTTTGCGCGCACTGCCTATTATGCCCAAAACCTTTACTTTTTAGACTCCAATCACGCAATTTCATCCTCATACCCATCAATTACTACGACAGTAACTAGCTTGAGATATGGCATTTCTTCTATAGCAAGAAGTACCGCGTACTCACCATATGTCATACTGGCTTTAGAGTCAGATTCAAGATGTATTCTACAATACGCAGATGAGGTTACCGTTGTAAGTAGCAGTAATAGCGCTTTTAATCAACGATACTTTGTGATGTCGTCTTCTGGATCAACGGTATTTTTAGCACCAAGAGGAACAACGCCAGCTAACAATACTAACTCTTTTGGTGGCACCTTATTTGTTTACAAAACAGCTGGTAATGATGTTAGCGTTTTTGGTGGAACTAGTAATTATACATCAGCGGCAGATAACTACTTTACACAAACCGATGGTGAATATGGAGCTGATGTTCCACTCTGTGTGGCATCAGGATCTGCGACATATACGATTCCTACAACTACCAAAGTATCATCCAGAGTGACAGAATCATTCTCGGCAAACTTTACTCCGTCATTACCCGATGGTCATAGGAATGCAAAACTATATAAGTTCTCCATTAGGGTTGGCCCTACTGGTTCACCTCGAATATCTAGTCTCGTTGTTGATGGAATCAATTATACACAATATGGTGATATAAATAATCTGTCGGCATATCAGACATATATAGTAACTCCAGATGTGCTAAACTCTCCACCGTATAATATATCTTTCGATATAGATTCAGCTCTTTATTCGGGCGATAATCTATACTATGCTACAGTAACAGAAGTGCAACTACAAGCAACCTATGAAACATTGGATGATTAAAAAAAAATGAAATATGTAACGTTTTGTCAATATAAGAATAATATAAATATATACGAAACTTTAGGTACCCTTTTCCCGTCTAGTGATAAAGCATTTTTTTTACTTAATTCTTATTTTGGTCAATTATCTATTTCCAAAGTTGATGATGATTTTGATTTTTCAAATTTGACAGAAGAATCAATTAACTTTTTTAATATTAAAATTCATTCAATTGAAGAACTAAAAGAATTTGTAAATAATAATTCCGATTATTCATTAGAAGTTATGAATGGACGTAGGGATATATTCGACACAAGTACGCCCCCTCCGTTTGATGAATCAACTGAACATTAAGGTGTAATTTATGAAATATATTACTTTTTTAAAAGAAAATCAAGCGATTAATATTTACGACGTTTTAAAAAAATACATTCCTTCTTCTGATCAAATTATACTCGAAACGCATGAAGGGATAAGTGTGTCTCAAGTTGATGACAATTTTAAGATTTCTAATTTAAAAAAGGAATCAATTAATTTTTTTAATATTAAAATTTATACTTTAAAACAATTAATCACATTTCTTAATAGTCAAGCCGGGATTCAAGCAAAAGCTATAGGGGAAAATTCAGATATTTTAACAATATCACATTCCTCTTTTGATGATTTAGTGGATAATAAAGACCAAGAAAAGCAACCGTATAATAACTGGGTCTGGAATAAAGATATGAATTGTTGGAGACCTCCAGTTGAGGAACCAAAGCTTTCAGTAGAGTTCACTTATTCATGGAATCAAAATAGACTTAACTGGGATATTGAATTAAGAAATCCATGCGAAAGAAAATATAGAGGCTTCCTATTGTGGAGAGCAGTTCCAACATATAGTGAAAGTTTTTATGGTGATGTTTGCTCTAATAATAATTATATGATTAAAAGTTTTGAAGACATAACTCATGGAACAATGGATTTTATGTCTAAAACAATTTCTAATCATGGAATACAAAGACTAGATGATAATCCCTTAGGTAAATTTAAGATTGTAACTAGACATGAAACAGTTTTAGATTTAGCACCACATGCAATTATCACATACGATGAAATTGATCAAGATTACATAGACCAATTTTCTAAAGAAGATTCAAAAAGTCTTTGGGCCATACACCCGCAGTGTATAGGCTCTACCTTGGAAGAATTGCTTAGACTTATCATAGAATGGGGTCTAGCGTATTTGGAGTTTGGCAATAGGGAACCAATAGCAGTGATTAGCGATAGGGTGCTCAGAGCGATTCAAATGCCCTTAGAAGTGAGAAATGCTTTACTAGAGATACCTGCACAAACGGTAGAAAAGTATATCAAGAATGATTCCACACTACTTATTAAAGATCAAGAGGATCCGATAGTGCCAGAATTCGTTAAACATTGGATTATGGAAATGTATCGAACATATTCTAAAAGACTAAATGATCAAGAAGTATACGTAAATACTCTGCTAGACTCCTATCCAATGTGATATAATAATTGTTTAGAATTTTGACGAAAGGTAAATATGGACGATTTAGATATTAACATTCTAGTTCAAACATTCAGCGAAAAAATTGGCCAGTTAACAACCGATTTGGTCATAAAAGAGGCAACGATTAAGCAGCTGAACATCAAAGTCGCAAACTTAATCGCTGCAATGCAACCAGGTAAAACAGAAAAAACAATTAAACAAACAAAAACAGACAACTTTGAGTGAGGTAAATAAAATGTCAGAAGAAACAACTGAAATAATTGAAGAAATTCAAACAACTGAGCCAGTAGAAGCTAAGGAATTTTCAATTGAAATTAAGATTTCAAATGCAAATCTCCAGTACAGAAGCGATTTTAATGAAGCAGAGACAATTTTTTGGATTGAAGCTGTTAAAAATATCATTATGAAAAACGCTTTTGATAAAGCTAATCTCGACGTTAACTGATTAACTTATAAAAAAACACCACTTTAGCTACTATTATATATAGTTTTCATATTGGAGAGATACATGGCAGTCTTTGACTATTTGCCGTTTAGGCAAGTTGATAAAAATAATAATTTTACAGCCAAAGCACTAGATGGCGAAGAAATCAAATCAGTTAGTAGATCGATGAAAGTCGCATCGTTAGCTCTCGGTTTTCAAGGTAATACTTATTTTTATAGCAAAAGATCTACATTCGAACCTTCTCCGTATGATTTCCATAGAATCATGCAGGCAGCTGACACCGATTCATATGTAAAGCAGGCTTTAAATAAATATAAAGAGTTATTCTGGAAAGAAAATTGGAAAATTGTAGGTGAAAATCCTGAAGCAATTTCCTACTTATATCAAAGAATAGATTATATGGAATTGGCAATGAAGCGCCCTTTCTTAGATTTTCTAATAGAAGTCACAGATCATCTCTTTAAATATGGGAACGCATTCATTGTTAAGGCACGTGGAGACATATCAGAATACTTTCCAAGTCCTTTAGAGGGAGTCAATGCTAGTCAGCCTGTTGTTGGTTATTACTTAATACCTACTGAGCAAGTAAGGATTTTAAGAGATAGACACAATAGACCACAGAAGTATGAACAGAGCACAGATCCGCTGACGTATATGCCATCAGATCGTGACCCTGTATGGAGCGCAGACAAAGTCATTCATGTCTATATCGACAAGAAAACTGGCAGAGCATTTGGGACGCCATTCATAGAATCGGCCTTGGATGACATTGTCGCTCTTCGACAAATCGAAGAGGATATTCAAAACCTGGTTCATAGAGAACTATTCCCATTGTACAAGTACACCATAGGAACTGCAGATCAACCAGCAGAACCTCATGAGATAAGCACCGCTGGCCAAGAATTAGAAAATCTTAGAGCAGAAGGTGGATTGATTTTACCTTTCCGTCACAACATAGAAGTTATCGGGGCTGCCAATACCGCACTCGATGCATCTAAGTATCTTGATCATTTTAAGGAAAGAGTATCTGTTGGATTGGGTGTTGCGCCTCATCACCTTGGTATGTCAATGGGCGGCGGTAACAGATCAATGACAGATAGATTGGATACAGCTCTTTACGACAAGGTCAAGCAATATCAAAAGCTTTTCTCTGAAATGGTAAGAGTACATTTGTTTAATGAGCTTTTACTTGAAGGTGGATTTGACCCTATGACTAATCCACTTGAAAGTGATGCGTCAGATCGTTGTTACTTTAAGTTCAACGAAATAGATGTTGATACTCAAGTTAAAAAAGAAACTCATACTATTCAAAAGTTTACAAGTAATTTAATAGGACTGTCAGAAGCTAGAATGGAATTAGGCATGGACGCCGATCACGATCCAAAAGATTTCTATGCAGCTATTCAATCACAAATTCAAATAAATGCGAATAAAAAACAAACAGAACTAAGTGCTTCACTGAAGTCTAAAGACGCCACTATGAACGCCGACAAACAAGAGCCAGCACAAAAAGGTCAAACAAATCTTCCTAATAAAAGAAAAGGTGCGGGTAATGTAATTCGCCCGACTAATCAGCAGGGAAGAAGCAGCTCAGCAAATATTAGAAGATCAGATAACGCTTGGTTGACACTAGTTGAAAATGCGCTTGAATCAGAGTATACTATAGTTTATACAAATGATGAAAAGGATGAAATCAATGTCGAACAAAATGATAATAAATAATGAAAAATTATCCCAATACCTAGGAACAGAAGACGCTGTTAAGGGCCTTCAAAAGGTCGTAGATAATGGTCAAACTAGATTAGCTCTTGAAGTAATTTTCGATATCATTACCCAGCTAATTGATAGAATCGATACACTTGAAGAGATTGTATCCACTAAAGAAGATCTATCTCCTGAGCCCGCGCCTACACCCGCGCCCGCGCCCGCGCAAGAGAAACCAATTACGAAGGCAAAAGAAACTACCACTGAAATATCAGAGGAAGAAAAGAAATAATTCATGAAACTCTTAATTGGGACTCCAATGTACAAGAGATCATGGATTCTTCCACATTGGATACGTTGCCTGATAAACCAATCAGTTAATTTCAAGGAAATTGGTTTTGTTTTTGAAGTTTCTCCAGATGATAAAGAAACAATAGCTTCATTAGAAGCTTGGAAAAGATTCGATAAAAATATACCTTACTTTGAAATTAAGGTAAGAGAAGATATTCCTCATTTTGAACATTCAAACAATGGAAGACAATGGAATATATCTAAGTATGTAAATATGGTTTCTTTGAGAAACTCTCTATTGCAAACAGTTAGAGATATCCAACCAGATTATTATTTTAGTTTAGATTCAGATATTCTATTAACAAATCCAAATACAATAGAACTATTAATAGCTCATATTAAAGCTGGAGCAGATGCAGTTAATCCACTCATGTTTATGACGCCAATTGGAACACTATATCCGAGCGTCATGGACTGGAGACAGGATGATACATCAAAAGCTTATAGAAAAGAAAAATATGAACTTGGAACATATTTTCAATCAGATGTAATAATGGCTGCAAAAATGATGAGTAAAGATGTATACAACAACATCTCTTACGATGTTCATCAACAGGGTGAAGATGTCGGCTGGTCACTAGCTTGCAAAAAAGAAAATTTTAAGCTATACTGTGCATCGTATATTTACGCTCCACATATTATGTCAGAAGTATTTTATCAGTCATTTCTCCAAAACGGAGATAATAGATATGAATCTTTATCAGACAACTATGCTAAAGTCTGATATATTCATATAAATTTGTTTAATGTTATAAAAATAAACTTACTATATAAAAAAGAATTATACATCAATAGGTGATTTACATGTCATTTGACTTTATAGAAAATTTTACATTAGAACTTCCTGACTTCTCTAAGTCGGATATCAATTTTTCAGAGTCATTTAATTCAAAGCACGGTTTAATAATAGAAGTCGCTGCAATCCATGAGGGTCTCACTTCTAACTACAATAATTATTCCGCACAAGAATTAGAAAAAGCACTCCAATCATGGGTGGATCCATATCCAAAGCCAATCATCCTTAATCATGATTTAAATACAGAAGCTATTGGCAGGGTTATGGCTGCAAAAATGGACAAAGAAGAAGATGGTTCCTCATTCGTTCGTTTACAAATAGCAATTACTGATCCCGTTGCTGCTCAAAAAGTTCTTGATAAGAGATACTTGACTGGCTCCGTTGGCGGAAGGGCTGGTAAAGCAGTCTGTAGCGTCTCAGGAGAAGATTTAGCAACAGAAGATGCATCAGGCAGGCCGAAGGTTGTAAAATACAAAAGAGGCAAAGTTTATAAAGGTAAACTCGCTTATGTAGATATGCAAGACATTAGCTTTAAAGAGTATTCATTCGTCAATCAACCCGCAGATCAAAAGTCTGGCGTTAGATCCCTAAAAGCTGTTGATGGTAAAGCAGAGCTTTTTGATTCAGAAAATTGGATTGCACGAAGTAACGCATTTGTTTTAAGTATGGATAATGAGGATATCTTCTCAATTCAAGAGAATAGATCAATTCTTTCTGATATGAAGAAGAAAGAGTCTAAGCCAATTTATCTCCAACTAAAGGGAGCATTTCTAACGGCCCTGTCCATACAGGAGAACGAAAATTACAAATACAATGATAGTTCATTACTATCTGATCAGAATAAAAATATCGATAATTGTCAGGAGAATTCCAATATGGATCAAGACACTAACGGCGATGATATCCTCGCTGCAGTCCAAGAATTAAGTGATGATCTTTCTACAATCTCAGTAGCTAAGGAATCAGAAGAATTAGAAGAGGCGATTGAATCAGAAGAAACGATTGAATCAGAAGTCGTTGTCACCGAGGCAGATTCCGAGACCACTGTAGAAGAAGTGGCTTCTGAGGAATCTGAGTCGAAAGAAAATGGATCTAAGGCTTTGCCTGAAGAAGCAGAAGAAATAGGTAATCAAGAAGTTGATTCAGCTAATTCATCTGAGGCCGAAGAAGATCAAGGGAAAGAAACAGCAGGAGCAGACCTCACTGACACAAATGTAGTCTCTGAGCAGGATGCAATTGCAAAAGCTAGAATTCAATCCCTTGAAGAAGAAAATAAAAAACTCAAGAGTGCATTACATAGAACATTGATTGAAAGAGTTGTTGATACTAGAATCGGACTTGGTTTTGAACTATCAGATGATCGTGAAAAACTAATCGAAGAGTATTCTACAAGAACAGCATCTTCTTTAGCTGATAGCCTGAGAGATCTTGCTAAGACACCAAGTAAGTCTGGTAAAAGAATTGGCGAGATGTTGAATATGCCCACAATTGCTTCAGAAGCCGAAGTTTCGGTAAAAGAAGAAAATGTGCTTACTATAGACATGGAAGAGGAGCCCATTAAGGCTTCAGATCCCAAAGAGTCTTTCGAACAAATTCTAGTTGATGCCCTTATGGGTAGACGTAAACTTTAAAACTAAGGAGATAAAAAATGAGTTTAGCAAAATTTCGCAAAGTACACAGTAAGACCGGTTCTGGTCGCTTCGTTGTTTCCGAGGGCATAGCCCCCGCAGCATACCTGTTGCCGCACCCCGGTCTTCCTACTTGGTACTATGACAGTGAAGATGATCGCTTTGAAATCGTTATTCCAAAGGGAACTATTCTTTCAGTTATAGCCGATGCTAATGGTGACGCTCGCATTGTGCCTGCTAACGGTACAGGCTCAAGTAAGGTCTGGGGCGATGACATGAGCAATACAGCATGGGACCCCACAGCTGGTGCAACACCCGCTTACTCGTCCGGAGCAACTGACACAGTCACTGTGCCTGCTCGTTCGATTCCTATCGGTTGCGCACAGTATGATCTTTACAGACCCTTCGATAAAGGTACCTCGCAAGGTGCTGGATTTATCACTCACGGCTATGTAGAGTATCCAATGGTCAGCGGTATTAACAATGACGTGACAGTTGGTTCAGTAGTTCGTTCCGACGTAATGGGACGTCCAGTATTGGCTGCAGCTACCGATTTCCTCGATAGCAGCTCCGTATACAGCTACTTGCAAGTAGGTAAGGTTGTCGAAGTCGAAAAGTTTGCTACAAACTTTGATGACGGCCTCCTCAGCTACATGCAGCTTCCATCAGATCCGGGTGCGTTGAAGACCGTTTATGAACTTACCAAGGCTGGTCCTAATAATGGTAAGCTCGGTATTCGTTCGAATCTAGATGTAACTAATGTCATTGGTGCATTCCGCGTCAACCTGACACTCTAATAAAAAAGAAACAATAACACAGGAGGAATATTCCTAAGATGACTAAGACAATCCAAGAGCTCCTCTCGGGTCTCCCAGCTTGGGAGACAGCAATGACCGAGGACGGGTATATCGACGCAGACAATAGAGTAACAATTAAGGAAGCTTTTGCATCGTCAGACGCAGCAGCACTTTTCCCGAAAGTTCTCTCACGTACGCTCAGAGAAGCAGCAGAGCCACAGCTTTTAGTGACTCCATTGCTTTCCACTGTTCGTCTCGGCAAGGGACGTTCATTGGAATTCCCGGCCGTCAATGCTATTCAAGCTGCTGAGATCCCAGAAGGACAAGAGTATCCAGAACAAGCACTCGCTTTCGCAAAGCAGGTAGAGGGCAAAGTCTCAAAGAAGGGCGTTAAGCTTTCTTTTACAGAAGAAGTGATCGCTGATTCACTTTGGGACATTGTTGGTCTACATGTTCGCGCAGCTGGCCGTGCTATGGCTCGCCTTAAGGAGCAAATTGCTTTGAGCCGATTTAAAGATGCAGCTACAATCGTTTTTGACAACGATAGTGGTTCATACGATGACACAACCGGTCTTGACATTAATGGCGCTGCCAATAAGACAGTCAAGTGGGACGATATCATCGACATGGCTGCCGTTCTCATGGCTGAAAACCATATTCCAACAGACTTTATTCTACACCCCCTCATGTGGTCGATCTTCCTCAAGGATGCCATCTTCCATCAAGGTGGCGCAGCATCAGGCGTTGGAACAAGCTGGGGCTATCGTCCCCAGTCTGCAGATGGCGCTTTGAATCAGACTGCCCCTATGGGACTGAACGTTATTGTTTCTCCTTTCGTTAGCTTCACAGCTAAGAGTGGTGCAACAGCAGCTAAGTCAGACCTCTTCCTCATCGACCGTAATGAAGTCGGAACACTTCTCGTCAAAGACGAGATGAGTACCGATCAGTTCGACGATCCGGGCCGCGATATTCGCCAGCTCAAGATGAAAGAGCGTTACGACATCGTGATGCTGGGTGATGGTGAAGGTATCACTGTTGCTAAGAACGTCAGACTCAGCCGTAACTACGAAGTACAGGTTACTAACGACATAGCCTGATAGAAACCTTAGGGTCGTTATAGTTACAAATTACCCTGAAGCTTGGGGGCGGTAGAGAAATCTACTGCCCCCTCTGCTTTTTATTGAATTGATTTATTACTATTACAATAGGTTTTGAATTTGGAGTGTGTTGAGTGGCCTTATATCTTATTGATAACGCTACAGTAAGCGTTAATACTGTTAATATTAAATTCGGTAGGACTATTAAAATAGCATCCTTAGTTGATGCAAATTTTTTAGTATATACTGACGCAGCTACACCTGTTCAGATAAATTCCCCATTTAGGACTATTAACACTATTACTGATTATAATCAGATTAGTAGAACTTTAACTTTATATTGGGATGTCATTCTACCCGGTAATATAGACTATGTTGTCCGCGTTCAAAATTTACTAGATTCCTCGGGTATGACTGTCCCTGAAGAAAGAATCAGTTTCACGAGTCAAACACAGTCAGCAACTCCGTCAATCCTACAGGAAAGTAAAGCTACTGTTTTAAATGAAGTTTTAGTAGAAGATAAATCTATTAGAACAGATATTGAAACTGGTTATCAAATATTAGCTAAAAATCCTAATTTCTATATAGAATCTGTCAGTCCAAATAATGGAGATTTTTATATAGGAAATGATGAGAATAATGGAAGAACTATTATCTCATTTAGTTCTCGCCCAGCATCAAACTTTTTAACCAGTAAGTATTTTAAAGCACAACGTAAGAAGATGCAAAAAACGCCAACCAGGTGGGAAACGCTTCCTACCCAAGTGTCCATGCATTCATGGAAACCAGATGTTTATATAGATTTTCCATCTACCGACGCAACTCCGGTTTATTACACAGATAGCAAGACTTATTTCGAGACTGGATATAAATATAGAGTTATTGTCTCTTCGGAAGTCGGCATATAATGGCTAATTCATTATATGCAAAAGGCAAAGAAGGCTTATTGGAAGGCCTATTTGACTTGACTGACAATAATATAAAAATTGCGTTAGTAAAAAATACTTATACAGTAAATTTAAGTACACATGAATTCTTGTCAAGCATTAGTGAAGATTCAGTCGCAGCAACTACTAGTTTACTAGCCGGAAAAACAACAGCTTCTGGTGTCTTTGACGCTGATAATATTACGGTAGAAGATTACGGGACTAGCGGTTTTGCCTATCTGGTTTTATATAAGGATACTGGAGTTAGATCTACATCAAGGCTTTTGGCCTACATAGATACAGCCACAGGTTTGCCAGTAGCTGCTACTGCTAGTCCTATCTCCATCACAATTAGCTGGAGTAACGATCAATATAAAATTTTTTCATTGTAAAGGAAAATAATGAGCACCCAGTATCCCGCAGCGTTGGATATATTGATTAATCCGACATCGTCTGACCCACTCAATTCAGCAACAGTACCCCACCATCAACAACACGCTAACGCAAATGACGCCATTGAAGCCATACAAACGGTTATTGGATTAAATCCAGCAGGCAGTCATTTAACAGTAAAAGATAGAATAATATCTGCAGAAACTGCAATTACTACTCAATCAGTTTTAAATGGATTGACTGACGTTACTATTACCACAGTGAACTCAGGTAATATTTTGCGTTACAACGGTTCAGCTTGGGTGAACCACCCCGAAGAAAATCTTACCGATGGAGGAAATTTTTAATCATGTCTAATACAATCAGAATTAAAAGAAGAGCGGTTGGAGGAATATCTGGAGCTCCAGGATCTTTAGAAAACGCAGAATTAGCTTTTACAGAAGTAGACGACGTACTCTATTATGGAAAAGGAACCTCAGGAGCTGGAGGAACAGGTACTCCCATAGCTATTGCTGGCCCTGGCGCATTTACTACATTAACTAGTACTCAAACTATTTCTGGAAATAAAACATTTTCTGGAACAGTAGCCTTAGGATCTTCTGCAACTGCAACAACACAAACAGCAGGAGATAATAGCACAAAAGTCGCAACAACCGGTTATGTAGATTCTGCCGTAACTGCTGCTACATATAACTTTACTTTAGCAGGTGATTCGGGATCTTCACAAACAATCGATGACGCAGAAACCGTAACTATATCTGGTGGAACTGGGCTTTCATCAATAGCATCATCTACAAATACCATAACCCTACATCTTGACAATACAACAGTTACTGCTGGTTCATATGGTTCAGCTAGTGCAATCCCAACTTTCACAGTTGACGCTCAAGGCCGTTTGTCTGCAGCAGGGACAGCTTCTATTTCTACTTCATTTACAGTAGATGCAGACAACGGTGACAATTTAACAATTTCTGGTGGAGATACCTTCACTATAATTGGTGGCATAGGCTTAACATCGGTTGCCTCCGCAACTGACACACTTACTTTAGATCTTGACAACACTACAGTAACAGCTGGCTCATACGGCGGTGCTGCATCAGTCGGTAGCTTCACGGTTGACGCTCAGGGTCGTTTAACTGCAGCAAGTTCGACAACTATAGAAATTGCTCTTGGAACTAATACCTCAGGAAGTTATGTAGCAACAATAACTGGTGGAACTGGTGTTACTTCTTCTGCAGCAACAACAGGTGAGGGAACAACTCACACATTATCTATTGGTCAAGATGTAGCAACCTCTGCAAGTGTAACATTTGCAGGGCTTACACTCAATAGTGGAAGCATGGTTTTTGAAGGTGCAACTGCAAATGACTTTGAAACAACTCTTGCAGTCACAGATCCAACTGCAGACCGCACTATCACTCTGCCAGATGCAACAGGTACGGTTGCACTTACTAATAATAAGCTTTCGGATTTTGCAGCAACTTCCTCAGCAGAACTTGCTGGAATTATATCGGATGAAACTGGTACTGGAGCACTTGTATTTGCTAACACGCCAACTCTTGTAACGCCAAACATTGGCGCTGCCACTGGCACGTCTCTTGTCCTTTCTGGCGATCTAACAGTTAACGGTACAACAACTACAATCAATTCAACTACCGTAACTGTTGACGATAAGAATCTTGAACTTGGCTCAAGCGCCTCTCCGACAGACGCAGGTGCCGATGGTGGTGGCATCACTCTTAAGGGTGATACAGACAAGACTTTTAACTGGGTTGATGCAACTGACGCATGGACGTCTTCAGAAAATCTTAATCTTCTGACGGGCAAGTCATTGTTAATTGCTGGAACGTCTGTACTTTCTGGCTCAACTCTTGGCTCAGGAGTAACTGCCTCAAGCCTTACTTCAGTTGGAATAATTGCAACTGGCACTTGGAATGGCACAACCATAGCAATAGCTAATGGTGGAACTGGAGCTACAGATGCTGGAGCAGCTAGAACTGCTCTTGGCCTAGCTATTGGCACTGATGTTCAGGCATACAACGCTACACTCGCTGCAGTGGCTGGTGGAACCTATTCTGGCGATGACAGTATTACGACTGTAGGAACTATCGCAGTTGGTACCTGGAATGGTACAGTAATCGGTTCAACTTATGGTGGAACCGGAGTAAATAATGGAGCTAGTACCATTACTCTTGGTGGCAACCTTGTTACATCTGGAGCTAATGCAATAACTTTCACCTCGACTGGAACAACAGGCGTAACTCTTCCAACATCTGGAACTCTTGCCACTTTAGCTGGATTTGAAAGTCTTACAAATAAGACAATTGATTCGTCCAATATAGGCGCAACAACTAAAGGCACAGGAGCTTTCACTACCTTAACCTCAAACGGTGCTACAACATTTACTGCAGCAACAGCGTCATCATCTTACACAACTGGTACTTTAGTTGTGACTGGTGGAATCGGAGTCTCAGGCGCATTGTACGGAAATGGCAGTACATTAAGTGGTTTCTCCATTGATTGTGGAACATTCTAATAAAAGGATTTAGATGCTCTACAATGGAGATATAGCCTATAACCAAGCTCATTTTAATTATAGTGGTGTATATGTAGTTTCTCCTGAGTCTTTTGGAATAACTACTAATTTTGGTGGCCTAAAAGTATTAGGCGTTATTGTCATATCACCACCGTCTGTAAATAGCACATTAGTTTTTGTTGATAGTCATTCTGTTCTTACCCCAAGTGGAATATTAGAAAATACAGAAACTTCATCCTCAATGACATTCGCCATGTTTGACGGTTACGGGTCTTCGGAGATAGATATAATAAACGCAGACGCCTTTGCTATCTCAAGTCTGGATAGCGAAGAAATATATAGCTCTGGCTATATAGCAATATCAATAGATAAGAATGAAGCTTATGCTATTTCCAGTGCAGAAAGTATTATTCTAGAGGACAACTCAGCTGGAACAATTAACGTTACTATTATATCTAACGCATAAAACAAGAGGTAAAAAATGTCAACAGATAGAGTTGTAGTCAGTGACACAGTTAGAATAACTGTAAAATTTAAAGATATTGACGCCAATGGAAATGAAGTAGCATTATCTCCTGTAGCCAATCCACAAGTAATAATAAAAAACTCTTCCAATGCAACTGTAGTCACAGATACTTCTAGCCAAATATCTAGTTCAATATTTTACTTTGATTACACTCCAACTATAGCCGATACATATACAGTTAAGTTTACTGGCATATTAGCTAATTCTAATACTGTAGTTATAGAACAAAGATTATACGTTAGTTCCACAGTAGAAGAATATCAGCCAACAGTAACTCTCAAAAATGATGAGACTATTACTTTTGCCCCAGATGTGGCACCTCTTTACATCGACCCTGAGCAATTACTCTCTTATTTCCCTGACGCAACGATGTTAGAAATAGGCGAAATTGCCCACAACTTCTCTAATGAGGTTAAAGGCATCTATAGTCTCATAGAGACCGACGACGGTAGTGATCTGTCATTTATTGTATATGAATACATTAAAGCTGCTACAGCGTGTGAGCTAAGTAGAACATACGGTTATGGCAGTGATGATGAAATATCTATAAGCCTTGGGGATTTCAGCCTCACAAATAAGTCTATACCAAGGAATAAAGTTACAAGAGACAATGCCACCACATGGTGCCAAATTGCCACAGCTCTTAGAAAAGAAATGTTATCAAATAGAGTTAGTCCAATGGGATTCCAGATGAAAGGCTTACCAAGTGCTGGTCCGTTTTATTCTGGTGGACAAATTGCTCATCTTACTGATAGAGATTTGTATGGTGTAGTAAGAACTGTCCCAGCGAGTCATGACCCTATGCCCAATAGAGGTTTGAGAAGCCGTGATTGATGTCAAGAAAACTTTCAAAAAGATTCTTAGAGAATGGGGACATAACGTTCATATTCAAAGAATACTTGCAAATGGAAATCATTATAATCAATTCGAGTTAGTCACAACTAGGCAGGTTGGCCAATCGGGGGCCGTGAATTCTAATTCAACACAAGAATATGATGAAGGTCTTTTGACAAAATATGATGCAGTATATTATTTTGAAGACATCGTTTACCCTAAAGAGGGTGATAGAATATATGAGAATTATTCCGCCAAAGCAACAAAAAACTATACAATGTTCAAGATTGATGCTATCACTGCAGTAAGAGGCAGACATGGTAAGATTAATTATTGGATAGTTGGCGCAACTAGAGAGAAATAATATGTTAATAGTTAGCAGAGGTCAGTCGGTACAATTTAAATTTATATTTATTTCAGAAGGAAATATATATGACCCAACCGCCAATTCAACACCATTAGACATATATTTTTCTGTTATTAGAGGAGAGTATGGTAGCGGTCCAGTAATAGATGGTCCATATTCTTATTTAATTCAAGAAGAAAATCCTTCAGGACCTATTTATATTGAAAAAAGTAATTCTAAAGAATTTACTTTTTATTACCAAATTCCAGATAAATTATATGAGGGAATTTATTCTGTTATTGCACAAACAACTAACTCCACTGGAAATTTAAACATAAGTGCAAAGTTTCAAGTTAAAGGTGAAGTATCGACTTTAAGTCCAATAGTTATTTCCCCAAATAAAAGTACCGTAGTAAACTATAAGCCAAGTTATGAACAGTTAAACTCAAATAATACTAGTACGATTTTATTAATTGGCCACGCAAATGGAATGGAATTTAATAACCCCGTTAATGTTAGGTCAATGCAAAGTGCTATTGATCTTCTTGGGGCAGATCTTTCCAGCCCCCTGCTAAGAGGTGTATTTGATGCATACGCTGCAGGAGCTAGGGATATTATGATTTGCGCAACAGCTCCCATGTCTGAATATGTGGATAAATATTCTGACAGAAATATTTCCAATACTCTATTTGACAGAAACGCCGCCACACCCAGTGAATATACTTTTTATGAAAAATATTATGAAAGATTAGAAGAAACATATTCAATAATTAAAGATTTAGATTTTATTGATATTATTGTTCCACTAGAAACTTCCATTATTAAAACAGGTGGAGTTGATTTTATAACCCAGTTAGCTGATTATTGCGCTGATTTCCACAACACTACTGGCTATGTCCAAATTGGAATAATAGGATCAAGAAGTGGTGGCGTTACATCTCCAGATATTGATTTATTAGAGGCAAATTCTGTCCTAACTGATAAATTAACTACAATAAATATGACTGGTCAAATTTCTTCTGATAATGGAAGATTTGTCATTCCAGTATATGGTGAAGCTGTATACCAGCACGATCAAATAAAAACATCTTACGTTTCGTCCATAGCAGCATCGCTAGCGGGAATGTTCGCCTCAAGACCACTAAATATGGGTCTCATTAGAACAAGAATACCAGGAGCAATGTCATTGTATGGATCAGACTTATCCCAATCTGAATATCAAAGATTAGATGACATAGGAGTCAATACTATATATAGAGGAAAAAAGACTAGAAGATCTGTTCCATTTGAAGTCTATTTAACCAATGAGTATACCCTTTCTGATCCAGAATCCACCCTGCACAAAGCGGCACAAATGAGACTCGTAGCTCTTCTAGTAAGCAGAATCAGAGGATATGGGTACAAAGCTATCGGTCAACTAGGATACGATAAGGTAGTAGACGATGTAAGATCTTTATTAGAATCTTTAAAAAGCGATAAAATTATAGTTAGTTATTCTTTTAACGTAGAAGTAAGTAGTACCACTGTTGGAAGTATAATATTCTACATAGAAGTTCTTTCTGCCCTAGGGTTAAAGAAAATTGACTTTGCCTTATCAACAGGACCAGGAGTTTAATATGGCATATATAAATAGAGGCTTTCCTTCTCACGGAAGAAAAAGTAGATTTACTGAACCAATTTGGGCTAGTCAACTAAAAGATTCAGTACTCCAATCTCCAGGCTACCGAAGACTGGATGAGAATGGCGTAGAAGAAATATATTCTGGCAATCTAAGTTATCTCGAATTTATAGGTTTAGTTAAAAAAATATGGGAAGAAAGTTATCCTACGATACCCATTCTTCCTAGTGGTATCAATAGAGAGACTAGTAGTACCTATTCTGATACAATGACATCTAGCACTCAAGTTAGTGAAATATCTTCTGCGCCAGCGTCATCAAGTTCTGGATTAACAGCTTTAGAAGAATTTCCAGCAATTATTGTTTATTCTTTGGAATTAAGAAAAACTCATACTACAGAGCCAAAGCCTAGAATGAGACAAAATGTATTGGAAAATACTGTAACAGTATATGGTCAAAAATTTCAAAATATAGTTTCATTTTCAGTTCTCACAAAAGTGGGAACATTCCAAAATGATAATATTACAACAACTAGAGACGATCTCGATGCATCGGTGCTGGCCGATCAAGTTATAGAAGCTTTTGAAGATTTTATGTTGGAATATACTCCAGTCTTCAAAGCTTCTGGCGCTTCGGAGTTAGTGTATTCTAGAAGACTTTCCGATTCTGAAATAAATAGAGATGGAAAAGACCTGCATAAAAGAACTGTAACCTATATGTTAACTACAGAAAAAACATTTGCAATTAAGAATGAAAGAATCCAGAAGATCGCAGTGGATGCAAGAACTTGGATGGCATATGAAAGAAGTATCGTTGAATCATTAGCGACACCAAATTTTGAAGATGTCACTATAAATATAGTTGACTTACAACAATCTGCCAGCCCAAATTACTAGTCAAACCTATATATTTATCTTCAGATAAAATGTTTGTGAAGTTGTTTTTATAACTTGTCTGTTACTATAAATGAAGATTCTAAAAGATTCCTAATCGGAGGTCTAAAAATAATATGGCTATACCTGGAGTAACAACCTTAATAAGAGATCGTTTTTACAGTGTGTCGAGACAAGACGCACCTGTTGGTCCGAGAATTGTAACCATTGCAAAGCGCAGCACTGCTGACGGCACTGGTGGAGTTCCCGACCTTGACATAGTTAGAGTATCAAACGAAGCTGATGCAATTACCGCATTTGGCAACGGATCAGATGCACACCGCGCATTTGTGGAGTTGGTCACCGCTGGCGCTGAAAGAATTTTCGTTGTTCCGCTTCCAAGCGATACAATATTCGATCATTCACTCTGCACAGTAACAAGTTCAACCTTTGGTGGATCTGTTTTTGATGCAGCTTTTGTTGCAGCAGAATCAGCAGTCCCGGATATTATCATCCCTTGGGGCCGTGGCTCAGATCCGAATGACTGGTCGCTGAATGCAACTGCCACGCCTAGCGATGACAGAGAATTTGGTTTCCACGCCGACAACAATACCGCCTATGCAACAAACTGGGCCTATAAGGTTGCAGTTAAGGCTAAGGAAATTTCAGAAAGCACAAACCCTTGCATAGCCGTTATGGGCGTTAAGCCTTTCTTGGTAAGTCAAGCTGAAGGCGGAGCTGCTACTTACGAAAGAATGACTCCAAGTCAAATAGCAACTAAAATTAACTTGTCTGGATTGCCAGACAGAGATTCTGGAGATGCATGGAAGACAGTCGGACCGTACGTCACCATTATCGCCACTGAGATCAAGCCAGTTAACTATTCATCAGGAACAACACAATTTGGCTATTCAAATGGTGCAGCCTTTTTGGCAGCTTCAATGAGTAGACTTCCTTCATATAGTTCAGTAGTTAACAAGCCACTTTACAACGTTGAGGCTCTTCGTTATGCTCCAACAAGAACTCAGCAGCAAGCTTTGAGTACAAAGGGCATCAATACTGTTGTTCTTAATTTTAATAAAGTAGCAGTTTTTGGTGAAGGCTTGACATTCGGCCAGTCAACATCAGATTACACGCGTTTGTCAACAAAGAGAATTGTTGACGAAGCTTCTCTTGTCATTAGACAAGTTTGCCAGAAGTTTATTGGTGAGCCATCAAATATTCAAGTTCGTAATGCGATGGAAACAGCAATTACTTCTGGTCTAAGAGGAATGCAGCTCATGGGTGCTTTATTGGGAAGCGATTTTACAGTTTCGTATGTTCCCAACCAAAATAAAGCGATTGTTGACCTCGTTTTAACACCTGCCTTCGAACTTAAAACAATCGAAGTCCAGGTAGCCATTAACTTATAATATACCGATTGGAGGGTAATTCAAAATGGCAACTGAAGATTATACATCAGTAAATAAATACCTAAATACCTACACCACCTTCTCAGGTGCAGACATTGTAGCCACTTTTGGTGGAATTGAAATTGGTGCTCTTTCGGGCATTACTTTCTCTGTCACTAGAGAAAAAGCTCCCATTTACACAATGGGTTCACCTAATCCTCGTTCTTTTTCAAGAGGAAAAAGAGGTATTGCAGGCTCATTAATTTTCACAGTTTTTGATCGCCCAGCGTTGTATACAATGTTGGACAAGAACCGTGCGAATGGTGATCCGACACAGGTTTTCTACACAAGAAGTCATAACGCACTTCCTGGCGATACATCTTACAAATATCGCGGAATAGCCGATGTCAATGATCAGGCGCTCAGTGTTGTAAAGAAAGTTCCTTACTACGCTGACCAGATTCCTCCTTTTGATATCACTATCACATTTGTAAACGAGTATGGCCAATCTGCCGTTAGATCGATCTATGGTTGCGAACTTTTGAACGAAGGTTCAGGCGCTTCAATGGATGACATCGTCATTGAAGAAACAATGACTTATGTTGCTCGTGAACTCGGCCCGATGTACACAATCAAAACAGATGGTCTCATTGATAATATGGACGTTGATGCTCTTGACTTTATTCAGTCAAACGCTCTTAAGTCAGATATTATCAGACCCTAATAGAAACTACTTTAGGTTGACAGGTGTGCACGGGGGATCTTCCTCCGTGCACATTTCATTATAAGGACAAGGAACAATGACAGAACTTTTTACTGGAAGACCAAAAATTATTGTTGAACCGCCACAGGACACCGAACCTCGTGGGACCTACAATCCAAACACCGGTCTTCAGAATATATCATTCTCAGGAGCAGATGCCGTAGCAACAATGATTATCCCAGTTATAGGTGAAGACGGAAAAATCACTAATGATGGTGACGTTATCGAATTGGGCGAACTGCAAACATTGTCGTATTCAATACATAGAGAAAATTCTCCCGTTAGAACTCTTGGGCACGTAAATGTAAGAGGCTTCATTAAAGGTGGAAGAACAATAGCTGGAAGCTTAATATTTACCGTTTTTAATGAGTATGCATTTTATAAAATTAAAAAATATAGAGAACTTCTAGCCAGAAGAAACGGCTTCTTCGCTCCACTGGCGGACATGCTTCCACCATTTGATATAGTAATTTCTTTCTTCAATGAGTATGGCCAATCTGCAAAAATGAAGATCTTTGGTATTACTATAGTAGATGAAGGTCAAACAGTATCAATTGAGGACATAATTACAGAACAGACTTACACCTATATGGCTCGTGGCATTCAACCTATGGTGAAAATGGATATTAGTTCTGAAATAGACTCAACGAAAGATCCAGCAGTAACCCAAAGAGATGTGCAAATATCTAGAAATATATTTGGTGACGAAGCTGTAGATAAAATATCTGAATTTTATAATCAAAATATGGTAGAACGTATCATCCCAATATGATAGAAAACATCGTTAGATAGCAGGTAATAATGTCGGAATCAAGATTAGATAATAAAAAGTTTTGGAAATTTGATAAAGAATACGATCCTTTATCAAATCATATAGATAGAGTCTACGCAGGTAGAGCACCAGACACTGACAAAACTTTTAATAATTATTATGATTACTACTTCAGTGGAGAAGATGTAAGAGTTTACATTGATGGTCTTTTTGGCCCGGAAGATGAATTAGATATTGCTTCCTTTTCCTATTCCGTTAGGCAGGAAAAGCAACCTGTTTACGGATTCTGGTCATATAATTATGATACTGTCATGCTTGGTTCAAGAATCATTAGTGGTGAAATAAGCATATTTACCAGGTATCCGCGCAGAATGACAGAGCTTCTAGAAAAAGCAGCAAAATCTCGAGTGATGAATAAAGATGTTAGGACACCAAAAGACACAATTGTTTCACGATTAGATTCACAACTTTCTTCAAGCGATGAAAGTAATATAGAAAAATTTTGGGCCTATAGTCAATTGGATAGAATAACTTCTGACCCGGCAGTTTCTGGATATGACACTACCAATATATTCAGCGCCCATCCACCATTCAATTTTGTTATCTTGTACGGACTAGAAGAAACAGCATTAAGTCCATTTAGTGCTAATACTTCTGAAGATACAAGTACTTCTAGTTATTTAAACAATCAAATGTCTTTTGACGTTAATCAAAGAACTATTAAAATGGACAATAAAGTAAGTCCAATGAAAACAATACTTCAGCAAGTTAATCTAATGAATATGTCAACAACCTATAGCCCAGGAGGAATGGCAATTGGTGAAAGTTACCAATTCATAGCTAGAGATTATTATTTTACTGAAGCAAAGCTTGATTTTATAAAAGGAATGTCTGCAAATAATACTTCAGATTCTGATGCGCCATCTAATATTGATCCTGATTCAACAACATTTGATCAGTTGTTGCGAGATCCAAGTACTAGCTGGAGCTTTTAATTTTAGTGATTTATAATTGAAAAAAAAGTAATTTTATGATATTATGTACTGATACATACTAAGGAGAAACATTAATATGACAAATCAAAGAAAAGTAGTAATAGGAGATACCCCAGAGGATATCAAAAATTTAGGTTTTGATGAAGCAGTCACATTGGTTACAACCGATGATCCAGATGCCATCGACGTAAGAGCTCAGGAAGCAATCGAAGAATACGATCTCGATCTTGAAGTTGAAGAGTCAAAAGATATTGAAGATCTGGCAGATGATGTAGAAATTTGGGACGGTGGCCCCAACGCTGGAATGATTAAACAATGGAAGCAACATTACGGAGACGTTTACGTTACATCCATTTCTTATGATAAGCATATTGTTTGGCGAGTACTGAATCGAGTTGAATACAAGCAGGTTGTTAAGAAGATGGAGCAATTGGTCCAGGGTGGACAGCTTACTTCTGCTGAAGCTAACATGTGGAACGAAGAAGCTATCACAGAACTTTGCGTGCTTTATCCTAAGTACGACAAAAAAACAGCACTTGGAGTCATGGCTGGTATGCCATCTCTTATTGCTCAAGAAGTGCTCGAAGCTTCAGGCTTTGTTGCCCTTGAGGTTAGACAACTCTAATTAGATGCTAGACAGCCAATTAATCTTTGATCTTAAAAACAGATATGGAAATATCTATTCTGTTAATATTAAAAATAAAGATATAATTTTTAGAGAACTAACATTTAAAGAATATAATAAAATTCTTTATTATAAAGATCTGGAAGATTTTTCTTCGGCTGATGTTGAAGATCTAGTCTTAGAATTTACGATTGTTTATCCTGAAGATTTTGATATTGCTCGAATACCTCCTGGGAATGTTTCTTCTTTAGCCCAGGAGGTATTAGATATATCTGGGATAACTTCTGCAAAACTTGCAAAAAGAATTCTTCAAGAAAAAAGAGAAGAAGCAACAGAAGTTAAAAATTTAATGAAAGCCTTTGTTCTCGCTACTATAAGTACATACAGCCCAGAGCAATTAGACGAAATGACTTTTTCTCAATTAGCAGAAAGAGTTGCCCTAGCTGAAAAAATAATAGAAATTAAACAAGGCATTAACGGCATTGAATCTACTAATCTAACTCTTCAGTTGATAGATCCTGAAGAAGAGTTAGAAAAACAGAAAATGCATGCAGCACGACATAATCTGTCTAAGATGCCAGGAACATCAACATATGAAGACCCCATCGCTCAAAAACTATGGGGATAATAATCTAGGGAGTTAGATTGATACGCGATCCAGGGCCAATACAAAACTTAGGATACGGTGTAACGTCTAGAGATTTGCCCATAAATGAGGGTGAATCTGAAGGTACAGCATCAAACTCTGGAATGATTAGCAGGGCCTTAAATGGCCATCCTATAATGAAATTCTTTGCCTCGACGGCTACTGTAATGGTAGCTTCTGGTGTAGCTTCAAAAGTCACTAAGCGTGGTGGATTAAAACTAGCAAAGTTTTTACAAACTTCTTCTGACAATGGCAAACCACTTGCAACAAAAATGGTTAAAAGCGCTGTTGAAATTCGTCGCCATTTAGATGAGCTGCAAGGTGTTAGCAGGTATGTAGAAGGTGAAAGCGATGTTTATTCCAAGTTAGTATATGAGCGCCAAGGGCAGCTAACTACTGGATATGATGGAATTGTTAGCGAAAGACATGGCTATCAATACCTAACTAAAGAAGAAAAAAATCTTGCAGGATCTAACTTTTTGGGCAATGAGCCTCCAGCCGTATGGCAATATAGGGATGAGCTACAACAGAGATTGGTCCGAGCTGGCCGAAGAATGCCCTACGAATTACCAGCAATGTATGGTGCGCAAAAAGCAATTGTCGACCCAATCTTTGGAGAACGCGAAGAAGGTCAGAGAAAAATAAAATGGTATAACCCAGCAGATGTGATTGCTGATTTCACCAAGTCATCATTAACTATGATGGCCACTATGATAGCGCCATTTGAAGGCGCAGGAGCAGCATTAGGAGCTGGCAAGAGTTCGTTAAATACCCTGAGGTATTCAATGAACGATATGCGAAATCTAACTCCTTTTAATAAAAAATTACGTCAAGGTTTTGTTGATGTAACAGAAACTTTGGCAGATGTCGGTCACGACTTTGCCACTATGACTAACAAATTTCTAAAAAGTTCTGCACAAACTTCAGGAGCACTTAGCACTGCCACTAAGGCTTACACGCAAAATCAACAGGGTTTCGTACAAAATCTCCAGAGCCTTAGACATGGAGTCAAGGCGGCACGCGATGCAGAGATAGCACAGGGAGCTTCTAGGCAGGCTATAAATAAGGCTGGAGCTAATGCATTCTTCAAGGGCTTCAAAGACGCTTCTGGTGAAACTTCAGCATCTATCACAGAACTCCCCTCCGCATTCCGTGGATTAAGAAAAGCATTTGTTGCTGGTAAAGAAGAATACAAGAATTTAGGAAGAGGTTATGACGCCTTAGAAAATTCAATTGCTCACGCTAGAGTATTGAAGTCAATGGGGGGCACCCCTCAAGCTGCACAAACGCTAGAAAGCGCAATGCACAAAATTCAGTCCCAGCATTCTAGTAGGTTGTCTAGTTTTGCAAGAGGAGTGAGGATAATGGGCGGAGGGGGCCCAGGCAATGAATCCCTTCCAAGATCTAACTTTGCATATAATCAACAGACTGACGCTTTTAAAGATCTTCTTCAGGATCAGTTGATATCAAGAGGGCTTGACGGTAAGCAGGCTAAACAATTTACAGATTACTTAAAGGTGCGACTACCAAGATCCAATATGGAAAGCACCAATATAATAACTATTGGTAAAACTAAAATTTATGAAGAAGGCGCAGACGCAGCAAGCCTAAGTGAAGACTTTTTTTCAAGAGTAATACAAAGATACAAGGGAGTCTCTGGCGGTAAAACTTTTGAGGATGCAATTCAACCCAACGCGCTCAAGAACTCAGTTGAAGACGCAAGAGATATATTTGCTTCTAAGGAATTCCAAAAAGGTTTAAATAATAAAATAGAAAAAAACTGGAATAAATTTTATAGAGATGATTTAACTACAATTGGTGGCGGAATACTCAAGCCAATGAAGGCTAACTATAATGATTTCACTGGCCCACAAACTGCAGCTAAAACAGAATTTTTGCAAAGAAAAACTGCTCAAACATTAGGAATAAATTTAACAGATAGCACTGGGCGACAAGTATCCAATGACATAGTCACAGCGGGCTTGAGAAAACGTGGTTTTGATCCAAATCAATTTACAGACTTAAGAGCTTTCTTAATTAAGAATCGTCAAATGACTTCTGGTGTTTCTGGCGGTGGACATAATCTATTCGGATTAAAATCTTTAACAATTGACGAAGCTCGACAATCTGGACGCTTCTCTCATATGTCAGAACCAGAACAAAAGATAATCCACGACTTAGCTTCAAGAATGGCTATTAACGATCCAGTTTCTAAATCAATTGGATTTAGCAAAATGGATGGAGTATATCAATCTAGATCCGGTCAAATATTAGATTTTACATCAGTTAAATCTACATTTTCTAAAACAGCAAACTTTTTTGCTTCAGAGTTTAAGATCCCAATTCTAGGATTCAATCCAGCTGACCTATTTGGATATAGGTCATTCTCGGAAATGGCCAATAGATCACCACTACAGTATGTATCATCTAGATCTGTCCAACCGTTTATGCCTGAGGGAGCTAGTACTAAATCTGATTTCCATATGTGGTTTAAAACAAAAGGCTCCAAGGGTAAATTAATGGCCTTTGATACAGATAATGTATCGGAAACAATTCATAGTTCTTTGATGAGTGGAACCTATAGAGCACTGCCCACGAATACCACAGACCTGCTAACAAGACATACTCGTTTTGCGGCAAATATGCAGGGTCAAACAATTAATGAGATTAGAGATTCAAGCGGTTCAAAATTTTTAGATAGAATTCTTGGTGGAGAAAGAGCATTACGTTTCAAGAAAAAAATGAGCATTGATCCTGAACAACCAAACTCATTGTTCGGACTAGCTTCTAGGTTTAAGAATCGTTCTACGGATTTAAGTAATAATGGAGTTATGGCTCGACTATTATCTGGCGATGACTTGAAATATAATTCTGGCGGAAAAGAAAGATTAATAAAAATAGACAAACAAACAAGTGGAGGGCTTCGTGTAGTAGATGATCTGGGAAATGTAGTAGATGATTTTTCTGAAGCAGATCTCTTAAGGGGAATGCACTCTTTGTCTAAAGAATCCCTTAGATATGGCACTCCAGTCAAGGTAATGAAAGAACTAGAAACTCTTAACCCAGGTCTATTCACATTTGGAGGAAGAACTGCTAGCTCAATCGAAACAGCAGAAGACGCTGTCAAGTTCGCAGATGATTTATTAGCAGCTCAAAAACTAGTGTCTCAACAACTCAGGAGACAGGGCGTAGACCCAACAATGTTGAACGCTTCTTCATCGAGAATAAGAAATTTAAAGGATTCTACTAATCTCAATGCAATGTCGCAAATGGCGGAAAAGTCTCCGACTATTACCACTAAATTAGATCAATTAAAAAATGAAATATTTAGGTACATTTCTCAATCTAATCAAATGCAAGCAGGTAGCAGTGGAAATATATTCATCGAAATGCAAACCGTTGTTGACAAATTAATTAAATCTGGAGCCATCAGTTCATCGGAGAGAGTTGAAGCTCAAGCAGCAGCTCTGTCCACTATGTTCAACATGAGTGCATTTAAAACATTTAAACACTCGGCTGGGAATTTAGAAAACGCTCGTGCTGGTGCAGTAGAGATGTTTGAACTTTCAAGATCCAATAACGGTAGTTTAAAGAGTATGTTTGACCCCTTTGCTAAGTCAGAGATGAGCAAAATTTCTACGGGTATTCGTAAAAAATTCTCACCACTAGTTTCCTTAAAACAAAAAGCACTCGGGACATCTGGGTATCAGGCGGATGATTTAGCTGTAGACCCACTTGGTTCTGGGCAAAGTATAACTGTTGTTCCAACTTTTGGAACAGTTTTTGGAAGAGATCCAATGGGTGCGATCAAAAGCGCAATTGGATTAACAACGTATTCTGATCCACAAAGTTTCTCTACCGCGAGCATACCAGTTTCTCAGGGCGTAGAAAGACTAAATAGATATTTCGGTACACTGGGGATGCAGTTAAATGTTTCTGACTTTAAGGGACCACTAGACCTTTTTGCAACAGGAATGGTTGGCAAGAGGGTACTGCCAATGTATGCAGCTGGAGTTACGGCACTTACTGTAGATAGAACAATGGGTGGGATGGTCAATGAAAAGGATGACAGAGGAGAAAGGGTCTATTCGCCATTAGTATTGGGCCAGGTAGCAAAAGGTGCGATGGAACTGCAGTCTTTATCTGCAGGGCTGACTCCTGGTGGTATGACATATGACGAAAAGAAAGAGCAATTGGTTGAGGGAGAAGTACCAATAAGACAAGGAAGATTTTGGCCTTTAGGTAATACTCCATTTAAAGGTGGAAAGATCCAGTATTACAGGCCTTCTTGGTATCGAAAACTTCAAGCAGGCGCCATGTTCACCAGTGATACATACGGAAGTCCAGCTGAAAAATTCTTATTTTATAATGATATTTCGCCACTAAGACCATTAGATCCTTATAGATTTGAACGTAAGCACTACGAAGACAGACCATACCCAGTCAGCGGTGAATATTTTACCGGTCCTTTTGGTCCACTTGTCCCACTCGCAAATATGACAGTCGGAAAACTACTAAAGCCTCAAGTGCTAATGCACGAGGATGAAACAGCACAAGGATTGGCTAATTATACAAATGCAGGTCAATCTGGGGCCTATGACGCGTCTGCGTATGGAATGACTTCAAGCTACATAGACGGAGTGGGGTTCACAAGAGATATGGCTGGAGGGCCCCCTGGAATGCCCCTGACTGGCTCTGGGGCAATGACAGCTAGGCCTGGTTCACCAATCGGCTCCAGCGGAGCTACAGGCATCTCTGGGGTCAACTCAATGTTGGCTAGCAGAGCTGGAAGTACCGGCGCTGCTGGGTCGATGGTTAGGTCTTCACTAAAAGATGTAAACTCTCAATACAGCGATTTAGCTTATGGTCCACCCAAGGTGTCTGGCGTAATGGCTCCCAGAATAGTCGGAGCTGGTGCTCCGTTAGAACCCAGTACTAGTTCCTTCCAGGCAGGTGAGCTTGGATTCAGAATGCAAGAAATGGCTGGTATCTATGGTTTTGGTTTTGGCAATTTAAGAAAATCATTAGGATTTGGTCAGCAAGATTATCAGCCTCAAAGAAGCGTTTTGCAGTCGGCATCAAAAGCTTATGGAAGTACTCGAGCATTTTGGGATTTAAATCTTGGAGGATTAGGAGACGCACCGCTGGGCAACAGAGAAGGATTGGGCAACCTGGAATTCTCTGAAATTGTTAGAAGATTTATTCCAAAAGAAAGAACTGGCGTAGACTATATAAACCCAATAGAAAACACAATGGGTAAACAGTATCCATTCCTTCCTGGTTCTGAATATTTTACGGACTTCACTAGAGGAGATCCATACACTAAGGTGCAAGAAGGTGAACTGAGACTACCGGGAGTAGGGTATGAAAGGTTTAATAGATTAAATCCAGATTCAACTGGATCATACGGCGCATTAGATCAATTGAAAATATTAGGAGATGTTGCGCCATATTCTCAGCAATATAAAACATTAGATAAAAAAATTGACAGCATGGATTTAGGTCCCGCTGAAAGAAATAAAGTAGCTGATATAAGATCCCAAGTTGAAAGTATGGCAACTAAAAATGAATTTACTGATTATAAATACAAGGGGTCATCAGCTGAAGAAATGGGGCAACATCCATTAAAATTTGGCGCAGGAAGAATTGGCGAATATATAGCTCATTCCGACAACTTTGCTATTAACAAAACAATAGGAAAAAGAACAGCTACTGAAGATTGGGAAAGGAAGCATGTATATGGTGCTACGTTCCCTGAATGGCAAAGACCATACGATAGTTATATCAAACCAATGATTGACAAATCTACACAAAGAGATCCCATAACAGCAGCGACTGGACTAGGTATTGCCGGATCACTTTTTGGCAGAACAGCTAAAGCTAAACTGCTGGGAACAGCGGTTGGTGTGACTACCGGTCTGGCAGCATCAACATACGGGCAGGCTTCAGAATTAATAACTGGTGAAAGATTTATACCGAAGCAAAGAAAAAAAGAATTAGCATTAGAAGAATATTCGGACATCTTAAATTATGTAAAAAATAAAAGATTAGAAACTATGGCTAAATCTTCAGGGGATGAAAAAGCAGCATTAGACTATGGGATGGCTGCAAAAAGAACAATGTATGGTGCGGATCTTTATGGTAAAGACATTGATACATTATCTCTATCTATTCCAAAAAGAAAAAGAGAACACTTTAAAGCCATGCTTAATGCTCCAGAAGGAGAAAGGGGCAGGATACTCTCTACTGCAGGACGTCTAGAGAGAAGAATATATGAAGCATCATGGGGTATGAATGTTGAACAAAGACCAGATCTCGACGATTATTTTACACGGCATGAACTACCGGATGCGTCATGGGAAGGATGGCACCCCAACACAAACTTAGAACAAGTAAAAATTAAAACAGGAGAATCTATGGGTATAGAAATGTCTCAAATGGGATATTTCCCTCAGCAGATTCGTGAAGCAAATTTAGCTAATCCTAGTTATCCCCAATTTGGGAAAAGCAGCGATGGAAATAGCACTCTTGATAAATTGCGCCAACTGATGAATGGATTTGGATTTTCCGGAAGTGTTACTCCAGTTATGAATCCTTTTGGCTCACAGGGCATTGACGTTTCGGCGGGAGTTAGATAATGGTAGATATTAATAGAATGTACGACACCCTTCCAGAGAGAATGGCTGCCGCAAGATCTGCTTTGATGAGAACGTCTTATGGCATGGGTAATGCTATAAAGATAGAACCTGATGGAGATGAAATAAAATTCGTCTTGAGTGCTACTGGTGAATCATTCAAATCTATCGACAGAGCCTTTGCTCGAGCAGGTACACTAAGAATTTCTCAATTTAACAATTTAGACAGTAAACCAGGACAGTCAAGATTAGGCAGTAAAGTAAGTGGTATGGCTGAAATAATGGCTGACGTAAAAAGCAAATCACAGACATTCTCAGCGAGCCAAATCAAATTACTGCAAGATGCCGGAATTGACGTAAGTTCAATAAAAGATATGCAGGTAGATTTGTTAACTCTCCATGAAGACAAAGGTGGAGTTAAAAATATTGCTATGGAGATAGACAAACTGAGAAAACGTGGTTCGCTGCAGGGGATAACTGTTATTGATGATGAAAGCGCAAGATTGATAACCATGAGAGCTGGAGGTAACATGCTAACTAGTTATCAGTCCAATCTACTCTTATCCGTGACAGGTCATGATATGTTGGATCCAGGGGTAATGTCCGAGAAGGTTCTTAGCAAGAATCCAAATAAACTTAGATCTGGAAGACTAGTCGACCATTTGTTGAAAATACCCAAAAGATTTAGGTCATTAGCCTCTGAAAGAGAAGTATCTTTAGCAGGTGGTGATTTAGAAAACTTTGTTGGGAAAAGAGGAAGTTCTACTTTTAGCGCGTCCATATTTGTGCCAGATCCTCAGTATGAGTTATTGAAAAAAATGACCTATCAAGGAACTGATAAAACAAAAGCTTTTGGAAACACCATGAGAGGTAAGGAGTTAGCGGCTTATTATAAGAACGTAGATGCAGAAGATTTTGTTGGAAGCATACTGAACCAATTTACTAAAAAGCAAAGAACAGAATTTGAAAATGTTATACGTTCCGCAGACTTTGCATACAAAGAAACAAATAAAACTGGCAAGTTTGCTAGTGATCAGTTAATGAAACATTTAGAAACAAATTTTATTAATGGAGACAAAAAACGAGCAAGTCTTGTAAAACAATTATTTGACAATATCGAATTTGCGTACGACGGATCTGATTTGATGAATGCGAAAAAGATCTCTGGATATACCGACACAACGATGCGCAAAGAAATAAATGTTCTGAAAAACAAATTAAAAAATGCGCAGCAAGGTTTAGGTAAACCTCTCTCTTCTCAGGAGATGGAAGATCTAGCAATAAGAATAAAGCAGTTGGAAAATATTAAAGGACAGACTTCTAGGGCTCAAGCTACTGGAGGACTTGACCAGTTCACCATCAGAGGCCACGCTGCTAAATACGGAGATTTGAAAACAGCTGGTCAAGCAGTAGAATTCGACAAGCAATTAGAAAAATATACAATGATTGCCAGTAAATTTGCATTTAAGCCAGAATTAGGTTTTGCAGGAAAAACTGATATATTAACTTTAAGCGGAATGGGCTCAGGGCGCGAGTTAGTGTATTCGGATCCAGTATCGGCTGCCTTTCATCCGGAAGTTTTTGCTGATCGAGCAACACTGGACGCAATGGAACAAAGAGGCCAAAGTGTTCTTCGAGAATTCGAAAGCGCAATCAACAGTGGCACAGTGCCCCGTAAGGTAAGGGCGATGCTAGAAGAAGCATCACAGCGCGATATAAGTCATCTCCCATCACATTCACGTCTTTCTGCGGTGAGAAATAAAGAATTTGCTAATTCCATATTAGACATGATGAGGAGTGGCGTTAGTCCAAAGCAAAATCCAACAATGATGAACATGATGCACACCTTCTTTGCAACAGAGGCATTTAGAATGAAGGGCGACTTCATGCAAATGGTTGTTCCTGACACTCATCGTTTTGCAATTGACAGTGAAGCAATTTTAATGGGAACCGAAAAAGGAAAGATGATTCTGAATAAAGGCAGGGGATATGATCGTATATCGATAGAGGGTTTAGGCGATGTAAAACACGACATATTAAAGTTTAGAGTTAGTGGCCATAAAATGATGTTGCCGGCTGACTCTATTGGTAAATACAGACATGCTCTTGGTGGATTCGACTTAGACGACAAGGTGTTAGAAAAAGTTTTAACATATAAAGATAATCAAGGATTAACTCGATTAGGGTTCAACATTAGTCGTCAGCCATCTGGCCCGGAAGAATTAATATTTGCTAGAATGAATATGGATCAAGATACTATTAGGGGTCTATTTGGGGGTAGGGAAGATTCTTCTTCAGTTATGGAATTTAGAAAATCCTTAGACTCTTTAACACAATCAACTAGCAATACAGCCCATAAAAAAACGTACAGAATTCTTCAAGACATACTAGATGGTAAACATACTGACCAAACAACTGTTAAAGGACAAATTGTCAAAAAAGACAAAACACTATCCTTAAATCATATAGATGATTTTGAACAAGCTATAGTAAATGTTTTTGGAGATTTAGAAGCACGTGGAGTAACTACAATACAAAAATTAGACATAAAAAGAGCGGAAAAAATAAAAAGATATGGGTCTTCTACATTGAGTGTCAAAGATTTAAGCAAACGACCAGATTATACTAGAGAAGGAATATTTAAAGCTTTTATAGAATCAGGTTCTTTTGACATGAAGGATGATTTCCTGGAAACAATGAGAGCAAACAATTTTGATCAAAAAATGATAAATAAATTTTCAAAAGCCGCAGATTTTGAAGAAATGCTAAAGATGATGGAATCCACCTATGAGACAGACCCGGCTCTGCGGGCAATTTTTCAGACAGCAATAGATGATTTTAGTGTCAAAAAAGCTATTGAAGGTGGAGATATTCTTGGAGTGTACGTCAATAGATCGATGACAGTTGGCAGTGTATTGAATCAATATGAAGCATTCTTAAATGATGCAGGTACCTCTAAAGCAACCAAAGAGTACATGCTGAAAAACTATAAGATTGGCCTACTAGCACAGGACGAGGCAATTGACGCCTCCGTTGGTGTAAGTTTTGCCTCCTCGAGGAATCTATCTCAAAATGTAGGAAGCCTTCTATCTTCAGCTGATAATGCTAATTATATGAAAGATGTAGGAGTTCAAAAAGCGCTAGTAAAATTAGGACTGTCTGGAGCAGATTTAGGGCTTGACGTTTTTGGTGAACAAAGCATCGAGGGACTAGGAAAAATGATTGGCTTCTCGCGCGCAGTTGGCTCCTCTGACGATAGTCTTCTATTAGGTATTGATGAGTTTCTACTGAAAGATAGAATTAGAGACACAGACACAAAATCTATATTAGACAATATGATTACAGGTATGGAAGACGCTCAAAGGCAAGGGCTTGCAACAGCTGTTGATTTAGACAAAACATTAAAAGAATTAAAAGATATATCCGCTTCTAATGATGCAAGTAAGATTAAAGAGGAATTAATAAAAAGAATTGGCCTAAACGCAGACCACTCATTTGCATCAATATCCAGGGTGCATGACGTAGGCGTTCGATATTCTTCATATCTTGATTCTGTGAACAGGTCCTCAATATCTAGGATTCCATCTGACGACATTTTATCTTCAACACGAACTTCTAGGGAAGCTGATTCAGTTGCTCGATCAATTATTGCTACCCATAAGGATGAGCTAGATAGGATATTCAATACGACCACAGATAGCATTAAGACAATGAATCAAACTGAATTATTTAATCACTCTGCACTTTTGGATAATATAGGCGAAAAGGTACTAAGAGATATAGGTCAAGCTTCTCAATTAGTCGGAATGTCATCAGTAGATTTAGTAAATGCAATAGATAAAGTAACAGCTGGAACTAGAGTTGATATTGGAGGCTTAAGACATTTAACGTCGCTGCAAGCAGGAGAGCTACCAGAGGACGCGGAAAGGGCAGCTAAAGCAATACAAGATGTTAGAACGTACAGAAGAGTAAAACATTATGAATCTTTTGATCAAGATTACGCCAATCAAGTCAGAGCTAGCCTCGGAAATAAAGGCACTATGGAGGACTTGGAAATAGAAGCTAAAAAAAGACTAAAGTCCGTGAAAGAAGCCCAGCAAAGAATAGATGACGGCACGAACACAATGCTCGATATCTTCGAAACAACTAACGAACAAAATGATGTTTTTAGAGCTTTACTAGGTCAGTCAGATGAAATTGCTGACGATTTGGTACGAGGAAACGCTAATCATCAGGTAGCATTAATAAGAGCTCAAATGCAAAAAGATGAACTAGCGCAAGCTGGATTAATAAATATTGATCCATCGACAGGCCTAATAGATGATGTAACACCAGGGACCCTAGGAACAGCTGGTGTATTAGATGCTGATGCTGCCAGAACAGCATTTGGAGATGATGGACTAGCTGATAATATCATTAATTCAATTACAGACCTAGACGATGGACTCGTAGAGAACAAAGCAGTATATAAAAGAATAGGCGAAAAAATGGGAGATCTTAAAGATCTTTTCAAAAATCCTACTATCAAGAAAGGCGCCCTGGCAATTGGAGGCTTAATAGCAGGAAGCTTGGCCTATTCAGAGATCAGGGATAGGACTCACGAAGATATGGCTGGCCCCCCACTACTTCCAGGCGGATCCGCCTATGAAAGCGGTTATCCAAATCGAGTTCCACAAATTGGCACCTTTGGAGGACCAGGTTATGATCCTGGCGTCAGTTACAAAGTAAACTTATATGGAGACCAAGACACCGTCGGAAGATTTAATGCTGCTGCAGGAGGGTTAGTTAATGGCAATATCAACACTACTATGTATAATAGAATCCCCAATGTAGCCCAGGATCCATATGCGGAAATGGCAGCCAATTATTAAGGTTAGGTATTTATGATTTTTGGTGCAGGTGACCAAAATAAAAAACTGAGTAGTGCAGCTGGTCGTCCAAAAGATACATCTTATAGAAAACAAAATGCAGATGCTTACTCAGGTAAGATCTCTTCCAGTAAGTCTTCTGCAAATAAAACTATTGGTGAATCAAAAGCTACTGTTAGAAAATCTAATTCTGCCAAGCTAAAAGGCTCATACGAAGGCCTGCAGAATAGTTCCTCCACTGTCCTACAAATGGATGGTGTGGGCTATGACAATAAAGCTATACAAAATGCCCGATATAATAAAAACCAAGTATCTCATAATAATGAAAACTTTAATTTTAATATGGCACCTGTTGATAAAAACTATAGTATAATGGATAATTACAGTTCGATGTCTGCGACTGGATCATCTAGTAATAAAATTAGCAATATAGTTAAAAATAATATGATGTTTAAATAGGAAAATTACATGGCTATCAGTCCCCAATCATTTAACGCGCTAACAACATTAAAAAGCAATAATGCGCTAGATTCACTTGCGAGGTATATTGACCTATTATTGGATCCCTCAATAGGGAATGATGAAGAGACATCTTATACTCCGTACAGTGAGGCAGATCAATATCTTAAAATGAGAGATCTCATTAAAGATGGATCCGGAGAATTTAATTCTAATTCAGAAAAAATTGAGTTAAAAGATTATGATTTAAATTTATCTCAATTAATATTTTTAGATGAAAATGACCAAATAGCAGTCGATGCGTATAGTTCATGCATAGCCACTCTTGTAGGAAATGCAGTTGCTAAAACGTGGACAGAAGACATATTGAGGTTTTATGCAACGGAATATGAGCTAACTCCATCTACAACAATGGCTCAAATAAGAGTTCATTTTTATCAAAATAATTTTATTAATGCTAAGTATGACCAAAACGTTTTTATCATATTTGGTTTTAGAATATATAGATGTTTTTTGGAATTTGTTAAAAGTAGAATATCTTCATTTAAAGATTCTAATACAGAAAATCCTGAAGACGCAACTGATGGTGAAGAGAGGGATAATTCAGAAGATACGGTTATAGAATCAGATATTGGACAGCTTGAAGATATTTATAGTCTATTTTCCTTAGGTTCATATTATCCTGGAGTTTTGGAAAGAACTTTTAAGGGAAGAAATTTAGATGGTATTACATATGAAAATTATGAATCATCCCTTAAGTATGTCAATAGTTTTAGTAGAGTTTTTTCAAATTTAAATCTTGAAGGATTGAATGGTTTAGCAGAACAGTCATCTGGAAGAAATAATTTTGAAACTATAATGAATAAAATAGAAGAAATTGGCCTACTCCACCTAGCATCTTATGCCTATGAAATATCAGAGTTTGCAAAGAAAAGGCTTAGAAATAAATTTACACTGAAGAGATCTGCAAATGATGTAGTAGATCCTACTGTAGATCTACCCTGGTTAATTTCATTAGGCGAAGTAATACAAAGGTTGAAACATGATCCCTTAACTTTTGCAGCGATAAGTTTTTACTTCCCAAGTTTAACAACCTTCCTGGTCGATGCACTAGCAGTTGTTGGAGATTATTCCGATAATGGTAAAGGCGGAGGAGAAGAAGATACCCTCAATAACGCAGATGACTTTGCATTATCTTTAGAAAAAGCTTTTGGTGTTACCTCTGTACTTACAGCTACTGATTATGGAAACTTTGTTGCCATTGGTCAAACTGCAAGAGCAATTTTCCAGATGGCTTACAAGTTCACTAATACATCGCAACGTATTCAAAATGTATTGAAGACATCACCATTCAGAGCTAATATAGCTCCAAATACTCCAGATAATTTTCACCTAAGATTGGGTGCAGCAAACTTCTATGTTCCCCCTGTATCAATAGATGTAAATTCTAATTTTAAAACTGGAAGCCTTACTGGTGCGGCCATTAGGCAGAAGAACAGTCCTAAGTTTAATTCTGGATATAAAGAGACCAGTATTAGAATGAGATTGTTTTTTCCAAACTATGAAGAAATTTGGGGATTGTCAGTAGACGCCTTGTCGAGAATAGATTTAAATGATACATTTAAAATTGATTTTAAAAATGGTGGAGATACTGAAATAAAGATAGATAAATTTCTTTCCTCACTAAGAGGCCTAGTCGCGGCGTTTAAATATTCTCCAATTCTCCCTATTAAGAATAATTACTTAAATACTGTTCACGGAATAACAGCAGTAGCCCTTTCTAGTATGAGTATTTCAACTATTCCAAATTATCCTTTTGCACTCGCTGTTGATATTGAATTATTGAATTTTAATCACCAACCATTTCTTCCAATGATCAAAGACTTTAATCAAGCAATTCATTGGGGTAAATATCGTCATTATATGGGCAAGGCCGCAGGACATCTTCATGACTATGTTAATGAAGAATTTCTATTAAAGCAGTCTGATGTAAAAGAAGTGGATTTAACCGCTAAAACTGTTACTGGAAAAACTGTAACTGACTTTGGTTTTGCTATTGGCATAACTGATTCTGATATTGACACAGATCCTGAAACACCCGCAGTTCCGCCGAATGTATTTGATAATGATGTATTAAATATTAACGTAATTTCTGAATGGAAAAATGGAAACAATATTTCTCTATTTGCCCCAGCTGAAACTCAAACAAAGATTTATTTGCCTGATACATCTTCATTCAGAACTAAACAGGAAAAAACGTTAACTGATCTAGGGCAAAATACTTGGCAAGGAATACTTTCTAGGTTTGGCATAGATATTAATCAATCAGAATCATATGGGGTGTCTTTAGCAGAAGTTCAAGATATATCACTTTCAGACTCTTATTCTAAATCAATAGCGAATACAATAAAAGATTCTATAGATATATTGACAGCCGGTATTACATCAGACGATAAAGCTGAACAGATATATGCGTTTTTTGTCACCTCATTTATTGCTGAAAATAAAAGCATCACTAAGACTCAAGCAGATTGGCTAAAGAATAACTTTAATACTTCAGCAGCGGATTATCCTGAACAGGGCACATACATTTTCCAAGGAAAGTTTATAAATAATGTATCCCTTAATGGTATGAAAGATTCATTCACTGATATTTCAAGAGATCCAGTATCTTACTTAGACTTAATAAAGAGTGGAATAACTGAAGAAAAGATACGTAAACTTGGAATTCCAGATCTTACAGATGAAATGAGAACTTCTATTGAAAAAAGTGTTCAAAATGAATTAGCTCAAGCATTTAGTGTGTCTTTATATCAAAGATTTTTTATGAGTGGGCCTATTCAATCTTTAATGGAAGCAGCAAGAGCCAAAGGTAATTACAATATAGATGAAGATGGAAATGTAATTAGGGAAAGTGGTTACTCATTCAAAGAATGGGAAGTTCCGATGATACGGGTTGACTTAGATCCTCATGCCGTGATTATTAATGGCGTGACAGTATCCATGGGTAACAGCCTGGCTAAATTACAAATACAAATGCAAGATGAGCCAACCTATCAGCACATTGGTGGCAGGGACAGCAGTATCAGTATATCTATGACTGTAATTGGTGAAAAAGAATTAATTAAATTAAAAAATGTTTTTGATCATATATCTAATTTAGCAAGACTAGAGCACGCTACTGGAGTAATTGGCTTCTTAGGTATTAAGAATATTATTACGGCACTGTGCGGAATTAAATATGTCTTACCACTAAGTTATAATGTTAGTACGATACCTAATTATCCTCACGCATACAGTGTCCAATTAACTCTAATAGACTTTGACATATTCCAACAAAAACGAGAAGAACTTAGCAGTACTCAGCAAAAAGAATTAATACAACAATTCAGTACAAAGAAAAATCCATTTTTAAGAATTAAACAATTCTGGGGAACGTTCAATGCGTATCCAGATTTTCCTTTAAGTTTAAAAAATTCTGACGGAGATGTTGTAGGGCATTTAGATCCAGATTATTACTTCAGAAGTTTTGAAATGTTTGATAGAGATGTAGTAAACAGCTTTAGTACACAGCATTCAAAAATTCAAGACTATAATTTTGATACTCATTCCGATGGTTCAGGTGGATGGGGCGGTGAAGGTTCTGATGGCTTAGGGATAACTGCAAAAATATTAGAATTTATTCAGTTATACAATAATAGAGAAGATACTATAGCTTCTTCAGACGTTGTGCAGCAAATGAAAGATTACATAATTGCAAATCAAATTGGATTATCTAGATTTATTCATTTACTAAGAAATGTTGTTACCGGCAACACAGACTATAGCAGTGCTACAAATGTGCAACTATTGACTGATTTCATTACATTAACTGAAGAAACTAGTGAAACAAATCCATTCTTTGATGCAGTTACTCCAGCTCGTTTTCAGCAGGGAGACTTATCTCCGAATGATGCAGCAAACGCTAATTCTATTGAAGCAGCTTTGAGCGGAGCCTTTAACATACAAGGTGAAGAATTTGTCAGTTTTGATCCAGATGAAGTTGATTTTCATAAACAAATTTTTACAGTACCTGCATCAGATCCAGCTGATATATTAGATAATAAAATTCCATCGATCTTGCAAACTGCAGCAGGCACTCATTTTGGATATATTAGTAGAGACAATGGTAGATTCTACTTAACCGCTAATGGCACGAATATTAAGAAGGTCACCGATGAAAGTGATTCCGCCAATTCAGGGGTTACCAAATTTTCATCTAATTTCATAAAAGATGTACAGACTCCAGAAACTGGAAATACCACTGTTAATACAGGTGTCTCTGGGGCAAAAGCAGTTTCTGAATACCAAAACGCCTATACAGGTGATGTGCAATCACATTGGGAGACTATGATGGTCGATGCATCTTACCGAGATGTGTCAGGCCGAATGCTACGCGCGTTTCCAACATATATGTTATGGTTAATAGATGAAGGCGGTATGTTTGCGGGCGTTAAACTGTTCGACAACTTCTATGGTCTACAATCTATTATTGACTTCTCTGTAGTAAGCTCAGAAGATTTATTAGGTGATACTTTAATTTTCAGAGTTTCTAATCTTTACAGTAAATTAACAAAGAATGAATCTAGTAAAATATTTAACCCTAATGATACTGAAGGAAATAATGACCCACTTTCTTTAACTGATGGTTTAAGTTCTATTATTGAAAGAACTTTAAATATGTCAAAAAATATTCTTGGACATATGAGAAATGAATATGTTGTTGATATAGCTAATATACGATTAAAGCCAGGAGTAAGGGTTCATTTAAGAGCAGGTTATGGATCAAATCCAAACTCACTGCAAACTCTTTTCAATGGAGTTATTACCAATGTTGAACAAGGTGAAATTGTCACAATTACAGCACAGTCAGACGCAATTGAATTAGGCGCAGTAATCAATTCAGTAAATAAAAAAGGCAGTAGCGGAAAGATCGATGGCGGCGTTGATACTGGCATGTATATGTCAGAGCCTAGAGACTTAATGGTAAGACTACTTTCTATGGGCGCTTCTAGGACAAGAGAAGCTATAGCTCATGCGACAAGAGGAACAGTATTTTCTGAAAATAGATTTGGCATTAGACACTTTGGCAATATTTTGTATGAGCCATTGACTACAGGAGAGCGGGCAAAGAATGACGCTGTTCGGGATAGTATAACTGGAGCATTTAGTATTGCTGGAAGCAATAATAGTTTCATGAATAAAGCTGTTGGAATTACCGAGGGTTTTAGCATGAATTATAGAGGCAATACATTTTCCGCAGTTAGCCAATTATTTGCTAACTTCTGCGCTCAAGTAGATCTTGAAATATATAAAAGAAATATTTATCCCGGAAATGGAACGGGCATTGCTCAATTTCTTGGTGGTGACCTAGATGATGGATGGTCTACGGCATCATCTCTTACCCAAGAAAATAGCCACAATGAAAGAATGGAAGGCTATCTTGGCAGGTTGACCGATAGAACTTGGAATGACTTAATTTCTAATTCAGAGTTAGAAAATGATGGCCTATTAGATACTGGAGCAAATAGCACATTAGATTTCTTAACAGAAGATAACCAACTTGTAAATTCAGAAGGAAGAGCTGGATTAGTCAAAGGTTTATTCGGCGCTGGTATAACCGCAGGAGTTTTTGCACTAGGAGGACCGGTTACTGCAGCCATAGCTGGATCAGGGTTGCTTGGAGTACTACGTGGCAGAGGTGGAACTAATCTATTCAGAACTATGGGAATTATATCTCCTAATTCTGATGATGATTTACCCGGTTTTGACGAAGTCTCGTTTAAAGCTCAAACTTATATGAGAACTGTTTGGGATTTATTTCAAATGTGCGCAAGATTGCTACCTAATTATATTGTAGCGGTTAGACCATTTGAAGATAGGTCGACAGTATTTTATGGCAAACCACATTGGCTTTATACATCTGGTGTAGTCCCAATTACAACAGGTTTTCCTGGGCAAGAAAAAGCTGAGGAATTAGGAATCATTCCTCCTCAGATGAAGCAACCAGATCAAGATCTTATATCTATTTTAGATAAAATCAATAAAGACTCCAACCCCCTTGCTGACTACGCAGCCTTTTTTCAAGCATCAGAGCCAAGTCAAACAATTCAGGATATGTCTCAATCCATGTTAACTTCTGGTGGCGTCTACGCACCTACATCAAAAGTAGCTGGAAAAATATTAAACTTTTATTCAGAACCGTCTATGACATATTACGATCCATCTGACACAACTAAAATATTAGCTAAATTGCCAGTATCTAAAGGTTATGTTAATGTTGGTTTACACTTACCAGTAGGAGTCGTTGGTGGCGGAACAGAAGATACCCTAGCTATACAACAAGATAAACATAAGCAGCTGCCCAATCTTCCGCCAAGATACAGTTTCCCATACTTTACCGCAAATGAAGATCTCCCTGACGATCAATTAATTAATGCTCCGTTTATTTCTTTGGCACGTGATATCAAAGATCATATGGACGACAGTGATGGAGATCATATAACTGAAGGTAATAAGGACTATTATAATAATTTATTAAAACTTCAAAGTTTAGAATATATTTTCTTTGAAGAAACAAAACAAACACTGATCCCGTCTGATGACACCATTAATCTTGATAATCCATTAAATTTTGGACAACTTAATCAAGAAGCAATAAAATTATATCCAGAAGCACGAAAAGTAATGGTCCCGCTGCCAAGAATAGATCTCTCGACTAATGCAGCAGGGTCTATTGGTTCAGGTGTAATAAAAAAAGAAAATGTTGATGATGATTTTTCTTTTGAATATCAATCAGATAATTATGGAGAATTAACCTATAAGGAATGGGGTACTCCAGCTACAGCTGAAGACGAACAATTCTATATAGCCATGAGATGGCCATATAACCCAGTCTCCCAGAGTGAAACCAATAGAACTGGCGCAGATGAAGATACTATTAGTCAATTTAAATCTAATTATGATTTTGAAGATCTATATGGAACAGTAAAAGATTATAAATCTAGAAAAGTTTTAGTTTACAACCCTACCAATAGAAGAGCGGTGGTTTGTCGTCCAGCATACTTCTTATGGGGTAGTCAAAAAACAATTAGTGGAGTTGATAGTGACGGCACCGCTAAGGATTATCAATTGTCTGATGCAGTAGTGTCGCCAGATGCAGCTTATTACTTAGGTGTAATTACACGAAATTCTAAAGAAGAAGACATGGTCGTCTCTAGGGCAGCACAGGGTGGTGGTGGAGATATGAATAACTGGAGAAATTCTGGATTTAGACCTTATCCCATTATGCAAGAATGCTTTATGGCATTTGTTCCGGATAATGTTCCTGTTGGAGTTATAGCAGATGCAGTTGCACCAGTGTCAGACTTCTCATTAAAGGGTGAAAATGGAGAAAAAATTGAGGGAGATGAAGTTCAGTTAATTGGTTTTGGATCCTTTAAACCAAAAGAAGGTGATGTAAATTATGCAATACAAAGAACAGCATCAGGAGATAGAAGTGGTTCGGCAGATACGATAGAAAGAAGAGCTATCGCCATAAATGATTCATTAAATGCGTATAAGCCATTGGATACTAATATGGTATCAAATGTCGAAGGTTTGCAATACGGCGGTAATGCATTAAATGTCGTAAAAGAAGGTGATCAAAAAACTTATTTCCAGGCCGTCATAGATGCTACTGGCGATGACTATGATAGTCTAAAAAGAGATAATCTCTATGAAATACTAGATGATGAATTAACTACAACGGGAGGTGATTCTGGAACTGGAAGAGTTTCATTTGCTCCAGTTTATTCTCCGTTAGATATAGTTAGCGTTGAGGCTAGATCATATTATGATGAAAACTTTGATGCCTCAGTGTCAGTCATTGCTGGAGATGGCAGAACCTTAAGGCAGGCTGAAGATATCTGGGATCAATTTAGATTTGGTTATCATAATTATGAAAGTGTTAAACAAATATTTTTTGATGCGTTTAGTTTAGACCCTGATAACGAAAATGAATTTCCAGAGTTTTATAAAAATATACTTACTGGATCTGGAATTATTGCAAATCCTATCGCAAAATTCAATGATACTACTGGAAATGGTTCAGCTGGAGCTTTAGATGAGTTCTCAATTCTATTGGGTTCAGATTTTGTAAATAATTTACAAAGTACAAATAATTCTTCCAGTGAATCTAGTGCAGATAGTACTTCCAACCAAAACTTTAAGGAAGCTATTGAGTTTGCTAGAGCAAATTATATTGATACCAGTATAGATAAAGGTGGAATAGTAGAATACTTTAATGCAGTTGTTGTTAAGTCATTGACTTCAATTAACAAGAACTTCTTAGACAATGCCACTGTTAATAACGTATTGAGCTTTAGTCTTTCCGCAGATACAGATAACCCAACACTAAAATCTGAGTTGGCTAAAAAAATTAAAACACCAAAACAACTATTTTTATTAATGGTTGGCATCTTTAGACAAAGAATGTGGGAAGATCCGTATGCAAGAGCTTGGCTAGTGCTTAAGCCAGATAGAAAGAAAACTGGGGATGATCAATGGAGCTTTAAACCAGTGGATAAAATATTTAGAGCGTTTATTGATCCATATAGCGATTACGCTAAGCCGGGTAAAAATGATAAATTTTTGAAATTATTAGCTGCGACAAAAGGCGAAGGGAATAGTTCAACTAATATCGTTGGGGAAAGCGCCGACGGAATTAATGATTTTTGGAACGCAAACGTAGGACCAATCTTTACCGCTATAGGAGATGGTTTAACAGGCCTAATGTCAATGTTTCAATTGTCTATGCAACAAATGGGCTACGCCCTGTCCGAAGCAGGTAACTTTAAAAAGCAAGCAAACATTTTGAATAAAGCACTTAACGATTCCATTTATTATTCGCTAGGAAGACCTGGAACACTTCTTAGAGCTGTAGATAATCCATTTACTAGAGAATATGGAGAACCAGTTATAGAGGTGCGTGAACCATTCCAGAGACTTCATTACATAAGTTCTTTCTCCCACATCTTGTCTAATGAAATACAAGAAAATATCAACGGCGTTGCAACAACTGTTACAGCCGTATCAGACGGAAAATATCCTGTCACTGTAGCTTTAGATAAGGGTGCTCCAGCTGAAAGGCAAGTCGAGAAAACTATTGAAACTGGACTATACTTTGACAATATGACTGGTTCTGGATTTACTGGATTTCTACACCCGTTAATGCACCCGCTCGAAACAATCAGCGGAATTGCAAAAAATGTCCAAGGAGCTCCTGATGAATTATCTGCAAGAAGAGTTGCACTGTCTCACTTAAAAGAATCAATTAAAGATATTTATGGTGGAGAATTAATAGTTATTGGAAACTCAGATATTAGACCGCACGATTTAATTTATTTGGCTGACGTTTATGAGAGAATGTATGGCATATTCGAAGTTGAACAAGTCGTTCATCACTTTACAGCAGAATTAGGGTACATAACGTCAATAACACCTAATGCTCTAGTTACAGTAAATGACCCAGCAAGATGGTTTATGACATCTTGGATTCATTCTTGGATGAACGTTCAAACAATTCGAAATGATACTAGAATGTATTTAAGTAGAATTAGATCGGGAAACTCAGGAGTATCTGTTGGCGGAAATGTATCTATGGATGCCCTTGGAGAAGCACTGTCCCCTCAACTATTAGGCGGATTGCAATTCACTCATGGTTCGAGCGCTTTAGTGAAAGATGTTATGGCTAACCAAACTGCGCAAAGTTTGCCAGACGCCAAGGATCAGCTAATAGCCCTTGCCTCAGCTAATGGAGGAGGTGCAGGTGTAGGGTTTAAAATGTTGGCCGGTGGCCTAGCAGCAGGTGCCCTTCTAGGAGCAGTAACCCCAATAGGTTTAGTCGGCGCAGCAATAGGTGGGCCTCTAGTCGGGCAACTTGCATGGAAAGGGTGGAGTTGGATTAGGGATAAAGTTCTTGATCAGCATGGTTGTTATGTTCAATATTTAAGTAAAAACGGTCAACCAATGGACGCAGGGCTCTCTTATAATCAGGGAATGGTTGTCGGAAAGTATCATTCTAAGGCACTTCTTCCGGGAATACTTGGCGTTAGAGCTAAAGTCAGAACGCCAGAAGGGAATGCGTATATTAGAAGCGATGATCTATTCAAGAGTCTTGGATGGAATGAAAGTCAAATTACAGACCTGGTTAGATATGTAAGTTATGAAAACGCTCTAGTGCACGCGCGCGTTCTTAAGATGGCAGGACTTGGTCCAGAAAAAGCTGGGCTTGAACCACAATTTAAAGTACTGTGTAAAGTAATTCACTTCGTGGACGGTGACACAATTGAAGTAGAAGACGTATTATCTGGAGCTACTTTTAAAGTTCGTTTTGATGGAATGAATACATCTGAAATTAATACCATGGAAGGTAAAGTTGGATATCCAGATACTCCAGCAAATCCAATAACTGCGAATGATACTATTAGTTTATTAGATCTTTCCACTCCTGGTGGTAAAGCTAAACTGTTTACAACAAAAGCTTTGACAGATAAAATTTTTGTTCTTAGAGTTAATCCAACTAGAGTTGGAAAGACCGCTGTATTAGAACAGGACTATGAGGCTGGAGCATCTCAAAATATTGATGCAAATTATGTGAGAGATGTATTTCAAAGAACAATTGGAACAATATTCTATTATCTACCAGAAGTAAATATAGAAAAACATAAAATAAATATTAGAAATTTATTTAGAAGCAATCAAGAATCTTTGGATACTGTGCAAACAAAAGTGCAAGATTCTATGTATGATGAATCGCCTTTTAGAGTCAAATTTAATGAAATTTATAGCAAGATAGCTAATACTGTAAAAGAAGACTATTTTGATGATTTAGATAATCTAGATCCATTACACGGACTGTCCGAACAATATGTAAAGAAATATAATATTTTAGTTTATATGAAAATATTAGAAGAAATTTATAACGTAGTTTCAGAATGGCCTCAAGTTAGCTGGGATGAATATTATGAAGATGGACATCCATACACACTAAACTGGGAACTAGTAGTCAATAACTTAGCTAGAGTCTACGTTGCAGATCTTCAAGCAGAATCAGATTCTGTAACGACTGCTGAAGAATCAGCCGCAATGCCAATCGTAGTAGGAGGAACTGTATAATATGGTTAACATTGACAAAAGCCAAATGGCAAACTCTAAGTCGATAACAAATGCTATTTTTGATAGTTATTATCCAAAAAGTAAAAATTTTCCAAATGGAAAAATTGTTGTTGAAAATACAACTTTTGGCAAAAATGGAGTTTCTGGCAAAACTCTTACTAGCCGAACCATATCAGAGGCTATATCTGGAGATGTTTTATATAGGTCCCCAAAATTTGCAACTACTTTTTATAATAAATCGATTGGGAGTTCTTTAAACTCCCTAATCACCGCCGGCTCGGAATCAACTTTTGATTCAACTTCAACTCTAGTAATTGAAAATCCAGAAGGTGGTACTTATACAAATGCTGATGGAGCCACAGAGACTGCGAAGCTTAGGGGAGGTGCTGCGTTTGCTAGGATACTTGCAGAAAGTATTGTAGGGAAACAAGGCGGCAGTTCTTTTATTGAAGAAGCGGAAGGAAACCTGTACGATAATTATGTGTCTTTTGAAACCCAATCAAAAGAAGCTGGCACAGAAAATCATGGAGATACGCCACCCAATACTGATTCAGGAAATCCAAGTGCTGGAGGAAGAATGGTTATGTTAACTAATAACAGCACAGTAGAAGAACGGGCATGGCACGCTGAAAGAGCACTCGTTTTAGCCAATATAGGATACGCGGGTAATAGTAGTTATCTAAAATCTGGTTGGCCTTTTGATATTCCAAATGGATTACGTGACTTGGGAACTAAAGATGGAGGAACTGAATTCCCTCTTGTGGATCAAAGTTCAAATATCATTATAATTCCACCAGAAATTATCGACGCTGATCCGCAAACGGCGTATATTTGTCCAGCAATAATTGAATTTTTTATTTTACTAAGTACAAAAATTAAGTTTAGTGGCGGTTTTGGAATGACTAGGTGGTCAGATAGTCCAGGAAAGAACAGTATGACAGAGGGTAATACACTTTCTGCACATGGTTTTGGTAGAGCATTCGATCTTATGAACGGAACATCTCTATCCGGAACATTCTACGATCTGGAAAGCCTAAATTTAGATACATTTAGAGGCTTTATGGACATGTTCCTAACTGCTATAAACTCATTCCCCATGCATCTAATTCCAGACCTGTTAGGTTTTGATGATCGACTAAAAACTGAATATGGAGTTAGTGAGGACAAAGACGCAGACGACGCAGCGATAAAACTAAGATTTCCTAACTTAAAACACGTTAGATGGTTTCCAGACAGCGGTCATAGAAATCACCTCCATATTGCATTTTCCCCCGCAAGGTCAGGGATATACACTGGACCAGGAGGAGCTTTTACTACTGGTCCTCCAGCAACACCCGCCACAGTGCCAGGTTCAACTATTGACTTCGGCTTTGGTATAGGTATAACTCCAGGAAATATTCTTGATTCCAAATATACTAAAAGCTATAAAGTACCTAATACTGGAGAATTAAGTCAAGATGAAATTTTCCAACTTCTCGCAGGGACAATAGCTTACCCAGAATTGGCAGCTCTATTTACTGCAATAACTGCTAGAGAAGGCAATGTCGGCAGTTGGAACCCAAGAATACTTAATAGCAGAGATTATTCTTTTGGTTGTTTTCAAATTAATTTGTTAGCTCACGGAAAAAAAACATATATGACACCACTCCCAACGGTAGCAATTACAGAAGGTTGGAAATTGGCTGCAACAGCGTGGGAATATTTTGGACTGACAAACTTTGATCAATGGGAATCTTTTTTCACGAGTATAGCTAAATCTAAAGCCAATGAAAAAACTCCAGCTTATATAACGGATAGTAGAAATTCAACTAGTGATCGATTGTGGATACCGATAAATCAAGCATTCATGCTGTATAAAATGGCTAGTGGTCGAGATCCAGTTTATCCACTTCCAGCAGACCAGAAATTAGGACAAATTCCAGAAATGCAACATGTACTTCAGCCATGGGGGGATTATGGGGGCGCTCCAGGAAGCGGGGCACCTACTTATGGCCCAATTAGTAATGTTAAATGGTCAGACGCTGTAGGGGTTTATCTAAGAAATACGAATCAAACAGAAGAAACCTTAAAGGCGTGGGTAAGAAGATATTTTGCCTTTGCAGGCAATGGGGCCACATCCAGATCTGCTCCAGTAATAGAGAGATGGATGAACGGCGAAATGTTCACAGGAAGACTATGAGAGGACTAAATAAAAATGCCAGGTAATTATCCAAAATTTGATAAAAAAATACAAGATCAAATAGACAACGTATCTATGCAAAAGTCCAGGACAAGACCTGGAATTATAGTCAGTTACAATAGGGCAAGTAGTACAGCTGATGTTATCTTAGATGAACAATACTCTGAAAATATGGGAAACGTTTTAAAAAATGTACCCTGCCCATTAGTCAAAGGAGTTCAATCAGTTTCACCCACCCTAGGGACAAGATGCTTAATAGGGTTTAGAGATACAAATGAATCAAATCCATATATACTTAATTTTTTTGATGATGTTGCAACTAATAAATTTTACATAAGAAATTCTGTAGTAAATACTGGAATACCTAGATTTATGGTGCACTAATGGATATCTTAGATACTGGAGCTATGAATAGACGGAATAAACAGGAAATGAATTTTCCAGTTGAATCAGAAGTCCAAAAAAGAAAAGAATTTTCTGATAGAGAAGTTGGATTAACTCACCCTGATTTATCTAGTTTTATACGATTAAATGATCAGGGAGATATAGAGATCTTTGCTGCCCCCGGAGTTGGAATAGTCATCAGTGGTAGATCTAAGAGTATATCCTTATTCGGAGATCAAATTAGAATGCACTGTAACGAGGACGGACTTAGGTGGAATAATTATAATTTTAACTATTCTTCATCTGATTACTCGGAACCTACGTTGGTCAAACTAAACTATAAGAATATTCATTCAGCTCAAAATGGTATTTCATATTATTTAGATAGGATGAACGATTTAGAAGATCAGGAAAATCAAAAGACCATTACTATATCTGGTGACTATGGTTTTAATCAAGAGCAGATAATACCTCAGCAGACGTATACTTCGGAGGATAACTTGTCCGATTTAACTTTTGAACAAGTTGGACTGCTAGAAGCATACTCTTCCAATTATTCGAAAGAGCATATCGATCTAATGGTAAAATACATTAGAGAAGGTCTTACTTTTGACCAATCTCACCTAAGGGCATTAAGGGAAATGAATGAGTGATTTATATTTTACACTAAATGGAGACATATTAATTGGTGGCAATAAGGATATCGTTTTAACTAACTCCTCCATGCAGAGCGATGTACAACAGGCTTATATTAGGCTAATGACAGAGCCTGGAGATTTTTACATATATCCACTGTTAGGCATTGATTTATCTTTACTATATGGAATGCCCCAGTCTGCAGAAACCGGAGAATTTGGCAAAAAGCTAATTCAAACAGGATTGCAAAGAGAAGGTATTTTTAAGGGTAGAAATATTAAAATAGATTCAGTTCCTACCAGTAAGGATACTATTCGTTTTGATGTTCATATAATTTCAGATATTGATCAACCAGTAGTTCTATCTGTTAGTCAGACTTTAGGAGCATAAATGGCTATTTACGGTGTTAAAAATAAATCAGAAATCCTAGTCTCCATACTTAATGGGCTTGAAAAAAATGCTGGTATTACAGCCATTTATCCAGGCTCTATTGCTAGAGCCTTCGCAGAGTCAGTTAGTGCGGAGATATCTGATCTTTATGAGGCATTTAGATTTACTGTTTCGCAAAGTAACTTAAGTACAGCGTCTGGTAGGAATTTAGACTTAATTGGAGATCTATATGGTGTCTCAAGAAAGTCCGTTACAAATTTTGTCGCAGAAGAAAGACAATCTTTTAACGTAGAATTTTTCATAGATAAACCCCACAGCGCAGGAATAACAATACCAGCTGGTACATTATTATACAATGACGTGTCTAATTTTACCACTAAACAATATAGCTACAAATTATCTTCGACTGTTTCTATACCAGCTGGCGCTACAAGATCCTATGGTAGGGCTGAACCAAATTTCTCAGATAACTCATATGTTGCCCCTAAAAATTCGCTCACTAAACATAATTTTATTGCACCGCCAACAGTAGTTGTTTTCTCCAATAACCCCAAGGAAATTTACTCCAATATTACATCAGAGTCTGATGATAATTATCGTAGAAGAATACTAGCTTCCATGAAGACTAAGGCTCCAGGCACAGTCGAATCCGTAAGATTTGCAGCCCTTTCGGTTAAAGGAGTGAAAGACGTAAGGATACGTGAAGCCTCTTATGGAATAGGGTCATGTGACGTCATTGTAGTTCCTGAGGTTTCATCTGCGATCAAAGCTTTGCCACAAGCAATTCTAAGTGCAATCAGTGCTGTTAAGCCTGTTGGTGTCAGATTCAATGTAAGAGTAGCAGAGAAAATTAGCATTAACGTTTCAGCTACAATAACCATTCCCTCAGGTAACTCAGATACTATAATTAATGGAGTGCGAAATCAGGCAGCGATGTTTGTTAAGCGATATTTAAATTCTATGACTATTGGAAATACTGTTTCATTATCTGAAATAGAACAACAAATAAAGCTTTCTTCCGATCTTGTAAGAGGCGTCACTATTAATACATTTACAGCTGATGGCAAAGAGCTACCATTAAGAGATTTTATGCCAAATAGTATAAAAGAATACGTTACAGCTGGAAGTGTGAATATATATTCTGTTATAATAGGATCTTCTAATTATTAAAAAGGTTTTTGCATGAAGCAATATTTGTTACTTTTAAAAAGTTCTGATTTTAATAAATCTGGCAATATATGGACAACTGACTCTATAAATTTATATAGCAATAATCAGTATAAGAACTACTCATCTATAAGGTCACCATCTGGCTTAGATTTGATAGGTGATAAAACATTCGTCGGAACAGAATTGACTTCACCATCTACATTGGGTGGCCATACTCCGCTAACCTCCAACGCTATATATATGACAGACATTGGAGAAATAATATACGAAGAAGCCACTCCTAACGTTCAAAGGTTTATAGACACTTCTTCAAGAATAGATATTCTAAGTTATAGGCATATTTTTACAAATATACCAGGAACTATATCTCCCACTTTTAATATTCAGATGTATGAGTCAGATGATGAAGATGGACCGTGGCTAAAATCTTCCCTTCGTGGAGATACCAACGCTATTTTTATCAGAAATGCAAAGCCATATATAAAAGTAGAACTTGAAATATATGCTGATGAAATAAACATCAATCAACTTGGTTTAGTATTTTATTTAGAAATAGGAATTTATAATCCAATTTCTCCAGTAATATCTAATTCTGTAAGAAATATTCTTAAAAGATTTCCTTCTTGGACAGCATTATTCGAAGACTCAATGGCCGATGCTACGCCGAGTCTAGCGACCCCCAACTCAACTGGCGGTGCATTTCTAAATGCCCTAGTTGGAGAAAATTTAGATTATATATCCGGTAAGATTGATCTATATGGAATTAATGCCTATATCAATAGCGCAGATATCAATGAACTAGCATGGTGTTATGTATCATATAATGTTCCAGCTAATATCAATACAATAGTTGGCGATGATATACCGTTGAGTAGAGTTTCTTCTTTATTGGAATTCTTTAGTTCTCGATCTACAGATTATGTATTTTATTATAATGCGGTGGATCGTCAAATAATAACAATGAGAAATTTTTCAATATTAAAAGTTAATAACACCACATATGGTCAAGACCCTTTAAATATATATAATGACTTTGATGAATTTGGTGCTCGAGTCAGCCTGCCGAGACTTAATCTAGAGTCAAACTCTAATTATAGAAAAAGAATTTTAGATGTCACTAAGAACATTCCTGGTGTCTCTATGGACGCCTACAAGAAAACTCTTAGAAGAGAGTTAGACCTATGGAGAGCATACGGTTCCACGCCGGATTCTGATTATTCAGGCGCAACTCCAGAGATTTTAGAAATATCTGATATTGAATCTTCAGCAGATTATTTCTCCGAAGATGGTAAGCCACTTCCAGCCTTTAAGCAGTTAGTAGAAGAATTGAATATTAAATATCCAAGTAATTTAGGATATGTTAATTGGGGCGATGGAGTATGGGATTATGCTGGAACACTAGGTGAAGGTATAAGCCGAATTGCAGCAATTTACGATACAGATACAGATCTGCCAGCTGAGTACTATCAACCAGGTGTTGGTGATTTTGACGACGCTAAGTTAATGATAGATCCAGTTGAATCAGCAACGGTATCATTTTCTGGACATATTGAAATTGGCGGAACAAAAATAAGTAGTACGCCCTCGTATGTATATTCCCCAGTAGACATCCATTATTCTTGGTATTTAAATTATACTAGAACAGTTTCAGATTACGAAGCCCCCAGAAGAAAAGCTGGTACCGGATCCTACGCAATTGGGGATATTGGTCCTGGTGGTGGCAAGATTTTTATTACCCCATCTACGGCAGGAAACTCTACGGGTAGATATTTTGAGGTAGCTCCAGTATCAACACAAGTACAAAGAACTTGGTCTACTGGCGCGAACCAGTATTCGGCAGCTTCTGGCGCTGACGGTACAGCGATTGGTACGGGTGCACAAAATACTATTGATATTGTTGCTCAATCAGGAAATGTGGCAGCAACATCGGCCGCAGTGTATTGTAGTGAACTAGTTTCTGGCGGACAATCAGATTGGTTCTTGCCGTCGAAAGATGAACTTGCCGAAATTTATACAAACCGTGTTGCTCTTGGCGACGATTTTTCTACTTTCACCTATTGGAGTTCTTCTGAGAACGGCAACGTCTTCGCGTGGTACAAGAATTTCTCCAACGGCAATCAGTCCGCCAACATCGACAAGATGACCCCCACGATCCGCGTGCGTCCAGTGCGGTCTTTTACTGCCGTTCCGTTCGAAAGCATAGGAGTAGCAGTAGCATACGAAATTGTTATACCGCCCCACGATAACTATGCAGCAACAAATACTTTTTATACCAATCTATCTTATCTAGATAGAGATGATATGTACGTTGGAAATAGATTCTTATCTACTCACTCTGCAAGTCCAGAATTTAGTCTGATAAAAATATTTGACCAAGATGGATTAACTTTAACCGATCTTGAGTTTAGAAATAAAGTAACAAATGACGTGTATTATAATACAGAGGCTACCCCAGCATCAAATTCAATTAGTGTCTATGACGCAGCCAGCGTTAAGACTACGTATAGTGTTAGATGGAATCAGGGAACACAGTCATACGATACAATCGAAGTTGCTGGTTATAGAGCTTCTTTTAACACATCACCCATAGCATATGTATCCGACCCAAGCCCTAGCACCTCTACCACATTAACATCACCAAATATAGACTATACAAATGCAAATCTACGAATTGGATCCACTGTTTATGAAACTAAGCAAGAGGTAAAAAATTCTGATGTATTAACTTCTAATATTGTATTAAACTCCGTAAATGATATATCTGCTTCCGGCAAAGAAAATAAAATTATATCTTTTAAAGATGATTTATTAGATAAGATCATATATCCACCAGGTTCATCCCTAAACTATCTATACATAAATGCAGCTACTCCAGCAATACAAGATCTTTATCGCTCTGGATCATATTCTTCTCATGGCGGATATGCAATAGATCCATATACCCAAAACTCATACTTGGTTCCATCATCTCCAAATATTAAGTATGGATTTTATGCATCAAATAACACTTTGATAGGATCTAAAGACTATCTAACATCTGCAACAATTAACTTCTCTTCTACTACTCCTAATTATATACTCGTTGACGCTGCAACCCCTTCGTCTCATTATCCATTCGATAAGATTACTAATGATATATTCACTGCCACCACAACGCCCAATGTATTTAGTGGTTATATTGATGAAAATAATAATACTTACAATAAGATAAATGAATCAAAAAATTATTTCTATAATCAAGATAAATTTTTGCAGACTATTGATTTAAATAGAACTTCTTTTAATTTAGATTTAGAAGATATATATGATATCAATTATGTCAAACTTGCAGCAACACCGAACAGCATAGAAGCTTATGTAGATAATCCCGAGGTACTACTAGATAGCTTAAACTCCTCAATATCGTCAAGTGAAAAAACATATGTGAACGTCAATGCCAAGAGAACTAATCTAAATGAGAGTTCATATCTTACTGGATTAAATACCGGCTGGTTATATCTTGATCAAGACCAACACTATATTTATGCTAATCCAGTAACCCAAAATCATACTGGAAAGTTTTTTAATATTGAATTAACTTCTATACCTAGATTCGGTGCACCTATAATAGTAAATGTCGCCAATGATTCAGCTACACCAGCTGTTCAGTATAGAAATTTAATATTTACCGATTCAGCTACACCAGGTAAGGCAAGTTTTTATAATACTGAAAATATTCTTGGAAATAGTGGCAACTCTTTATATCTGGCATATGAAAATATATCTAAAATATCTGTAAAAGATTTATATACAGGAAAAACTTTATATAATAATTTGAGTACGGCAACTAATGTTATTTCGCCATTCTCAGAGGCTACCCCATCAGTCCAGGGTAGAGAATACGAAGTCGTATATTATGTTAATAACGCTTTTTATGTAGATAAAGATGTCTATTCCAGCGCAAAAGATTCTTACGTAGCTAACTTATACTTGTCCACTACCCCTTCAACTGTGTCACCTACTCCTTCTTATGAGATAATCTATGAATCAGATTATATGAATAACCATAACAATATAGACCTTGATATAAATCAAGTTAGTAATCCCTTAGAAGAAGGCTATGTTTACATTGATACTAATGAATATGAATATGGATCGATAGACGCCTACCTATCACCAGCACATATAACTGATTCAGCAGAAGATTTAATGTATTTATCAATAGTATCTTATGATATTAACGGAAACTTAAAACCAAATATGTCGTTTGACATTTATAGCACAGAGATTGACGCTGAAGACCCTCAAGTCCAAACAAACGATAATGGTTTTGCAACTACTATAGTTAGATACACTGGCTCCATACCTGCCACATTGGATGAAAGTTCGATATTGATTTCTGGCATTACAGATACACCAACCGCTGGATATCAAAAAGTCATACCATTTAAAATACATATGAATAATAAATTTCATTTACAGGTAAAAGCAACACCAGTAAGGTATTCGATCCAAGCTGACGGGCTAACAAATGTATCAATTGTAGGTAGGGTTTATTGGAAAAATAGACCATTTGAACACGTAATAGATCTAAATTGGATTAAGGAAAGAACTTTGTTAGACCTCTTTGACGGAACTCCCGCAGATAGTATAACAACCAATTCTGACGGCACTTTTGCAATAAACAATAATATTACTTCTGAATCGAATACCAATCCTGGTCACTGGTTCCTTAAGATTGAGATTGATGATCCAACTATAGTCAGAAACTTATTAATAAATGATGGGGAAGATTTATCACTAACTGCCGTTACTATATCTGGTGATATCGTTTATTGGAATGAAGCTTATGATAACGTGCAGTATGCTAGCGAAGGACTGCCTTTACCTGGTTCATTCATCCACAGCAAGCAGGCTGGTTCAGATCTAACTGCAACTCCTAATTTCGTGTATAAGCATTCAGATTCTTCTAGCGTTATTGCAAATGGCGCTACACCAAATTGGATTCCAGAAAAATGGGTTCCATTAAGAAAATTTGATCAATATCAATTAAAGCTATTTGGATCAACTCCAGAATATATAACAACCTTAGAGAATTCTCATCCAGATTATGAGGAACAGTAATGAAAAAGTTTGAAAATTTAACAACAGATGGCAATGAAAAGTCAGTTAAAATTGGCAAAAATATTCCCACGGAAGCTGCTGGTATATCATGGTTTTCCTCATCGAAGGTAAGCCCACGCAGCAACATCTCTATGGTTGATATATCTGGAAGTATACAAGAAAATAGAATTACAAATGAAGACGGATTAAAGGCAACCATAGTCTTTGCTGACGAGCTAGGTTTCTTAAAAAAAATAGATGGAAGTTATAACTTTCCAAGTAATGATATTACTGTTGGAAATATATTCTTAAACAGACCAACAGACACAGAAAAAATAGATATTACCAAAACGGACGCAAGTGACTTTGTTCACTATATGTACATCAGTAGATATTTTATTACTGGTCCGGCAAATATATCTTTAATATCCTTAAAGCAATATGTTCCGTTTGAATCAATTAAAGATCTTAATATAAAAGTTTTGGGTGCAGACAACAAAGAATATGTAGACCCAATAACTAATATCAAAAAATACAGAATTCTTTTAGAACCATTTAAAACTTTAAATAATTTTGCAAACAATCAATTTCCCTATAGAATTATAGTGCTTCTTGATTCAGATGAACCTAATAATTTGAAATTAGTATACGACAAAGTAGAATGCGATGACAACGCAAACATATTTAATCTAAATATAAATTATACTGAAACAATTAATGCCATTCCATACTTTTACGAAATTCCAGAAGAGTCATTTGTTATAGATGATAACTATAAAGATAAAAATAATTTTTCTATTACAAAAATAGATCATAAATATCGCACTTTAATTTCCCAAGTAAACCAACAAAGTGGATATCAAATAGTTGTACCGTCAAAAGCCATTAAAGATTATAGAAGTTTTGAAGTTTTTAACTGGCGAATGATTGCCAGGACAAGAAATAATATTAATTTTGATCAAGTTAACTATGGTTCAGAAGTAGATTCTTCTGGCACTATTGTACAAAAAACTGTTAAGGTAGGAGTTTTATATAGCTCATCAACTCAAGAAAATAATTCTACTGTTAACCCATATGTTTTTGCAAGGTTGCAAAACTCTCCGTTTAATTTGGCTAAATATACATTCGTTAATCCCAACGCAACAGGCACAGACAAAACATTGGCCTCTTATTGGAAGGTCGATATAGATTCTATTGATGATCTTAATAATTTTGATGTTTTAGCTTGGTCTCCACCAGTATCAATAACAGCAAATCAAAACGCCAAAATTCAAGAATTTCTAAGAAAAAATGGAACTTTAATTCTTGATATGAGCAGTGGGACATGCAATGCCACAGTACTAAATCCACAATTAAGCTTAAGTTCAGCAACAACTTCATCCAACTATATAGATACTGTAGATACTAATGTTTTATTAGATAATACTAAAAATGGTGGATGGACAATACAAGATGGTATCTTTGAAAAAGACAACTATGGAATATATGGATCCAATTATTCATATAGGGGAAACGCCTATAAGAACTATAAATATTTCAATAATGCAGCAACAGTAAACTCATTCCTAAATTTAGGCGCGAGTTCTACATCCACATATAGCGCAGGTGTAGTATTGGCCTATCCGAATAGTGGAGATTCATTATCTCGAGGCAATATTATTGGAACAACCTTCCCACTAATGCCATATTGCAACTCTATTTATAGCATAAATAGTCCGGAGCAAGTAGCCGATTCGAACTATGGCCCCACTGCAGCGGATCTAAGTGGAACTACATTGTATTCTGGTATCGTTGAGGGTCCTTTTAAATTATTGTACAATATAGTTTCCTACGCTTTATATTGCAGGAGTCAAGCAACTCGTTCAATAGATATCAGAAGTTCTTTATATAATTTTATTACGCAGTGGGATTCGTCATGGACTATGGATCAAAATGCGTTGTTTGATGATGAAAAAGAACAGTATTTTACACAGGTATTAATTAATAATTTAGAATCTAAATATGCTAGAGCTATTATCAATAATAATAGCTCTATATTTGATTTTTATAAATCATCCTTAAGTAGTTTTTTGCCACTTGCACAAAGGGAAATAATTCAAAGTTTATCGTCATCTAATGTTGAAATATTCATAGAGGTCACAAATCCTGATGTCATAATAAGTAATACGACAGTAGTCAATACCAGTACAAATATTAATAATGAAAATATACCTTCATCTTATTATTTATTTAAAGTAACAGATCCAAATATTAAATGTTACGCGTATACAGATAAAGTTTCGCCGCAGCTAACAATACCAAGTAATTTTGGCGCCTACGCAGTTATTGATAGTCAATATAGTACTTCTGGTACACGAAGATTAAATAATGAATTAAATGTATTAAATTCTTTTAGATCTTATCCATTTAATTTAACATCTAAATATAACTATGCTAGAGCAGTAGATAAGCCCGTAGCATTTGATGTAACTTTAAGTACTGGATTAACGGCTACATTCAGTGCCCAACTAAAATCGGTAAGATTAACCCCCACTAATCCTACCCTACCCAGTGGAGAAATAGTATCAACTAGTGCCAGCTGCATAAATTTTGAATCAGCTATTGATGATCTAAGATTCTTGAGGCCAACGGATACTTCCAATGCAAATAATGTTTTCCCATATACTGGCGATATAGATATTCATAAAGACACTAAGATATGGACATCTGATCGGACACCAACTGGTGAATATGTAAAATATATACAGTTTACCCTGGCTGCTCATGGCTCATATAAATCAGTAGTTGATGGCATCTATGGTCCACTTACTGAGGCGGCAGTAAAAAAATTCCAAATAGACAACGAGCAATTATACGAAGATGGCAAAGTTGATAGTGAAACTAAATGGTATTTAACTAAGTTTTGGAAGAATGAAGCTAATTTTGATAATTGGATAACTTGGGCTAGAGATGTAACTAAAGTTCCAGAAGTTATTAAGTACATGCAAGCAGCTCGTGCTACCGTTGTTGCGTCAGGTCTCGAAAGCAATCAAACATATAGGAAAATAACTTTTACAGGATTTGGCGGGCCAAGTGAAGCTAGAGATATTATATTCTTTGAAGTAGATACTTCAAAATTAAAGATTGTAAATTCAATAGAAATTCAAGCCGATGATAATCCACTTTGGAAAAATTTTAGTATTGTTGGGTATGGATGGTCCTCTTCTTTCGGGAAAGATATATTCAAAACAAATTTGCGTTCTATAAACGCAAATGCATTCAATCGAGATGTTGTTATTCAGATGGGCGGAATGCCAGCAGAAGACTGTAAGTACATGTGGGTGTCGGTTGTTGGAAGATCAGTTGCGTATTACGGCTATGGCGAAGGTTTTGGCATTAAGGCAATTGAAGCTTATGGAACTACCATTAAGGACGTCGATCCTGGCGATCAGACGGTTACTGTGCCTGCTCGAGAGACTCTTGTAACTGCAATAGTAGTCTCTGAAGAGACTCACAATAACGTAACAACTGCCTTGGATGCCAGCAAGACATATACTACCTCTAACCTAACTAGGAGTGCTTCTTATGTTAGTTCGATCACCTATTCTGATCCACAAATATTTGAGGGAACTAAAACTGAGACTTTTGCAAATGGTGAATATAAGCTAGATGATAATGAAACTCATACTTTTGATAATCTGATGATAAATTTTGCAAGTGCGCCAACATCAGTAACACTAAATAGTGCAGCTATCACTACAGTAACTTCTAACGGGATTACTGTTACGGGAAACCCTGTAACGTTAACAGCATCAGGTAACCAGTATAGCTTAACTACGTCAGCTACTTATTATAGTGGAAGTCAAATATTTAATATTACCAATTCTTTAGCAACTGGGTACAAACTTAGGACAATTGACGGTCGTATTTTTTCTGATTCAAGAAACTCAGTAGATGTGAATGATGGAATTTTATTGCTATGCAATCAAAGTGGATCGCCTTATGGACTACCGACCTCAGCTGAAATCAATACGCAATTAACAGGAATATCTTCAATAAATAGTGAAGAGATAGATTTAAGATACGGTTCATTTATAGTAAAAAATGAAATAGAAAACCAAGATGGATTCATTTATGGTTTTTATGATATTCTAGAAAAAGAATTTTTAGGAAATCAAATAACTTATATAGATATTCTATCTAGAGGTGTCAACAATATATTTATTGGAGTCTGCGCGATAGATGCGGACGGCAATACTCAAAATAAAAATGAATACATTGGTCCAACATTAAACACAACGTTCAAGCCAGTAAATGTTCCACTTAGAACAATAGTCCCAGTATATTCTGTCAAAACTAATTCTAATTCTGCTATTAAAGTAGGAAAAATCAATGACAATTTATCTAAGTTTGATGCGTGGCCACTGCGGTTAACTACCGGAAGTTTCTGGAAAAAGATTTCTATTTCTTCTGAACGTAAATGGACTGGATGGAAAGCGAATTATATTGATCAAGAATTAAACGCAGAGTACACAACAGTTAATGAATTTGAACCCCCCTCCTCAGAACTATTTGGTTTCGGACATCAGGACATTGTTAATGAATCTCCATTGATACTTAGCTCTAATAAAATTCAGGTAAGCTCCACGCCGATTTTAGCTTGGAATCATCCTACGAATAATAGAAATTCAATAGTTGGAATTATTAAACCTCAAATTAAAATTTACACTAGAGAATCCGTATCTTCGCAATGGGTAGAGATTGCATATTCACAAATTAGAGATATTGATTGCTATAGTGGTTTAGTAGAATTCAATAAGAATATGATACCTCAAGATTCTCAATTGGTTAAAGTTAACTACACGACAGTCAATAGGGATATTCTGCTTAATCACATAAATGGAGTGCCAATTCCATTGAATCCTGTTTTAAATTCTAATAATATTTATTATAATCAACCATTGTATATTTATGTACTTCCAAAAAATATCTATAAAAAACAAAATATTCAAAATAATACAAATAATTTAATTAAAATTGATGATTATTTATATGATTCCGCCATTAACTTCACATACGATACAGCCATTTTTGACAATAGATCGTCCGAATATGATCCGTTCGCTCTACCAATAGCAACTATTTACGTAACCAATAATCCATATAGCGTAGCGCCAGAGACTGTAGACCTAAGGTTAAAGGGTGGAGGGATAACTGTAGATAAAACAAATTATGAGTTATTAGAAGCAATTCCCGAGGTACTATCTTTCTGGGACGTCTATGCCCCATCTGGCAAAGCCTACAATAAGGGTGGGTATGTTATAATTAGAATACCAAAAGAAGTTAAAGATTATTTTGTAGACCAAAAAGAAATTTACAATATTATATCCAATAATCTAACAGCTGGTATAGCTTACGAGCTTCAAGACATGGATGGGAACAGTTGGAACTGAGATGCTGAGAAATTTACCTGACACAATTAATTCATTTTCCAGTTTCAGTAAAACTACTGTAACTTCTTTAATTAAAAACATGAAGGTTAATAAAATTGAGATTGGTTCTTTAATCAAAAGATTATCTGGTTTCACTGCCGGAAATAATTTTGCAGCAGCTTCTATTGGAAGTTTGACCACTTTAAATAAAGAAGTCTTAGTTGAGCTTTTCAGAGATTCTTCTTTGCGTTTAAACAATTTATATAATGGAGCCAATTCAGCTGGACTTGCACTAAATTCCATGATAGATGTCCTTTCTTCTGAAATAGAAAAAATTCACAAAGATATCAATGATCTAGAAATTTTTATTAACAATTACGAATATATTTCAGGTAAAGATGATTTATATAATGCTAATTATATTGAAAAATTTGATAACAGCCTATATGATTACTCTTATGACGGGTCTAACTTTACTATTCCAGATAGAGATAATGCGCCGTTTGTGAATGGTGGGAATTATTTCATAGATACTGTTAGTGGAATTCTTAAAATGGGAAATTCTTATTCTAATAAAAATATAATGAACAATATTAAATCAATTAATATAGCTTCTAACTATGCAAATTATATAACTACTGATAGTAATTTCAATAATTTATTTAATGATAATCTAAAAGATTCTTGGAATTTAACTATTAAAAGTCCAATAGTTTTAACTTCAAATATAATTAATTATTTAAAATATTTAAATTATGATTATAGTAGAATTAACGGAGCACAAACAGCTGTCGAAGTAGAGCTTGTTTCTGGGATTAACATTGATACGATAAGACTAAATCCAAACCTCGGAAACGGATTGCAACTGCTGCAGATCGTTGCTTTTAATCCGCCAAATACAAACTCATCGAATCTAAATGCGGCGGAGTCGTACAATTTATTATTGTCTACACCAAAAAATCTTGATTCAAGATTAGAAATATCTTTTGACAAAAGAATAATTAATAAATTTATATTTATCTTTAATCAATCATCTTATATCAGAACTAAACTGGCACCAATAACTTCTGAACTAAATTCAAAAAATATTCAGTCATTTATTAACGAAAGATTAAATGAAAGAAGTAAAAAATTTAGCTTAATGCAAGACTTGGTTTATTGGCATTTCAAAAGAAATAATACAGTTAATGGTTTGTCTAAAAATAAAAACGTAGAAAACGAATATTATAGCTATAGATTTCCTAAAGATCTTGATGAATATTCTAAGATGATCTCGGATGAAATATTTAAGGCAAATAATTTTGATTTAAGCGACAGAGGTAAATTATTTAATTCGCCAATATTTAAAAATCTCTTTTACAATATAGTATCTAATTTAGATACTAATTATTCTAATATGTATTCTAATTACTTTGTAGAATCATCAATAACCAAAAACCCACAACAAACACTAGCTTACCCTGGAAATATATTGCAAGGCAATAGCAATAATATGTCAGATCAAAAATATCAATTCTATACACAAGCTAGTTCGCATGGAACTGCGCAGGACGCAGTATTAGATCTTCTAACCAAGGAAGCTCCAGATTGTTATGAGTATATTTTTTCTCTAAAATCAATAGAATTTTTAGAAAGTGATTCTTTAAATGTCGCTAAGTCTTGTTTTGTCAGTAGAAAAATTCCAGTAAATGGTCAGATATTAGCAGTAAAAAGTAAAGCTGAAGTTATTAAAAGTTCAGTTAATAATGAGGCAGCAAGTTTTAATCTAAACAACTTGTTATCTTATGAACTTTCTATTTCAAATAAAGAAAGTCCTAACAATGAACTAGATTGGGTGCCTATAGCATTTAATTCTGAAACTTCAATTGATTCTGAAGTAATATTTTTTGACACTACAGATTTTTCAGCTAAATTAAGATTTAGAGCATTGAGCGGATCTCTAGTACTATTTAAAGATGGCCTTAGATGTAATACTAATCAGTACTCATTTAACGTAGTGTCAAATAAAGTTACCATTACGGATAGATCTCTTTTTGGGCCAGCAAGTATTTTCTGCGTATCGTATTCATTGGATACAGTAATGTATGATCCATATGAAATAGATTTTATTAAATATAATTTGTATGAAGATATAACAAAAAATTATGGCGATAATTCTGGCCCAGGTCAGGCTTTTGCTAAAAATGATTCGAATAGATCAATTAGTTTAGAATATACTCCATATATAAATGAGAGATATTTAAATGATGCTACGTATGGATCGACAATAGGCACTATATTCAGAAGCGCAGGAACCGGGTATAATCCTGTTAAAATATTATTGTCAGATGGAACATACGCAATAAATATGACGAATTATACCAATAGTCAATACAGCGCAAAATTCTACGATACTAATTTAACTTTATTTATTCAAAGTGGAAAAAATATTACTTTCAATAAAGTTATTAATTCCAATTTTAGAGTTTTGTATGAATATGTTCCTTATAATTTACGATTCAGATTAATTATGAGAAAGAATATCCCCAACTTAGACATCCCCGCTAAGGCTGACTCAGTTCTGTTGAAAATTAAGACAGCAACATTTGATTCGAATTATGACAGATTAACATCAGTAGCTAAGAATAGTTGACAGGAAATATTATGGCACAAGTTTCATCAAACCTAATGGCATATGATCAAATCTTTTTAAAGATTAGAGATTTTATGATCTTAGAAAAAACAAATTCTTTTAAAACAAATGAAGAAAGAATTGAAAAATACAATCAACTTTTGTCTGAAATATATCAGGGCATTTCTGGACCAATGACTAAATTTGATCCATACATAAAGGGTGAACCACCCATCTCCTCTAAAATTAATAAATTTTCTAAAGACCTAGCAAATGATATGAATGTAATTGCCGAACATGTAGATTACCTTGTCGCTAAAACAATTAATACATTCAATCTTTTTTCTACTGAGATAGAAAATGAAAAAAGATACGCCGAAAGAATAGCTTCAAAAGCAAAAATTTTACAGATGTACACCCAAAGTCCATCAAATGATGTTGTGTATTTAGGTGACTCTTTTGATAACGCAGATCAAGTAGATTTCAATAGGGTTAAGATTAATTTTAATCCACAGATATACAATGGTTCCTTTTCTTTACCTATAGTAAAAAGTCGTTTATGGTCGCCTAATCGGGTAAGCATTACTTCATCTGATGGATTTATGGGAAACAATCATCAAGTTATTAGGTCTACCAGTTCAGATGGGACATCTTCATATAGGTATATTTTTGAATCAAATCCAACAATTAGTTCTGTAGCTGGTATAATGGATTCAAATCCATTAACTTACTTTGAGTATGAAGCCTTAAATGTAGATAGGGATAGTGGTCCAGTAAATAAGAATACAGTATCGGATAATGAGTTTTCTTACGTAACTGGAACTCGATCAGATGTAACTCAGGGCGCAGGTTCTCTAACTAATTGGTCTAACTATGACTTAACTAAGCCATTAGTTCTAACCGTTGTTATGGAATCAAATGTTGCTACAAATGCAAACTCTATTGATATAGTCCCCTACTTTGGTTCGTCTAACTTCGTTAAAGTCAATCAAATTAGAATATTCAAAGAAGATGGTACCTCAGAAGACATATTGGATAAAGCCATATTTATCGGTTCATCATTTGCTCCACTAACTATTGAATCAGCACAAAACTATTTTTACAATAAAGCTACAGTTAAATTCTCTGAAAGAAAAATACTAAAAGTTGAAGTAATTTTTGAACAAGATTCAATACAAGATATAGATATTAAGCACCTATATTGGAAACCAAATTATCCTCAAGATGAAGAAACAGAAAGCCCATTTTATGGGTTAAGTAGATTTAATCCAGATGTCCTCAGTAGGGACATTTATGAAGAGGTGACATATAATAAAGATATAATAATTCCTCCTTTACATCAACCCAATAAGTTCAAGGCAAATACAAACAATCCTGGCTCGATTAAAGTAACACTTAAGAAAAAGCCAGTTGTGTATAATGCCTACATTATCACTTTTGATATTGATGGTGAAAAAGTATATTTCCAGAATTGGACTACAGATTTAAATGACCCAGATAGATACATTCAATGGAAGGAATCTCCAGATTTTGAAGCACCCCCAAATGCAGATGATCCAAGACCAGTAAAGTATTTTCAATCAGAAAGCGATGCTAATCAAGATTATCAATCTGTTATATCATTTATCAATGGTATAAAGCAACCAATAAGTACTACTGGTACCGTCAGTTCAGTCGCAGGAGCTGGCCCATGGACGGCTACCATAACTGGAATGACAGACGTACAACTTCTCGAAGTTGGAGCTTATATTACTGCAACAGATGGTACTGGAAAATTATTTGGTGGAACACCTCAGTCAGTAAGAGTGTCTGAAATTACTAGTTCAACTAGCATCAAATACACCGTTACCGGTGGAACGCCCCCAGTGCCTGGAACTGTGACAGGAATATCTAGAACTAATTTTGTTAGCATAAGTTCATCATCATTACCCACCGCTTCTGAGCTTCTTAATATCATAAATCCCGCTGTTGAATACATTACGCATACTGGTCTAGGAAGAACTTTGGAACCAGTGGTTCCAATTACAGCAGAAACAGAGATGTATAGAGCTAAAAGATTGGCCATAGGAATAAGGGATATAAGCGTTAGCTATGAGACATACGCTGATCAGGCAGAAATAGTCTCTACACCATACCTATTTGATGCCCCCGTAGAGGCAATAATGTTATCTGTTGAGACAAATATTGATAATACTTTTTCTAATAAAATAAATATTAATTATTATATTTCAGCTGATGGAAGCAACTGGATGAAAATTTCTCCAGTCCAATTAGACACCCAGGGTATAGCAGAGGTGATTGTTTTTAATAAAAATATTCCTGATTCATATCAAATTCCCGGTGTAGCATATTTGAATAGTCCTAAGGTCCCAAATATTGTTAATAAAATTTATGTTAAAATAGAAATGATAAAGAATAAAAATACAAATATAACTCCATTAATTTATTCTTACGAGTTAATAGCAAAGGTCAAAAAGTAATGAATATATCATCTATCCAAAAAAGAAAATTTTTAGGAAATATATATAAAATTTTATATTCTCAAGGAAAAAAACCTTCTGAACTAGAAATTAAAAAAGTTTTTGGAGAGTATTTTTCTATATATAAATTTGGAAATCCGATTCCATTAGACTACACAAAGCTAGACATAGTAGCTAAAACAGATGTAAATCTAATAAATGAGTTAATGGCAAATACACTTTTTAATGTTGAAGTATTATATGATTGTGTGAATGAAAATAACCAAGAAATATTTTCTATTGTTACAGCTTTAAATAATAGATTAGATAATCTTAAAAGTAAAAGAAAAATATTAGAAAATAAAATAGATGATTTAATATTTGCAAACTCAAATTCAGATGGATATTTTTATTCTTATTTAGAAGGTTTTTCTAACTTAGATACAATTGATATGGATATGACGTCCGCATATATTGATACACTATATGGCAATGTTAGTATACCTAAAATAACCAACAGTATTTCTAATGCGCTCACAACAAGTACCATAACGTCCTCAAATGCGACGTATAGTATTATGTCAAATAATCAACCCGTAGTCAATAACGTCGATGTTCAAGATTTTGAATCTGTTTTTGATGGACTTAATGATACATACTGGTCTTATACTCATAACTCCCCAGAACCATCAGTGGTCGTGATGACATTAAATATACCAATTAATACTTCATATAATTTGTCTAAAATTAGCGGATCATTATTGACATCAGCACCATGCGCGATCTATGTAACGGCAACGCCGACGGACACAAATAAGCCGGAGCAAATGAGATCACAAACCTCAAAAACAGATTATAATAGATTCTCTTTTACTATCCCAGCTGATTTTTATAGTAAAATAATGATAATTATTTATAAAACTGAACCAGATCAAATAGAAAATAATTCAATAAATCCCTATACATATAAATTTGGGATTAGAGAGTTAGTAATAAATGCAGACTACTATGATAAATCAGCAGTAATAGTTTCTGCTCCAATTTCAATTCCAGTTTCAGACAATAATAAATTGACAATCAATTCAGTTTCAATTGAAACGAAAGATCAAATATTGTCTGGAACAGATATAAAATATTACGTTGCAGCCGATACCACAAGCGCTAAACAAATTGCTGAGTTCAATTGGATACCTATCGAACCAACTTCATCGACTAACGCCACTGCACAAAAAATTGTCAACCTTAGTGGTTCAAGTGTACAATCAAGATACATAGGTGTTCCGGGTGAGGATTCAAGCTCTATTCCGATTAATCCTAATCCAGAAAATGTTAATGAGGCTAATCCAACAATTCTGCCTGGTACCGATAAAGAAGTGTACCGCATTGAGGCCGTCAATGCTAGCGATCAATTTATAGATCCATATATTTTAGCTGATTTAAATTGCTATAAGCACTATCATATAACACCTGGAAATTCAAATGTAGAATATTATAAATCTTTAAATATTTGGACAGAAAAAATAGCCATTAATGATGTTAATGAATTAAATACAGATATTGTAAAAGATCAAATTAGCAATATAGCACCAGGGATATATGGTGTAAGAGTTGGTTTAATGGAAACAAAATTATTAACAACTAAAGAATATAAAGTATCTCACAAAGTTACAAAAAGTAGAGATGATTTTAATTTAGCAATATATTTAAATGGTAATCTGATAGCTGACCTGCCGTCCGGTGTAATTTCTTCTACTATTGAATGGAACTTTATTACTGGAATTAATAATATAGTTGTCACTTATGATAAGAATTTTTCCGGACTTATTAATTTTGATTTAATGTCTAATAAAAATTTGATTGACTATGGAACTATGTTCTTGAATTATTTCTCATATTTAGATCCCATGGAATTCAAAAGAAGATCAGATATAAGCGCTAATTTATTCACAATAGCTCCCTTTTATACAAGAAGAGAAATTTTGTCTTCAAGAGAAATCTCTGGAAAATCTTTGCTTAATTACTATTCGAATGCGTTAGATACGGTTACCGCCGTAAGATATAGGGCAGATTTAATAAGGTATGAAAATCCACTTCAAACTCCTTTAATAGATTCTATTAGAGTTAAATTTAAACATAATGATAGTTGATAAGAGGAAAAATGGCTACAACTTATAATAATCCAAAAATTACCCAAAGAATTAGGGAACCACTATTTCAAGTAAATAGGGTAAGATTTAGAGGAAGTAGAGAAAGTCAATGTGAAAATTTGGAAACTAATTTTCTACAATTAGATTTAACTAGAATATTAAATGAGCTAGAATCTATAGATATAGATATTTTAAATAAATTAAGTTACCTTATCGGAGAACCTGCAGATGTCACTAATGCAGTAAATTTAAATGATGGATTAACTTACTCTATAGATGATGTAAATATTTTTATAGACAAAGATGGTTCAGTGGAAGAAGCTTTAGAAATAGATGTAATGAATAAGATCAGTTCTAAACTTTCTCGTTTACTAAATAAAATACAAAGATTAGAGAATGGCAATTAATATGGCTGACATACTTAACACTAAAAAAAGAGACTATCAATATAACGGTCCTGTCGAAAGTTCTGATTACAATGAAAGAGTAGAAGAAAATTATAAAGATTTAGTTTATCTCTATAACAAATCTAACATTATTGATAATAAATTATCCCAGGCTTTTGAAAGAGTTATTAAAGATCATAAATTCTTATCCTCAGCTGTAGAAGATCTTACCAATAGAGTAAGCGCTTTAGAGGCTACATCCAATACTATTTCGCTGCACTCCTTTAGTCAAATAGATTATTCGACTCTAGTTGGTTCCTCATTCGCTGTATCTGGAACGGAACTTCTTAGCTTTGATCCTATATATAATACCATTTCTTTACCAAAAGTTTCTAGCGGTTCATTTTCTAAATTAAAATTCACTAGCCCGACTGCCGGTCAAGTAGTGCCAGAGTTTTTTAAGGCTAAAATAGATACAAATTTTGCAGGGGTAGATGGAAACGGTGCAGTTATTGATACTACACCAATTTATAATGCTATTCTAGATGCTCCTGATAAAGTTTGGAAAAGAAATGTAATAGTTGAGTCAACATCTATGGCTGGAGCACAGATGATGCTCTATGTAAAAATACCTGCAGAAGCAGCGGGGTCGCTAAAAACTAATATGATTAAGATAAACCCCTATCCTGCTTTTGGTGTAGATCTAGTCAGCATTGAATACAGTTCTAAGCAGAATCCAGCACTAGCTGATTCTGATGGATGGACTCCCTTAAACAAAAAAGCATACTACGATGGAACTACAGAAGCCATAGGCAAAGTACCACCAGGAGGTTGGTCCACAACAGGCGCTGACACCATAAGAAATTGTCCACCCGTAGCATTCACTTTCCCAGATACTGATATAACTGCAATAAGAATCAAGTTTATTCAAAGAAATTATTTTACTGAACTCGGAAAAGCTATCTACACATATGGATTATCAGACCTGGATATCAGATATGAAAAGTTCTTATCAAGTGGCAGAACAATTATTAAGTTCACTGCACCAGACGGTGACGTTATTGAAAATGTGACTAACGTCACTCCTAAAATATACAATGTCCCCTCAAGCCTTATGAGTAGTGCCTTTAGTTATAGAGTCATCTATAACGATTCTGGCACCTACACCTTAAGTAATCCTGGCGCCTCTAACTCAGTGTGGATAGAGGTTACATTGAATATGTTAGATGATAAAACAGCCCCAACGTTAACTGATTTAATTATTAATTATGAGTAATGTTTAAAAAAGGAAATTTTTCTGTACTATAAAGTCACGTAGTTTTCATAAGGAGAAAATAAATGGCCACTTTTTACGTAGGACCTAGACCAGTTTTAAAGGGTAGAACCACTGCTGGAATGGTTAATCCATATACATCAATGACAGGAAAGGCTAAGGGCACTGGCACTTATTCTTTCTATCCGCTATATAGCACAAGCCATGTTTTAGATGGCGCTCCTGACAATCATTTTGCTCCTGGCACCGGTCAGTTCCCTGGAAACAGATTCCTGTCCCAGTTATTCAATGGTACCACTCTGTATATTCACCCACTATCTGGAACCTTCCAAGACGGCGCACAGTATGATGGTGCAAGATTCAGACCACAGGAATTCAAAGGCTTAGCTGGCGCATCTGCATTCCCTTCAACATTTGGACATGCAATCAATAGAAGCAATGACTACGCCTTATATGATAATTACATATTTGACGGTGTCCCCTCAGCTAACATTTTTGCCAACACTGGCCACGCTCAGCGTACGGAAGCGCAGGGAGCTCCCTCGTCTTTCGGGTTCTTCCAACCAAATGAATTCAAAGGTGTTCCCAGTACCGTAGTATTCACTAGTGGTTACGGTCAAGCAAATACTACTGGAGATTATGGTCGTGAAAAGGTTAAGGAATTTAACGGAGTTGCTTCCGCTAAAGCTCTCTAAAATGTTTGGCACCCCACTCATCTTAGAAAAAGATGATAAAAAAAGTGGGGCTATAGCTTGGGGCGGTTTAGCCCTTGGTATTATAGTGTATGATATATATGCTATAAAGTCCAAAAAAATCGAGACACTAACTCGAGCTTTTTGGAGGCATACAGAAAATAAAATAACAGGAAGTATATTCACAGGAGTGTGGCTAGGTTTAACTTTTCATCTTCTTATAGAGAAGCTAATTAGAAAGAATTTTTCCTAAGGTAGGTATTATGAATAAATTACAAAAAGATATTTTAGAAAGAGCTATTTGGACAGCAGCGCAAGCTTTTATAGCCGTATATACCGTAGGTGGTGTTGATGAAATCAAGTCAGCTGCCACAGCTGCGGTTGCAGCAGCAATAAGTGTTGTTAAAGGTTTGGTCGCAACAAAAATGGGCGATCCCGAAAGTGCAGCAACAATCAAATAATCCGTAATCTCACACAAGTCTCCAGTAACACATGCTATAATGATGTGTATGCAGGAAGTAAATACTATAAGCAGCCCCGCCTTAATGGCGGGGTTGTCTTATTCATGCCAGCCTTTTATACCTTTTAGTGTGTTTATCCGATTTTATGAAGGATTTTAAATGTCAATGAAAGAAATAGAAGAAGCCATTAGTAGCAATAGCCTTCCACTTTCTGTTGCAGAAAAGTACTTGAAACTGTACATAGCAGATATAAATTGGTCAGAACACATAGCTGCTCTGTGGAAAAACTCAATGAACAAATTTAGTAACGAAACTGAAGCAAAAGACCACATTAAACGAGCAGTAGCTTGCGCTACTATACTTCCTCTAGTGGAAAATACGCCCATACCAGACCCGCCTAGTAATCTATTATTTTGGTGTACTGCGTGGAAACAGTTCTACAGAGATGATTGGTTTAAGATATTTATAGATGTTCTAAAAGAAGATCTCGAAATATCTAAGAATAGAAATAAAATAATAACCCTTGGTATTGTAGAGCCAATTGATATAGCACCAATGACTAGGCAGGCTTATAACTGGCTATATGAGTCAGCAGTAAGTCATGACTGCATAAACGATAGTAATCGTGAGGATATTGAAAATAAATTTAAGAATATTGTCAAAGCCTATGGTGGAGCAGTAATATGTAATATGTTTGTAAATCATAAAGTATTTGTAAATAAAGTATTCAATTGGCGAAGTGGATACTTTTTTGAAAAGCAAATACACAAAGTGTATACATTAGATCAAATATGCAAGATAAAATCAACAGAGATAGCTAAAATAAACCCTAAATACATAAGAAAAATAGAAAATAAAATAGGAGCATAACAAATGGAAAATATTATTCTTTCAAAAGAATTCGTTAATTCATACGCAGATAAAAAAGCACCTTGGGGCTTTAATGGTTTAGGGGAAATAGTCTATCGCAGAACTTATTCAAGAGATATTGAATCCCTTGGTCGCAAAGAATACTGGCATGAAACAATCGAACGCTGTATTAACGGTGCACAAGCAATTGGGGCGAATTACACGAAAGAAGAAGCCGAAAGATTATTTGATTACATCTTTAACCTTAAGGGTATTTTTGCTGGGCGCTGCTTGTGGCAATTAGGGACACCCTTGGTGGAAAAAATGAGTGGTGTTTCTTTAGTGAACTGTTGGATGACAACAATCTCAAAGGTTGAAGATTTTCAATTCCTAATGGATCATTTAATGGTTGGCGGTGGAGTCGGTTTTACAGTCGAAAGAGCTAGCGTCCACGATTTCCCTAAAGTACAAAATGTGGGATATGTTCGCCATGAAAAAACTAACGATGCTGACTTTATTGTAGGTGATTCACGCAATGGTTGGTCAGCTCTGCTTGGTAAAGTTCTTAAGAGTTACTTTGAAACTGGAGAATCTTTTACTTATAGCACTATTCTAGTTCGTGGATATGGCGCAACTCTCAAGACATTTGGGGGAACAGCATCAGGCCCTGAAGTTCTGATTGAGGGAATTCTAAATATATGCGACATTCTTAATGCTAGAGTTGGAAAGAAAATTCGTTCCATCGATGCCCTAGATATCGCTAACATAATAGGCAAAATAGTAGTAGCTGGCTCTGCTCGCCGTTCTGCTCAAATCGCCATTGGAGATCCTGATGACTTCCTCTTCTTAAAGGCTAAGAATTGGGGCAAGGGAGATATCCCAGCTTGGCGTGCAAACTCTAATAACTCAATCTACGCAGATTCATATGACGAAATAATTGATGAATTCTGGAAGGGTTATGATGGATCTGGTGAGCCGTATGGTTTGATTAACCGTAATTTAATTCGCAAGAATGGTAGACTTGGCGAAAAGGTCAATGACAATAAAGTTATTGGAACTAATCCATGTGGAGAAATTGGCCTAGAAGACGGCGAGCCTTGTAACTTAGCTGAGATTTTCTTACCTAATATTTCTTCTAAAGAAGAACTATTTGATGTTAGTGCACTTCTCTATAAGACGCAAAAAGCTATTACAACATTGGCTTACCCATACAAAAAGAGCCGAGATGTAATTGAGCGAAATAGAAGATTAGGTCAAGGCATTACTGGCTGGCTCCAAGCCACGGAAGAACAATTGTCTTGGGTTGACGACGCTTATAAAAATCTTAAAGCTGTTGACGAAAAGTGGTCAAATGAAATTAAAATTAATAAATCAATTAAATTAACAACGGTTAAGCCTAGTGGAACATTAAGTCTTCTAGCTGGAGTTACTCCCGGCATTCATCCTGCGTACGCGCAATATTATATTCGCCGTGTACGCATGGGAAGCAATGATCCATTGGTTAATTATTGTAGAGAAAAAGGTCATAAAGTTCAATACGATATTGGGCTAGATGGCAAGGAAAATCATACAATTTGTGTAGTGGAGTTCCCATGCGAAACGCCCGAACACGCTACCCTGGCAAAGGAACTGACTGCTATAGAGCAACTAGAATGGGTAGTTCGTGCCCAAACAAGTTGGGCAGACAATAATGTAAGTGTTACGGTATATTATCGTAAAGAAGAGCTTCCCGAAATTCAAGAGTGGATGAAAAAGAACTATAAAAATAAGGTAAAGTCAGTTTCATTCCTTCTTCATAGTGATCATGGTTTTATTATGGCTCCATATGAAGAAATTACATTGGATACATATAATAAGTTAAAGTCAAAAATTAAAGATGGAATCAATTTTGCCGACTCAAGCAATATAGATTTATTAGATAACCTTGAGTGTGAAGGCGGAGCTTGTCCGATTAAGTGACAAATATCATGCCTGAAAAAGAAGACTTTGACAATGAAGATTTTGAAAAGATATTTACTGAAATTGTTAGTTCAGATGAATTAAAAGATATGTCAGATCATTTTGAAAAAGATGTAAAGCTTGGATTAAAAGAACTCCTTTTAATCCAGCAATCGCTATCAGATGCTATGAGTCATATATCTGAAGTTTTAATAAATTCAGTTGATGGAGAAGAACAATTAATAACTAATGGAGATAACATTTACAGTAGTTTATTGTCTTCACTCTATAAAATATCTGAAGACTTTAACGAATGTATGATAGAATATTACTCTGATTTAGACATAGACGATGAAGGAGATGAAAATGGAATATGATTCAGTTAATGAACCCTCCATTAAAAAAGTTTTAGACAAAGGTTATGTAAGATTAGTTGATATAATGGGTTCGGATCTTAGTGTGGCAAACGCCGCACGAGCATCTTTTGCAAAAGAATCAATTGAACTATCAGCGGCCGATGCAAGATTGATTGATTATTTAGCGAGAGAAAATCATATGTCGCCTTTCAGACATGCGTTTATGACATTTGAATTTAAGGCACCATTGATGGTTGCTCGCCAACATTGGAAGTATGTAATTGGTTCAGATCATACTATGGATTCTTGGAATGAATCTAGTAGAAGATATGTAACTTCTGAGCCTGAATTTTATATTCCCTTAAAAGAAGAGTGGAGACTGGCACCAGACAATAAGAAGCAGGGGTCTGGAGGACCTCTTGATCCCTGGACTGGAACATTGCTGTCTCAGCAATTGGAAGATTACATCCAGCAGGGTGAAGCTCTTTACAACATGGCTATGCAAAATGGTGTGGCAGCTGAACAGGCAAGATTGTTTCTCCCGGCATACGGCATGTATGTCATATACAGATGGTCATGCAGCCTACAATCAGTAGCCCTATTCCTTAACCAACGCCTTGAAGAAGACTCTCAGAAAGAGATCCAAGACTACGCCCGCGCTGTCAAAGATTTAATTATTGATAAATTTCCTGTATCGATACCTTTGTTGACTGGTGTATCATGATAGTAGATGCAATTAGAGTAATTCTATTTGTAGTATTTATTAATTGGGCATTTACGATGCATTCTATGTCTCAATCTGCAACTAATACAAAGAATAGAAAAATAATAATTGCCATATCCATACTAGCTTCAGCGATAGCAGCTATATTAGTTCTATGACAGTTACAAGAAAAGATACCCAATACATGCAGATGTGTATTTCCGTGGCTAATATTTTTTCTACTTGTGGAAAAAGAAAATATTCAGCTGTCCTAGTAGATACACAGGGGCACATAGTCGGAGTCGGATATAACGGTGGACCTAAGGGAAAGCAGCACTGTGAAGACGGTGGATGCCCTAGATTAGCTGAGAAGTCACCTAGTGGATCAAATTATGATAACTGCATAGCAGTTCACGCTGAAGCTAATGCTCTTCTCCATTCGGATTATTCTAGTAGACCAGAAAACATATATATAAATGGTCCTCCATGTTTTTCTTGCGCTAAGCTAATAGCTAATTCAACAATAAAAAATGTCTATTACATATATGATGAATCCTATAAGGATTGGGATAATGTAAAGAAATTTTTATCAGAATGTTCAATCAATGTATTCGAGGTTAATAATGCCAGCGGCTAAACTAAATTATATGGTAGTATATAAAAATCATAGTCAAGTTTACGGATGTTCATCTAAGAAAATAGCACTTGATAGCCCTCCCCCCGAAGGGATGTCATTAGAAGATAAGAACATATTTTTCGTAACATTTGAACCAGACACTGATAATATGTGTTTATACAAAGTAAGTAATGAGCAAGAAAGTAATGACAAGGAAGAAAATGAGTAAGAAGAAAATCTCAGTTAAACTAAATGTAGGCGAAACTGCAATCGTCATCAATCATGAATTAGCTATGCACATAGCCGAAACATATGATTATTTAGCAACTGAACATCAAGATGAACATTCAGATTCATTTAGGGAAATAGCAGATCACATAAGATTTCAAGCTAATGAAAATCACTATGATGAATCAGATGATGAATATGAAGAATGGTAAAATTACTTTCTTGATTAGCTCTTTTATTTTGGGTGTTTCAATTGCTAGAAATAAATCTATGAATTCTTTAAAACCCAAGAAAAAAGATCCAACTGTATATCAATATAAAAATAGATTAAAAGAGTTTTATGACTCTGATATATTGTTTGATATAGAACAAGAATTCCTATCCTTAGTAGAATTCGGATTAAGTCCTACATCCGCTTTTGATGCGGTAATTGAATTTGGAGAAATAAATTGATAGACCTCTGCGTAATTAACTACAATACAAGATCATTACTGAATAGATTTTTAGATTGCCTTCATAGCGATTTGCATGAGACTGCTAAGGTCTGGAATCTATACATAGCAGATAACGGCTCACAAGATGATAGTGTTGATTGGTTGAAATATAATTATCAAAGATATAGAATTAATAAATTCTATGATAATGACAATATAGGATACTCTGGAGCCTGCAATCAATTAGCTGGAGAAGGATCATCCGATATAATCGCACTGTTAAATGCAGACGTATGGATGACTAGTGCGTCGATGGTAAGAGCTCAACAAATTTTTGATGAGAATCCAGATATTCATATTCTTGGTCCTAAGCAAAGAGATGAAAATGGATTAATAACGCATGCGGGAATTGTTGGCACCAATACAGCTCCAGCTCATCGTGGTTGGAGACAAAGTGATTTTGACGACCAGCTCTATAAAGATAGAGTTCCATGTGTTACGGTCTCAGGCTCAGCCTACTTTATCCGCAGAGAAGTTTGGGACACATTAACAAATCATCCTAAGTATCAAGAGATGTATCCTGGAGCAACAGGCGCATTCCTCCCCACTCCCCACTATTACGAAGAGACGTGGTGTTCATATTTTGCAAGACATCTAGGCTATAATGTGGTGTATGATGGAACTGTTTCCATTGGCCATAGCTGGCACAAATCTTCACCGGTTGGTGGAGAAGCGGATTCTAAATTCAAAGAAAGTCAAGCAATATTTCGCAAAGCATGCGACTACATTGGAATAGAAAGAGATTAAAATGTCAGATAAATTAAATCCATGGATATATAACGCAGAAGTAAAAAAAGTTGTTGATGGCGATACATTTGATATTGTTATTGACTTAGGATTTGACACCCTGAAAAAGGGTAGAGTTCGTCTTTATGGAGTAAATACTCCCGAGAGTCGCACTACGAATCTCGAAGAAAAGAAAATGGGCTTAGCAGCAAAAGAATTTACTGATCAATGGTTAACAGCCGCTAGCCATAAGGTTAAGATAGAAACTATTATTGACAAGAATGAAAAGTATGGAAGAGTGCTAGCAAGAGTATGGAATCAAGCCGGAGAGTGCCTAAATGATGCTATAATAGCATCTGGTCTTGCTAGAGAATACTTTGGCGTAGGCGACAAAACATTCACCGAATTTAAAAAGGATTAAAGTGCAGACATTTCTACCATATGCAGACTTTCAAAAATCTGTAGAAGTATTAGATTATCGTCGTCTTGGAAAACAGCGCGTTGAGACATTTCAAGTTCTCAATATACTCTTAGAAAGAACACCAACAAAAGGCTGGAGAAATCATCCAGTAACACTGATGTGGACTGGTTATGAATCCGCTTTAAAGTTGTATCAGAATATGACTATCCGCGAATGGTCCCGCAGAGGATATAAGAATAATATGTCCTTTGAGGAAATAGAACCAAACTCAGTAGTCATGCCAGCATGGTTTGGCATTGATGAATTCCATAGATCACATAGATCAAATCTTCTTCGTAAAGATTTTGGATATTATTCACAATATTTTGACGAACCAAATGATTTAGAATATTATTGGCCAGGAGTATCATATGCCGCTTAAAGTATTTCTTTCAGGAGCAATCGAAGGAGTTGAAGATTATGGTCGTTTTTGGCGCAAATCAGCAACTAAAGGATTGCACCTTGCTGGATATGATGTGTTAGATCCAACTACTATTGTTGGTGAAGGCTATGAAACGCCAGAAGAAATTGTTGAGAAAAATTTGTTCATGCAACGCAGAGCAGATATTATTCTGGTAGAATATATGTTACAAGATCGCGCATATATAGGTACTGATTTTGAGTTAGCTTGGGCTAAGTTTAATAATCAGCCAGCAGTAGTCTTTTGCTGTGACTCTAATAAGAATAGAGTCTACCTAAAGTATATGGCAACAAAACTTGCATCAACAATGCAAGATGCGATAGAATATATCGCAACCAATTATCCATCAAATTAATGAAAGGTAATACCAATGTCAGATAACAAGTTCAAGTATTTCACAGTGACTACAACTTCGCTCGTGAAGGCTAACAATAAAGCAGACGCAGAGAAGATTGCAACAAGCTCAAGCAATCGTCGCTCAACTCTTGGTGAGATGCTCTACAGAGAAGTAGACACTGAGCGAATCTCGGCTGCTGAGGCTCGTGAACAGATGGTCGACTGACCTTCGTCAATAAAGTCTCTAAGTAATTATTGGACAGAAATTGAGGGGGGTAAAACCCCCTCGATTTCATTTAAAGGTAAGGAAAGAAAAATGATCATTGCACAAATGATTGGTAGAAATGAATCTTCTAGATTTTTAGAAGATGTACTACAAAGATTATCAACTCAAGTTGATAAGATAATATTCACAGACGACTGCTCTACGGATGATACTGCTGAAATAGCAGCAAAATACGCTGAAGTTTTTCAAACCCCTGAACAATTATTTAATGTTCATGAAGGAAAATTGAGAGCATTTGCGTGGGGCAATTTAGAAAAGTTTGCCAGTGTTGGAGATTGGGTCGTAGCTATTGACTGCGATGAAAAACTTTATCACTCGGATGACGCGTCAATTAGGGACGTTTTGAATACATCTCCTTTTGATGTAGTTAATGTGCGCTTCTATCATATGTGGAACGAAACTCAATATAGAGTTGACAAATTATGGACACCAAATAATAGTACTAGAATATTTAGGTATGTGGAAAATGGTGGATTCAAAAATAGGCAACTAGCCTGCGGATCTGAACCTACATATGTAGCAGACATGATCGCTAGAAAAAACTATTGGGTAGACTCTAAGCTCATAATGCAACATTTAGGTTACATTAGAGATGAAGATAAGATCTCTAAGCATCAGCGATATTCACAATTAGACGGTGGAGCTTTCCATCAATTAGACCATATCAATTCAATCATAGATGAAAAACCAGTTCTAATAAACTGGGGATCATTTGGAATTTAATAGGAGATAAAATGACATTTCTTAATCCAACAGATTCACTAAAAAATCTTACTCTAGCAATGGGTAAAAAAGAAAAATTTAGTTATATCAATGTTCCTAAGTCATCTATAGTTGCCCTAAGCAAAAATAGCGAGAATCCATTTCCAGCTAATTTTGCTAAAAATATTATTTCTTCATTAAAGAATAATGATAAGAAAATCATGAAAGCAATCTCACATACTTTAGTTTCTGATATTGAAAATGGAAGACACTTTAAGATTGGATTGAATAAGAATTTTGAGTATTACTACTCAAACGTATTCGAATACTTTTATCTAAATAACAAAGATGCGTATAATTCAGTAATTGATTTCTATATTAGAAATACTCCAAAAGTTATTGTTACACTTCATGATAAGAAACTAGCTCAACGCCACTTTGGATTTGATACTCATATCATAAATATTCCCTACAATAATTACCATGAAAAGCTAGATAGCGTTTACGCTCAATTAGCCGAAATGGAAAAGGAAGTAGATTACTGCCTTTTGGATTGTGGTGTTTTTGGTTTAGCTTTGATGAATAAGATGTGGGATAATTTAAACATGTCCATAATTGATACTGGTAAAACTTTGTCATTGAGCAAGGCTGCATTTCATAACAGTACTAATGAAAGATAATTATAAAAAAATACAAGATGATGATATTGAATTCTTAATAGATCTTTTATTTGATACTAATTATTCAATAAATCAAATAGCAAAAGAACTTGACGTTCCAATATCTGAGATAAATAAAAAGATTAATTATCTTGGATTAAATTGGTTAAAAGATTCTAAAAAGAAAATGTCACGTGGTCAAACTGCTCTGACAATGATAATGAAGAAACTTTTGCCAGGAGAAGACGTAGTTAATGAATTTCATATTGGCGAGAAACTTCGACTAGATGTCTATTGCCCCTCGTATGGAATAGCTGCTGAATATCATGGCCGTCAACACTTCTTTTATACATCTAGATTTTTTGAATCAAAATATGAATTTGAAGAAGCGCAAAGAAGAGATATCATTAAGGCACAGTGGTGCAAGGATAATGGAATTGCGTTAATTGTTTTCCGCTATAATGACTCTTTAACTGAGAGCAGCGTGTATAATAGGATGCTGGAAGCTATTAGAAATAGTCCAGATAGCAAGAAAGATAATAATAAAGCAAGTATTACAACTTCTAATTATTATCAAGAAATGAAAAAGAAAAATTCAGAGTATAAAAAGAATCTTTACCGCAAACTAAAAGGCTCTAAAAATTGATGGCACTTGAAGATATAGAAGAATCACAAGAAACTCCACTAGAATACCAGGCATTCGCACTCTGCTTGAAAGAGCAAGGTGCGATATCCTATTTTGACGAGAATCTTTCACAAGATATAGTTGGTATGATTCATGGGGAAAAAGGAATCCATGAATTTTATGGTGCGCTCCTTGGTTTTTATCGAGCAACTAATTTAGACATAGTTGATCCAATAGCTTTTAAGTCATGGCTGTCTAGCGAGACAGATATCTATGACGCACTTGGCGGTTCTTCTGGCGTAGGTATAATGATAGATTATATTCTTAGTCTGGATTCTTCTACAAAAGAATCAGTTGTTGAATTAATAAAGCATAAAGCAAATAAGCGTAAACAAATTCTTAATCTTCAAGAACTTCAAATACTTATTAACAAAAAAGGTTTGAAATCACAAGAAGATATTAATCGAATTAATGATTTGACATCCTTAATTAAGGATCTTGAAAATCAAATTAAGTACGACCCCTTTAGTAAATTGACTACAGCTAATGACATTCTAAATAGAGCTGATCGTTTGCTGGACATACCTGATTTTGTGCCAACGCAATTTAAAGCCCTCAATAGGGCTATGGGGTACACAGATGAGGGTGGATTCTTTAAGGGCGCTGTACACGCAATTATCGCACCCTCAGGCAAGGGTAAGAGTACCTTTGCTAAGTGCCTAGCTAATAATTGGCTGGATACTGGCTATAGAGTTTTATATGTAAACTTTGAAGAAGCCTTAGGTCACTGGGAGAGAATTCTTATGACCCAAATCATTGGTGAAAATGTTTATTCAGAAGCTCATAAATGGAGCGAAGAAAAGAAACAGTTTTATTTGGCTAAATTTAAATCAAAACTTGAAGAGTGGGGGGATAGATTGATGGTCCGCCATGATCCTGAAACTCCATATTTTGAAGATCTTGAATTTTGGTTAAGAGATTTGATAGGTCATACTGGAGACATGCCAGACGTAGTTATCATTGACACTATCCAATCTATGTTTACTCGTGGCAGTGGCAAAGGTAAGCCAAGATGGGGCGAGTTTGAAGAAATGATGGTTAGATTAGAAAAGCTTGCTAGAGATATGAACTGCGCCATGATCATCACAGCTCAAGAAAACTCAAACAGAATGAAAGAAAAAAGAGAAGTTGTTCAGCAGTCAGATACAGGTGGATCTTTGGCCATCCAGCAAAAGTGCGCAGTTACAATTTTCATCACAGAAAAACGTTTGGCTTCAAATGATGAAACAGAAGATGAAAATATAATGCAGCTTCAAATACCTAAGAACAGAATTACTGGTTCTGCATTTATGTATGATCCACCTTTAGTGAGATATAACGATGCAAAAAAAATCTATGAAGATTATGAAGTCATTAGTGATCAATCATACTCAGAGTCAACAGATCTTCAAGAACTATTAAGTGGAGAAGGTTTTGACTAATGCTAGAATTAAACGTAGAAGCAATTAAAGATTTTCAAACTTGTGAAAGATTATACGATTTTAGATATCGTGATAAACTTCCTGAAAAAGTATATTCAAGAGATATTTACACTGCTAAATTTGAATCAACTATTAAGAATATTATCTATTTCTTTTGGTTCAAAAAACAAGCAGGCATTAGTCCGTCCTATGCCTCGCTGTTAAATAGGTGGGAAAAATTATGGTTCCCAAAGAATGTAGATCATTACGATATAGCTACCGAACAACACGAGAGCATGTATGGAAATATGGCTAGCTTGACCACAAAGGCAGCAAGCATACTACTTACATTTCACGAAACTTATTCAGACGTAGATATGATTCCTCTAGCTATATCCGAAGAGTATATAGCAATTATCAACAAAGAAATTAAGATAGTAGACAAATTTGATTTAATAATTAGAAAAGATAATAAAAATTATGTAACAAAACTTCTTTTTAATTATAAGACTAATCATAGACACATGTATCAAGTTGATTTCTCTGCTATGTATATGGGATTTAAACTTCGTCATCCAAGTCGAGTTAATGAAACTAACTTTGGTTATATTGATCTAATGTCAAATAGTTTAGATTTTATAGAATATGAAATTAGTACAGAAGACATTGACTCTTTGGAATACTGGTGTGATACAATGTGTCATAAGGAAACTTTTGTCCCAAGAAGAGGATTAACAGCTTACTGCAAAAAGTGTCCGCACGATGACGCATGTTCTAAATGGATTGGATGGAAATAATGGGTAAGAGTATTTTAGATGATATTCTGAAAGAAGATACAAGTAATCAAATTACTCAAGAAGATGAATACTTGGCTCCCTTATTAGGAGAAATTGGACAGATAGATGATGAAGGAATCAAATCATTTGTCAGATCACTTTTGCTAAAAGCTAGTACATTTTGGGAAATACCATCTAGTTTTTCCGGGAGATATCATCCACCGGATGAACATGGCCCTGGTGGGAATGTGCTACATACTAAAAGAGTTGTTAGAGTTGCAGAAGTGATATCAGACTCCTATGCATTAAGCATAGAGGAAAGAGATCTTATAATTGCAGCATGCCTGCTACATGATATTACTAAGGGTATTCCATCTGAAGAAGTCGGGATGTTTCAGTATGATCCAATGCACCCCTACACTGTTAATAAATTTGTATCAGACTGCATTCGATATGATAAGGAATATGCCAATGACAGTCATTCATCTACGTTGTTTATTTCTGAAGAAAATGTGCAAAGCATCTTGAGACTAGTGAGATGTCATTTGGGTCCATGGTCACCAGTTCCAGAAACATATCCGATAACTTATATGGATTATATTGTGCATTTAGCTGACAATATAGCTAGTAAAGTGCATGTTATAATCGAGGATAGTCAATTGATTAATGACAGATGGACAAATGAATAGCAGAATATCAAAGAGAATTTATATTATTTCTATACTAGAAGACATAATTAAAGAATCAGTCTACTATAGAAATAATTCATTTAATTTGAAAAAAGAAAATCGTATTGTAATCGCCAGTATTTCCGATAAAGAGTCTAAGGCAAAGATACTATGATAATCCCAAATGATCCAGATAAATTTTTGTCATCTTGGAAATACCTAGAGACAGCAAAGTATGTGCAAAGCTTGGGTAGAGTTATTCGTCAAAAAGACGGAGACAATACTCTATTTATAGAAGCAAAGGATAAAGAATTTTTTCGTCAACAGAATGGAAATATTGGCCTCTATACTTCTATCTGGCATTATAATTCCACTGATCTAGATAAAGCTATTAGATTAGGATCATTATATTTTGATATAGACAACAAAGATCCACATGAATCATATATTGATTGCATGAAGTTATATAATTATCTTATTAATTATATTCCAAAGTCTGCTGTACTGGTATATTTTACTGGTAAAAAAGGCTTTCATATAGAATGTGAAGCCATTACTCTAGGCATTAATCCATCCAATAATCTTCCTAATATTTTTAGATTCATAGCTTCAACTCTAAAAGATAAACTCAAGTTAGAATCACTAGATTTCAGTGTGTATGATGCTAGAAGAATGTGGCGCCTAGAAGGCAGTAAGCATCAAGATACAAATCTATATAAAAATTTAATACCAGAAGATACTCTCTCTCAGGGTATGGATAGAATAACTGATTATTGCACAGTGCCCTCTCCCAATGAAGTATCAGAACAGAACTTCAATGCCAAGGCCAATGAATGGTTTAGAGAATTTACCTATAATATGGAAATAGAAAAAGAAAAATCAAAAGATTTTATGGGCTATTTCAATAAGTATGGATCAACTGCATTTAAACAAGTGGATGTTAAAGAAAAAGAATTCACTCCTGACAAATTACTAAAAAGCTGTACATCAATAGCTAGACTCCAACAACAAGCTATTGAAAAAAAATATCTAGAACATGAGGCAAGACTATTCCTATGTTCAATTTTAACTTATAATGAAGAATCAATAAAATTTCTTCATGGTATCTTAAGTAATTGTTCAGACTATAATGTTGAAAAAACTAATAGTCATGTAAACGATTGGATAAAAAGAAGAGAATTGGGAATCGGCGGAAGACCATACACATGCGAAAGAGCTAATTCTGCGGGTGTTGGATGTGGAGAATGTTCGCTAGAGAAAAAAAATAAATGGGTAAAGATAGGGGACAAGTATGTTGAAACACAAGAGCAGTCTTCTCCATCTCCAGTGCGTTTTGCTTATAAACTAATGGATAAAGGAGGTGAACATGCCTGAGATAGAAGATACAGATGATGTTATTGGCGTCTGCTCTGAATGTAAATCAGATCAGCCCGAAAGATATATGTACAATAGTCCCTTCGCTCAAGAAGGTAAGCCAGTACCGTGCAAGTATTGCGGTGGAGTGGTAATTATTACATATCGCGAAGTAAGAGATAGCTCTTTAGAAGGTTCAGACAAGAGTAGAGGAATTTAATGAAGAATTGGACTAACCTCCATAACCATACAGTCTTTTCAATGTTAGACGGTCACGGCGACATAGAGCAGTACTTAACTAGAGCTAAATCCTTAGGAATGAAAGGCTTAGCTACTACTGATCACGGAAATATACATTCGTGGTTAGACTTCTATGACGCTGGAACTTCTATTGGGGTTAAGCCAATTCTTGGTTCAGAGTTCTATCAAGCTAGAAAAACTAGATTTGATAGAGATCCTGAAGAAAGATCAGGACCATCACAAAATGAATGGGAGCAAAGAGGTCCTTATCATATAACTATTCTAGCCAAAAACAAAGTTGGTTATAATAATATTATTAAAATATCTTCTAGATCTTTCCTAGAAGGTTATTACGTAAAGCCACGCATTGATCATGATTTAATAGCAGAACATTCCGAAGGAATTATTGTTCTCTCTGGCTGTTTAAACAGTGAAGTTTGCCAAGCATTGCTGAGAGATGATTATGCTTTTGCTCTTGCATCAGCAAAAAAAATGCAAGATATTGTTGGCAAGGAAAACTACTTTATTGAAGTTCAAGATCATGGTCTTGGAGAACAGAAAAAAGTATTTAATCAACTAGTGCAAATAGCAGAAACTATCGGCGCAAAAGTGGTCCCAAGTGGCGATTGCCATTATGTCCACAAGAGTGATGCGAGATCCCATGACATTATGTTATGCGTAGCAACTAACGCAAATATACACACTCCAAATAGATTTTCATTTACTGGAGAAGAGTTTTATCTTCAATCGTATGATGAAATGTCATCTAAATTTAATCCAGACTGGTTAAAAAATAGCATGGATGTTTGTGACATGATTGATCTAAATCTTTCTTTTGGTGACATTCACTTCCCAGACTTCCCTATTCCAACTCTAGAAGCACCCATGGACTACTTTGATAGGTTAGCTTGGAGCGGCTTGAAGGAAAGATATGGTGACCCTCTACCTCCTCATATAGTGGATAGAGCTAATCACGAAATACGTGTCGTAAAAGAAATGGGATTTACTGAGTATTTCTTAGTCGTATCGGATCTAGTAAATTGGGCTAAGAATAATAATGTCAGAGTTGGTTGGGGAAGAGGTTCCGCAGCAGGCAGCATTCTCTCTTACGCATTTAAAATTACAAATCTAGATCCAATTAAATTCGGATTAATGTTTGAACGATTTCTTGTTGAAGGTAGAAAATCAATGCCTGACATTGACCTTGACTTTGATGATAGATATCGTGATGAAGTAATCAACTATGCCAGAACTAAATATGGATCTGACCACGTTGCCCATATCTGTACGTTCAATAAGACGGGTGCCAGACAATCTATTCGAGACGCCGCCAGAGCCCTAGGTTATGATTTTGCTGGAGGAGACGTAGTGGCCAAACTTGTTCCTCCGCCAGTATTAGGTATCTCAAAAAACCTTTCAGAGTGCATGGAGGTTGAAGAATTTAAGCAGCTATATGATAAAGACTCAGACGCTAAGACTATTGTAGACACAGCATTCGGTCTAGAGGGCCTGGTGAGACAGACTGGCATACATGCTGCTGGTATAGTCATATCTAGAGATGCACTAACCGAATATCTCCCCATCATGCGAAAGGGTGTAGATAATCCAATCATTACACAATGGGATATGGGTAGGGTTGAGCAGTGTGGTCTTTTGAAAATTGACTTTCTTGGATTAAGAAACCTTGGGGTTATTGATTCCTGTATTAAGTTAGTGCATAAGCGCAAAGGTGAACTTATTGATGTTGATAAAATTCCGCTTGACGACGCAAAAACTTATGATGAGTTATGTAAAGGTAACTGTGCTGGAGTCTTTCAACTTGAATCATCAGGGATGAGACAGCTTATGATGCAGCTACAGCCACGCAATGTAGAAGATATCATGGCATTAATTTCATTATATAGACCAGGTCCAATGGGCTCTGGAATGGATAAGGAATATATTGATCGCAAACACGGTCGTAGTCAAATCAAATACGAACACCCCAAGTTAGCTAAGGTGTTGGCACCATCTCTGGGAATCATGCTGTATCAGGAAGACGTCTTAGGAGTAGCTAGAGAGCTGGCAGGATTTACCTCCGCAGAAGCTGATGATTTAAGAAAAGTTATTGGTAAAAAATTAATGGAAAAAATTGCCAAGATGCGCTCCCTGTTCGTGCAGGGGTGCATGCAGACGTCTGATATGTCAGAAACTTTAGCTAATAAAATTTTCTCTGATATTGAATACTTTGGTGGTTATGGATTCAACAGAGCACACGCCGCAAGCTATGCAATGATCAGTTACGTTACAGCTTATCTTAAATCAAATCATCCAACAGAATATATGGCAGGGCTTATGTCATCAGTAGTTGGCAATAAAGAGAAGCAAGCATTTTACTTAGCGGACTGTAGAAAATTAAATATAGAA